CTTAAACAACAAGAACAATTATATTATCATTTTACAAATACCATTTCATACTCCAAATAGTAATACAAAAACTTTTTCTTTTTTACATGTATATTGTTTAATTGACCGGGTGAAGTAGTAGAGTAATAATAAACTAAAGATTCACTTAAGGTTACTAATTAAAGAAAGGAAGAATGATTATGCCAAAGAAGTTTAAGGATGACAAGTACAAAATTATCCATCGTGATTTGGATAAGATCAAAGCGAGACCTACGATGTATGTGTCTGCACTTGGTGAAGCAGGAGTACTTCATCTGTGTAAGGAGATTATCGACAACAATCGTGATGAAGTGACAAAAGCAGAATCTCCCGGAAATGAAATATTCATCGATATCGCAGATAAGTATTTGATGACCCGTGATAATGGTAGAGGTATTCCAACAGATATTCTCAGAGAAGTATTAGAGACTCTCCAAGCCGGATCCAACATGACAAGAACGGGTGGAGCAACAAGTGGGGAAAACGGTGTGGGGTCAAGTTGTGTGTTAGCACTCTCTTCTGTATATGAGGTCATGACGATTCGTCCACAGGAGAAAAAGAAGTTGACGCTTCGTTATCAGGATGCAGAATTGGTCGATGAGAAGTTGGAAGATTATGATGGAAATGATCACGGATTGTTTGTCAAGTTTACTCCATCGAAAAAGATTATGGGTACTGACAAGATTCCTGTGGAAGATTTGGTGAAGTGGATTCATGATTTTGATTATACCTTGCCGAGATCTGTTAATCTCACATACAAAGTTCGTGGAAAGCAATATCGTGTGAATCACAAATGGTTACGTGAGTTCTTTGATATCGATATACCTAAGGATCAGCGTATGAGTGATATTGTTACAGGGACATTCACAGGTGAGATGGATGAAGTATTAGAGGGAACTCCGATGCATCGAACTTTTGAAGTAGAGGTTGCAATTATGTATGCCTCCGGGGATTATCATGGTGATGACATTCGTCAGTCATGGATGAATATGATCCACACTCCTCAGAATGGTTCTCATGTTGATGCTGTGTTAAGAGCTTTCACCAACTTCATCCAAGGAGAATGTGCCAATAAGAACAAGAAGCTTATGAATGAAGATATTCGTAAAGATGTATTATCCCATCTTCAGTTGGTTGTGAAAGCACAGTGTAATGTTGCTCACATGTTTTCTGCACAATCTAAGCATGCTGTATTAAATAATGATTTACGAAAAGCAATTGAAGCGGCTTGTTTTGAATGGTTGAAGAAACAACCCAGTGGAACATTCTCTTCGTTGATCGAAGCTGTATTGGGAAATCATCGTGCTCGTATTGCAGGTGAACAAGCTCGTGACATCTCAAAGGCAACTCGTGTCAAGAAGCAATGGACAACCACTGACAAGTATATTCCGTGTTCTTCCATCAAGACTGATATGCCAAAGGAGCTCTTCTTGGTTGAGGGAGATTCTGCAGGTGGCGGATTAAATGGTGCACGTTTCCCATTCCAAGCAATTCTCAAATCTCGTGGTAAGAACTTAAATGCTTACGAATTGGATCCTGTTAAGGTTCTCAATTCAGATTCATGGAAAAATCTCATTCCGATTCTTGGATGTGGTGTTGGTTCAACATTTGATTTGAAGAAGTTGAAGTTTGATAAAGTCATTATTGCAACGGATGCGGATATTGATGGCTATCACATTCGAACAGAACATCTTGTATTCTTCAAACGTTTCCTTCCACAGATCATTGAAGCTGGGAAGTTGTATATTGCGGAACCACCGTTGTATCAGTTGACTCGTGGTAAGGATGTATCGTATGTTGCAACACAAACGGAATACATCCAAGCGTGTATTGATTCAATCGGTGATCTTCATATTGGATTCCCCACAAAAGACCCGAATGAAATCAAAGAGTTTGATATCCGGGAATTTGTATCTGAAGCATTTGATTATCTCAATATTCTTAGAAAATGCTCCATTCAGAGATCCGTAAATCGTTATCTGCTGGAACACATTGCTTGGGGATTTGTGGAGTATGGACATGCGAATGATTTGATTGATCATATTGATGAATGGCTCAGACATGTTGCTCCGATATATAAGGAGATTGGATTCAACCACGATACTAACCAAGTTACAGCAACAATCGATTTGATTGATCAGTTCGTATTGATTGATGAAGATTTGGAAAAAGCATTATTTGATATAATTAATATTCAGAAGAAGTATGGTATTCTCATCCGTTATTCATCAACGAGTCTTCGTGCGGCAAACCAATCGGAGTTATCACACTTCTTCGAATTTATTGAGGATCGTTATCCGAATATCACCGGTCGTTACAAAGGCCTTGGATCATCGGATGCTGACGTATTGAGATCTGTCGTAATGGATCCTCGTACTCGTCGTTTGATTCGTGTCACTGCAGATGATGTTATGACAATGGAAAAGATGGGTGCTTTAGTAGGTAAAGGTAAAGACAATATTCTCCAAAGAAAAGAGATGCTGATGAACTTCAAATTTACTGCGGCGGATATTGATAATTGATAACTAAAGAAAGAAAGGTAGGAAGAATGGCTTATGAATTTTAACACAAAGACTGATGTGAATGAATCACGTTTTCCCGACATTCGCAAGTATCAGGAGATTACTTCTCCTGATACGATTTACGAGTTACTCGGAGATGTGATTGTTCTGGATCGTTATCGTCACCAAGACGATTATGCGACATTGTATGAACGTGTGATTGATGTTGCTGTTTGCTGTTGGAATGTTCATGTGAACCCAAAGAATCCCGATAGTGATGTTCTTCAACATACCCCGATTCGTTTCAAGGTAAAGATTGATGACACACAGACGTATGCAATCCCGTTGAATCGTTTTATGATTTCAATGGCATTTATCCGTACGATCCTTCCGTATATTGACAAGGTGGATATTAATGATTTCATTCTCCATAAGTTCATGTCCGAGAAAGATCGTGTGCAGATTCAGAATAATATCGTTGATGTATTGCGTGGAAATGGATTGACCATCCAACAGATTCAGGAAATCATTGCAAGAATGTCATTGGATTTGAAAGAACAGACACTTGTGTTTGGTCAAGCAGATATGCAAATCTTTTGTGCGGAAAACTTGTTCTTGGATCATTATATGGAATCCGAAGTTGTTCGTGAAATCAACAACACTGAGTATACTTCCGATATGCAGACTGCGGAGATTGTGGAAGAGAATGCTCGTCGTTATAAGATTCTCGAGAAAGAAATGATTGCTCGTGGTAATCCGTTCTTTATCGATTCCAAGTATGCAAAGATTGTGAAACCGAAGCAGATGGAAGAGTTGTATATCAACTTCTCACAGATTCCGGATGGAAAAGAAATCGTTCCGGTTATTATGAACGGAAATGGTTTCAAAGCAGGTTATCATGATTTGGATGTTTTCTATGGTGGAGCAATTGCTGCGAAAGTTCCAGACTTGATGAATGATAGATGGATGGGTGACGCAGGATACTTCAACAGAAACTTGATGATTCTCACATACGGTACAATCTCTAAGACAGTTTATGATTGTGGATCACGTAACTTAATCCCGATGACAATTGATGAGACAGCATTGCGAATGATGAATGGCCGTTTCTATCAGAGAACAAGACATGATGGTATTCTTCGTGTGTTACACAAAGATGATCGTAGTCTGTTGGGAAAAAGATTGTGGTTCCGTTCTCCATGCACATGTAACTTGAATGAGGATTGCTGTCATGTTTGCTATGGAACAATTGCATTACAAGTTGGACAACTTGAGGGTGGATTCATCTATACGACAGAACTGATGACATCTCGTGTATCTCAGAACATCTTGTCTGCAAAACATCTGTTGAAGACTGATGCGGAAAAGATTGACTTCTCCGAGAACTTTGAGAAATGGTTTACTCTCAATTCTTCTACGGTATATCCCAACGATGAAAAGAAGTTTGACATCTATTTGAGAGCTGACTATTATGAAGATATTTCTGATTCGTTGACATTCTATTGTGGTAAGGATATGGAAGAAGTTCGTATTGGACATTATTCCGATATCGTGGTTCCAGATGATGTATTGTCCAAGATGAAGAAAGTTGAGATTAACGATGTAGAATATCTGAAGATTTCATCATTCAAGGTTATCGAGGGTGGTGGAGAACTTTGTAACATCACACCGATTAATATCTCCATCATTGCTCGTTATATGAACATTATGAAATTCTTCACCTCTCATGCATCTAAGATGGATAGTATCGAAGAGGCTGTTGTCACATTGATGAGATTGTTGGATGGTTTAATTCCCATCTTCTCTGTTCATGGTGAGATTATTATTGGACATTTGTTGAGAAATCCAGAAGACAAAGTTCGTAGACCCAACTGGTTGAATGAAGGTGAGCCATACCAGATTCTCCCGTTGAAGACGGCTTTGGGTGCATCTGAATCTGCAACAACTTCGTTGGCCTTTGAACGTGCAGGAAATCAGTTACTTCAATCCATCTTTGATTTGAGAAATGAGATTAACCGTGTTGGTGTTCGTGCATTCTCGGATTACTTGTTTGGAGAATCGACTTTGTAAGAAAGGAGTGAAATTATGTCATATTCGATTGGACCGATTGTTGGGTCTTATATGAAACCTAAGTATCGTGTGATTACCAATGTGCTCGGAATGGATTATCCTTCCGAGCAACCGTTGGACATTTATCTCGATTTAAACACTTTGGTGAATGTATTATCATCTGCATCTAAGTTTATGAATTCATTACCATTCTCTGATAATGCGGAAAAGGATATTGTTAGCAGCATCTTATCAGCAGTCAAACATTGGAAAGATTATTCACGTAAATTAACTGATGTGAGAATCTTTTTGATTGTGAATGATTTTGAGATGAGACCTCTTCCTGAGCAAGATATCATGCACGCCTATCTCAATCAGTATGTGAATAAGTTTAGGCAAGATCGATATTCACAGATGGTGTATTATTGGACAGAGGCAATGAAAAAGATTGAAGTGGTATTAAAGTATATTCCAAAGAGTTATTTAATCCGAACGAACTTCCTTGATTCTTATGTCGTACCAAACATTATATCCGAGCAAACTCGTACGAAGTTAATTGTAACGGGTAATTCATTATTCACATCTTATCAGTATATCCCAAACTCCAAAGTGATTTATTCCAGATATTCTCGTAATGGAACATCACAATTGACAGATCCAGTGATGGTGTGTCGAGCTATCTCGAAGATTGATGAAGATATCATGGAGACCTTCTGTAGTAATCGTGTATTCTATAATGTGTTCCAATGTATCATCGGTGATACCAATCGTGGAATTATTGGAATGCCGCAGATTGGTATCTCCAACTTTGCATTGAATATGATGAGAGCTTTAGATCAACACAAGATTCCAAGTGACCCGAAATCCATTGAATCGGTATTACCCGTGATTGATGAGTGCCATCACGATTACATTCGTCAATCTTACCAATTGATTGATGTGGATCTTCATACCAAATTAATTCCTCCATCATTGATTGAAAAGACCAAAGGAATGTTAATTGACTTATTAGATATTGACGGATTGCAAAAATTGAATATTGATGGATTAAACTTATTAGAATTATTATAAAGGAATGATGTTATGAAAGTTTTGAATATCACATCACTTCCCACAATGTCGAATGATAACCAGTTTGAAGTCTTTCAGTATATGCTTCGGAACAACATCCGTTCCGAAGCAATCTATAATCAGCATTTCATTTCCATAGAGATATTGATTGAAGATAACAAAGAATTGATTGATGTTTATTATCGATTATTTTGGGAAGCAAATTATTTGAATTTACGTGAACATTCGAAATTGACAAAGACTGTTGATGATTTCAAATTCGAAATGAATATCACAATTGGTGAAGCATTGGATATTTTGTATGATGCTACACCACCGCTTCTTCGAGAGCAGTTACCGAACTCCACAAAAGAATTGGAAGACATTGTGCTGTTGCTGAAAACCTTTTTAATGGAAGATGATCCTCAACAGATTACTTATATTGGAATTATGAGACAGCATACGAAGTTCCAGATATTTGAAAAAGGAACATCGTTTACAACAGACAAAATTTCATTAATTCGTAGAAGTGTTCCATCGGGTGTCATTTGCCATGTGATGCAATCCGATATATCTATCAAAAGTTTAATGGATAATTCATTCATGGAAGGATTGGTATTGTTTCATTGTAACAATTCTTCTGAGTTGTTTGAGTTGTCTGATGTGCTTCGGAAATTCAACTTCACCGTGTTAGATGTTACGAAGTCAATGAGTGGAACATATGTGTTGGTGAATGGCACAATGTATTTCGGTGAAATTGTTCAACGTAGTTATGAACCGTTTATGAAGTAATGCAATTGGCGGGATTTTTCCCGCCAATTGTATATATAATATTAATATGTAATCCGTATGGGTTATGAATTTTATTTAATGAAAGGAAGATCCCAATGAAAAAGAAAAAGAAATTTGAAACCCCGTCCTTCACTAAGATGGTGATTGAAACTGTGTCTGCCGCAATCATGGCAGAGTTTGTAAAGCCTGCACTCAAGTTTGGTGTAGAAGCTGTTAAGTCCAAGACTCTGTACACAGTTGATATCTCTGATTCTCGTTCCTTTGTGAATGTGACGTTGGCAAAAATCTTTAAGAACTACCCTATCCAAGCAAATCTTAGTATGGCTGAAACTGGTTATGGCAAACAGGAGAATATTGTAGGTCCTCAGAACTGGAATATCAAGAATGATTATATCGACATGACTTTGTACGATGGTGTACCGATCTTTATTTCTATCATCAGTAAAACAGCAGAACAAGCCGTTGGTAATAACGGTACTATCGCATCATCCTCTGTAAAATTGATCACATTGAATCATCCGTATTGCCGTTGTGCCATGAATGAATTCTTGCATAAGCTCAAAGCAATGACAGTGGATCATGAGATAAAGAACAACACACCTGTGTATTTGATCAATCCAATGTATAATCATGCAGATGTCATCAATATGAAACTTCGCACTTTCCATGACGTATTCATTCCGAATGAACAGAAAGAACTGTTGATGGAATCGATTGATGCGTATATTGCAAGACGTCAGTGGTATATCGAAAACAATATCCCGAATCACTTTGGGATTCTGCTGTATTCTGAACCCGGAACTGGTAAATCGAGCATTGTTCAGGCAATTGCTTCTCATGTAAATGGTCCATTGTATGTCGCTTCCGGTGATAGAATTGGAGACATTTATGAAATCATCGCAGGTAATGTTGGACGTCATGCATTTGGTAACAATCAGTATCGTGTGATGGTGTTTGAAGATGTTGACTCTGGATTGTTTAACTTGACACGTGATGACGATCATCATGATGATGAGAAAGAGAAAAAGAGAACTGGGTTAGCAACGATTCTCAATGCATTGGATGGTATCGGTTCTCCAACAAATATCATTTATGTGTTTACAACAAACCACATTGAACGTTTGGACCCGGCATTGATTAGACCCGGTCGTTGTGATTTGAAGTTGGAGATTCCCTGTGCGACACATGAAACACTGGAACAGTTTATCAAGTTCCATTATGGTACAGATGTTGAAATTGATCGTTGTCTTCCCATTAAGGAGCATCTTACATTTGCGGAATTGCAGACACATGTGATGCGTGGAGATTCGATTGATCAATTATTAGATTATTGCACAAAAGGAGCAGAAGATTATGAATAATGAAGTAAAAGACCCAAAGAAGATTAGAATTGTCCAGGTGCCTTCCATTCAGTTTGCAATCAAGAAGAAGTTAATCGAAAATGGTTTGGTGTATGTGTGGGACATTGCAGAGCTTCAGAATACCGAAGGTTGTTCTTTGACTGATATTGCGGGAATTAGTTCCATTCAGCTGTTCCATATCGCAAAGGTTTTGGCAAACGAAACTGGAATGATTATGCCCAAAGATGTTGAGAATGATGAATGGTGTTGGCCGAATATGAAACGTGTGTTGAAGATTTTCATTGCACAGCCTATGAGCGGATTGAATGATGACGAAGTTCTGTATGAACGTGATTTGGCAATTAAGAAAATCTATAAGCATTTCGAAGATAAGAATGTCATTCTCCATTTCCTTGACCAGTATTATGTTGATGAGAATCCTCCCGAAACTTGCAAGATTCCTTCGTTGTTCTATCTTGGTCATAGTATCCAGATTCTTGGCAAAGCGGATTATATCTATTTCGTGGATGGTTGGGAAAAGGCCCGTGGTTGTATGGTGGAATGGAGCGTTGCTCAGGCTTATAATATTCCGATTCTTGAATTGAAGTAAAAATGATAAAATGCTAAAGCCGCCCCAATGGGGCGGCACGCATTAAAGAAGAAAGAAGTGAACCTCGTGTGGAGTGGAAAAACACACGAAGCTCGTATTAACAATTTGTTCTACTTGGAAGGAAGTGATTTTATGAGATATTGTGTGAATATCACACTGAAGAAGTGGATGGGTGGTGACACTCCTGCTTCTACACAGTGGTATGTTGACGCAGATGATGCTCACAGTGCAGTCATGGCTTGCCAGGCTATATTGATGAAGCAGTTGCAGTCTAAGTTCAATTCTGCAGAGTTCACTCTGGAGAAGGGAACCCACAGACTCAGCTATATCATCTGTGATCACACCATTCTCGTACCGACTTTCGAGTTGGCATGAGGTGGAAAAGAGGTAAGTGGAGCCCAACCAATAGGTTGGGCCGCTGAATCTTTTTTCTTGTTTTGTTCATTTTTGTATCGAAACGGTTTCGTAAATACTTTTCAGAAAGGATTGATTCATATGGCAATTATGCCAATTACAAATGAAAATCGACCGGTTACTTTAGAATTACCGGATAAGGACATTGTACAACTCCCTCCATGGGAATATATCATCGATCGTTTGGAAATCGATTTACGTCCATCGATTGAAAAATTAAGAATGATCAATACATCATTATCACAGATCGATAGTAAATTAACAACATGGGTTCCACGTGAAAAAGAAATTCCAGTTTATGAAATATTGGAATGGCTACAATCTGATGGCCAAGCATATATTAATACAAACATTCCAGCGTTTGGTAATCAATTAAAATTCACAGCTGAATTGTCAATTCCGGATAATGAAGAAATTCACCCAAATAGTTCAATTAAAAGACATGATACATTTTTGGGAGTTACAGAAAGTAACACACATTATATTCAGAGAGTGGGTCATTCATCTACAGGAGGCACTCCTTCACAGAATAGTCAACAGTTATCATACTATATCAATTATACTGGTACAAGTACTAACAATAATATTCGGGCAACATGGTGGTTTGAACATAATGGATCATACTTAGAAGAACAGATCATGTTTGATGAAAAGGCCACGATGTATTATCGAATCAATGGTTCGAAATTTTCAATTAATGGTAATTCTATCACATGTTCTTCCACAGAATCGCCAGGTGATTTAACTTACACATTATTCTTATTTGCAAAAAATAATGATGGCGTTGCAAATGATATTTGTAAATATTTGAGAATGTATAGCTTTGATTGTACTGCACGTGGCGTACATTATCACCTCGTCCCAGCAAGACGTGTGCTGGATGGACAAGTTGGTGTTCTTGATACCATTAACAATGTATTTTATTTAAATGCTGGAGATGGTGAATTCATGTATGGTGATGTTACGAACACAATCAATGTGACAGTTCCAAGAGAATAATAGAAAGGAGTGATTGATATGAAAATTGGTGGAGTTGATTCAACAGATTATCGTAATATTATTGATCCAACATTCCAAGATTTGTATGAAGTAATTGAACAACATCAATTATTATTAGCTTCAATTGCAGCAAAATTAAATGCAATTGAGAATCTTGGTGGGGGTGGTGGTTCTGCATCAATCGAAGATTATGAATCTAATCAAGATTATAAACGCAATATGTTATTAGTAGATACTGAAACAGAAACGGTATATCGCGTGATTCCAGAATCTTATACATCTATTACTGTTGAAACAGATTGTGCAAATGGTAATTTGAAATTGGTTGGTTTCGAATCTCAGATTGTTGCATTTGACCATGAACCTACACAAGCAGAAATTAATGTAATTCCTGATGATTCCTTTGTTACAATTTACAATCCAACAGATACTCCATATTCTCCGATGAGTTAAAGAGGTGATTGTGAATGAGTAATAAAGTATTTGGTTATCATAATGAATTATGGCGAGTACTTCATGAATTTCAATACACCGGGACAGATCAACCATTCACATTAGACCCCGGTGAATATTTGTTCATTTGTCATGGAGCTCGAGGTGGTAGTTCTTCAATGAGAGATGCACCAGAATATGGTGCTGTTGTTTATGGTGAATTAGATTTAACAGAAACAACCACATTTCATGCTGTTGTTGGTGGAGTCGGTGGCAACGGATCATTGGATTATACAACATCAGCAGGTGGATTTAATGGTGGAGCACCTGGTTCAAAAGCAACTCCACAAATTGGAAACGATGGTCCGTTTTTAAATGGTAATGGCGGTGGAGGTGCATCGGATATTCGATTAATTGAATATGATGCTGATGAATATCCAACATATGATGAGAACGGAAATATGGTGTTTAATAAATCGATATCAGTTTATGATGATCAGGATCCTGATCATCCTTATACAAAATTGGATTACATCTTTGCCAGAGGAAATGGCTTATCTGGATATTTTGATACTGGATATACACCCATTTCAACAACAAAAGTATTGATGGATTGTGTATTATACCCGGACCCATTTTCGAGCTATGAAGGATTATTTGGCGCAAGAACTAGTGGTGAAACAAACTATGCATTTTCATTCACAATGCGCTATAATAATAAGAATACCCCATCATGGTCAAGAAATGGTGGGACAGTTTTCTTTTCATCTGATTTTCCATATAATGAAAGAATCCAATTGGAATGTGAAGGTTTAACTGCGAAGGTTTATTCTAATGATAGATTGCTCGATAGTGTTACGATCACAAATGGTAATGCTGCTGATTCCGAATGTTCATTATGTATCAATGCGATTAATGCCGGGGGTGGATCATATGTAAATTATAATGTTGCAAAATTTAAGCTGTATTCCTTCAAGATTTGGGACACAGACGTTGATAATAATGAGGTGCTTCAAAGAGATTATACCCCGGTAATTCGAAATTCTGATGGGACAGTAGGATTGTTCGATCAAGTTAGCAAAACATTTATTACTCCAACTAGTACGGGTTATTGGGAACCTGGTCCATATGCAATGGATACACCATCATTGAATTCTCGTATTATGGTTGCTGCAGGTGGTGGTGGCGCAATTAATATGTCAGAGGCTTCCGGATATCTTGATTCTGTGTCTTATGGTGGTGGAGCATATGGTACACTTTACCACACAAAGATATCATATGATTGGCATGGAGATTTATACGCATCACAAACAAATGGTTTTGGATTTGGTTATGGAGATCGACCCCCCGATCAATATCAATCGCGAGTAATTGCTTATTCGACAGAAGGATCTTCTGGCGGTGGCGGTGGTTGGTACGGTGGATACGCACGTCGCACAACAAACGATACTGCTGAAAAACAAAGTATGGCGGGAGCTGGTGGTTCTTCATATGTATTGACAAATTCTTCATATAAACCATTATTGTGCAATGGTGAATATTATGAACCCGGTGAAAAATATCATTTTCATGATACATTAATGATTGCTGGTTGTGCTGACCTTGATCCCGTCATTTATATTTGCCAAAAAATAAATTCACCATCACAAGATGATGTCATCACATTTCCATGCGTTGGCGAAACCGAACATGTTACATTACCTCCTGGGACATATGAATTGACATGTTATGGAGGAGATGGTAGACCAAGATTTTATGGTTCACATGTGTCTTCTGGTGGATATGCTTCTGGTACATTGGAATTACAAGGTGTAGAAGATATATATGTGAATGTCGGAGGCTCCGGTGGTCCACCAATATTAGATATACAAAAAAGCACAGTTCGAACAAACATACCAACAATTGGTTTCAATGGTGGAGGTAATGCATCATATGATATGTCCAAACCATCATTGACAATTGGTGGTGGTGGATCTGATATTCGTATCGGTTCCAATAGTTTGTATGCGAGAGTGATTGTTGCCGGTGGTGCTGGTTCTGAAGGTGGAAATGGATATACCGGTGGTGATGGTGGAGGTTCAGTAGGCGGAACACAATTAAATGGTGGCTGTGCTTATAGAGCTGCACAACCAGGAACACAAACAGAATCTCCACAGAATACCAATAATACATATAAAGTTACAAATGGCGGATTTGGTTTTGGCGGAAATGGAATATATGCTAGCGGCGGATATGGTGGCTCCGGTGGTGGAGGATGGTACGGCGGAAGCGGTACATATCCCGATTATGGATCCGACGATGACCAAGGCGGTGCAGGTGGTTCAGGTTATGTATTAACTGAAGAATCATATAAACCTGATGGATATTTGTTGGATGAAGAATATTATTTAACAAACACATCATTGCTGAATGGAACACAAGTTTCCATGAACAAGTTACCATTTCACAGTTATATCAAAATCACAGCAATCGATATCAGAGTTGGTTTGTTATGTAGAGATGAAGAAGGTGTAAAATACTTTGATGAAGAATCAGGATTGTGGGTATTATGTCCCACACAAGGATTAACAAAATCAACATTTGAACAATATGGCTATATTGGTGATGATATATCCGTTGCTGGTTTATTGGAAACATTTGATATTCTCACATATGATGGATCTCATTCCAAAAAGAAAGTAAATTTGAAAGTTGTTCCACCAAAACAGCATGTTCGAATTCAATATGATAATTCATTTAGTGCAAGAAATACAGGTGTTGATGCAGAATATGATCCATTACAATTTGAAATCACACATAAATTATCACGTGACACATTAACAAACAATTCTGTATATGATTTAATTTTGGATAAAATATTAAATGATGATGAAACCTGTGTTGTTTATTCTTCTCAAATATTCAATACAGGTACTAAAGGAAGTAATCGATACATTTCACCAGAAGAAGCAAATTGGAGATCCACATGGAAAAAGCCAGATGATCCATCATTCTTTGATGAAGCTGGTCAAATGATCAAAGCACAATATCTATTGCCTGTCGGTAAACGAAATAATGTTAACATTAAATATCGTAATGGTATTATTGATTCTGGTGTAACGAATATTTTTTATACATCCATGTGTGAACACCATCGTTCTATTTACATTGGAATGACGGTTCAATTCAATGATGACTGGTCACAGGTATATTTCATATGTAAGAAATTAAATGTAATGAATGGTCAATTAGAAACCGTTTGCAAAATTCCTCATAGTGGAAATACTGGTGAATTATACAAAATACAATACGATTCATCTTCATATGTGTATGATTCGCATATACTCGTAAATGATGATTATCTATTCTTAGCGATCTCTAATCAAAATTATTATTACAAAATTAATCTTAAAACAAAAGATGTTACAACAACAGCTTTAGGATATGTTAGTGGTTCATATACATTAGCAGGGAATGGTGGTTGTAAAATCAAATGGTATGATAAACAAAAAACAATTATTGCATCAGGATCTTATAAGAATCTAATTCTTTATAATACGATAAAAGATACATTCACGAATATTGAGATACGTGCCCGAGCCGGAGACTTCACGGACTTCTCAATTGGAGATAAATGTATATTAACTGGATATAATAAAAATTTGTATGTGTATAACAAATCCACGAATACATATGTTACAAAATCAAATGCATTACCGTATAGCGGGAATAATACATATTTTGCATATCATAACGGTGTTCATTATATTGCTCAATATGGTTATATTTCAGAATATCATGAGGATACTGATACACTAATATCACATGCCGTTTCAGGTATTTCTCAACAGCCCAACAATTGTGAATATGCAAATGATTGTATCTTTGTCACAATGACCAATAATAATCGTCAAATGATTATTTATGATATTAAAAATAGTTTATCTCAGAAAATTAACATGAGATGGAATTTAGAAAATTCTCTCACAAACGGTAAACGATATTACACATTTGAATATGATGGGTATATTTTCTTATTGAAGAATACATTGCTGATGTTGGATTATAATAAACAAACCACATACAATATGGGATATCGATATGCAAGATTGGTGAATTTGTATAACACTGAAACAGAACCGCAATACACATATGATTCTCGATTCATCCAATTTGACAATGCATGTTTGAAATTCACCAATGCGACATTGACATATCCATTATCGTCATATGGCGGAAATCATGTTGCATCCGCAACAATTAACAAATCCGACTTTAAGCGAATTATTAAAATTTCATACGAAACATAGAAAGGCAGGTGATTGAAATGAAAGAGCGTCAAGATACGAGTATGATGAAATTAAATCGTGCATTAAAATTTGCACAACACCACCGCCCTCGCGGTGGTACATCAAATCTATATGTTGTTCAAAGTATTGATCGTGATGGAAACATCATCGACGAAAGTTATGGGATGAATTATTTAACCGATTACGGAATGAGTAAATTCATCAAAGATGGAGCAAATTTCCCCACGAAGTTGTATGTTGGAACATCTCCTGATTTGACAGAAAATATGTTGGAAATTAATTCATTGAGTAATGTCCCAGCTGGTTTTGAATCACCAGCAACAGTCACCAATGCATCAGCAAATCCCAATTACAATTTTCCAATGTATTATTATCCAAATGATATTGGTGGAACTCATAATGAATTGATTTCTGTAATTTGTCGATTCTTAGAATGTTATTACGATTACAATGTTAATGATGTTGATGTTAATATTGAAGAATACGGTATTGGTGATTCGGATACACAATTGTGGACAAGATCTCGTTGTTATGATATTAATGGCTCTCCTATTTCTATCACAAAAAGAGTGAACACGAGAATGATATTTACGGTGTTTTTATGTATGACATATAATGCTTCTATCATTCAAGAAGGATGGAGTCATGGTCGTTATGCATTAATTACAACGATGAACAAATTCCTGAAATACCATATGAAGCAATATACGGCGGGTACATTCAAACGTGATTCATTCGTTGCCAGACCAACGAATGAAACAGCATCTGCAATTTTGAATCGAACATGTGATTGTGTTACTAATTTGCAACAATTCACAATGTATCGTCAAACAGGAGATGATCAAGGATATATTGATGGATTTTATAATGCGGCAAAAGGGTTCTTGATAATGGAACCACAAACAATGACCACGCCCGATGAATTATCAATCTTATTACGTGTTACTAATAACAATTGGACATCCACAGGATTATCCAAACGATTTGGTGAAGATGGTGAAGCGGCTCCATTTACACAAATTGATGTAACATCGAAATCAAATTATGGTGCATTTTTATATGATCGCGTAAGTGGTGCATATACCAATCGAGTTGCATTAACAAATGATTCTACGAAGAATTATTGTGAAGAATCATTTAATTCATTATTTGCAAATCATATCTATTATACGAATCATGAGACAATCACCGAGATGCGAATTCGTTTGAATCTAAAAACGGATGACCCAATTCTGAAATTTGATAATCCATCGTTGACAACTTTGTATGCCACTGATTCATATTGGAATCTTGGTTCATGGAAATTCATTTCTAATCCATTATCTATTCCGGATGATATCGATGGTTTTAATCCACGAACTGCGAAATATTACATTACAAACACCGATGAAACATTAAAACCTATTAGAGCAAAGCAATCATTAACATTATTACCATTAATTGATGGAGAAGAAGTACAAGATTCGGATTTCAATATTGGAAATTATCCAGTAAATGGAACTGGTGATTGTTGTGATAATTATGATAATGGATATTTTGTTTATCGGAATTACATTTATTTTCCAAAATTGAATATGAGAAAAGCGATTAATGGAATTAATGATTCATGGGACACATATTGCTGTTGTTATGGAGATAACATCTTTGTGGCAAATCGTAGTAATATCAATTACACAGTCACAAATGTTTCAAACAAAGAAGAAATTGTGACATTAACCCGATCATCCACAACAAGTTCTGGAATGGAAGGATTTTCCGCGAATACAAATATTGTCGAGCAGTATGTGACCAACACCAATCAGGGATTTGTATTTGTTCAACACGTTTCCAAGAATGAAGGATTATTGATTGATTTTCATATCGGTGGACAAGTGAAACATAAATTGTTTAATTCCAAAATGGGATGTGCAATCCACAGTACAACAAGCGGTGTTTCAAGAATCGCATATGTTTCTGCAGATGATAATAAGATTCATATTTGGAATTGTTTAACCGAATCTGAAGATACTTTAAATGTATTTGATGTTCCAACAAATGAATCCACAGGTAATGTGCATAATGTGTATTTTATGTTTGGTCTAAATCAATACTTATGGTTTACAGATGGAGCTAACTATTTTGCATGCTGTAATTTGAATCAACACACAATCACACTTGGTACAAACGCAATGACATTAATCAATACTAAATCAAACTTACAATATGTTCGAATGAGAGCTGTTGATGATGTAATTGTTTTATGGAGATATAATGATAACACCGTTGCAGATATTCAATACATTTGTGTGGATAATCCGAATGAGCCATTAATACCAAGAAACTTATTGGATTTCAATACAACAACATTCACCAGTAGTCAAGCAACAAATAATGGAATTCGTTGTCATTTAAAATATATACAGCATAACAATTCACAGAAAACATTGGCTTTGATTTTGTATGGATATTATACATATGGACCCACTAGTATTTGCAAGAAACTGATTATTGATTTGGGTAAGTATTTGAATCCTGGTGCTGATACTATCAAAGTGGATTATCAATGCTTCGATGAACAAGATGGTGGTGTTTGGACTCCATATGGGGAATATATGACAGATGGTAAAACGCTGTTCCCAATTGCATATTTGATGAATTATCGATTGATTGGTTCAACAAAGACAATATCAACCGTAAGCCATATTCGATCTATTAAAGATAAATCTTGGTCAACGACTATTTCGAATGTTCCAGATCCAGCATATACAATTGGTATTCCTCCAGGAAGTCAAATGTGATATGAGGTGATATCATGCAATTTATATATAAGACAAATGAGGCATTAAAAGATTTAACTAAATCGCCATTGCTTGTTCATGCACAAAGTGTCTGGGTAGCGGGGGACTATCGTCCCCCTTTCTTTGCAGATCTAACAGTTCGTTGTGTTAAGCTTGGTGGAAACCCCGCATATATAATTACTTATGTTGATGCATATAAAGATGCTGTTCATGATCAATCTACTGGTGTTATGAAATTATATGATATCAATATTCCACAACCAGTAGTTCAAGAGTATACAACGCAATATACTGATAGTCTACATAAAGACGGCGTTATGAAATTATACGATGTTGATATTCCTGAACCAACATTGATCAATTATCAAACATCAAATTATAATATCCAGCATAAAGACGGAGTCATGAAATTATACGATGTCAATATGGATGAATATTCTTTGATGGATTTAGCATTTGAGAATATACAAGATTCTCCAGAATTTATAATAAGAATCACCAAAATCGAAACAACAATTGCATCAATTGAATAATATGAAAGGAGTGTTATTATGGATCAAAAGAAAAATGACCAAGATATTGTGAATTTTTTAGATGTATTACAAAATAAAAATGATGGATTGCAATATCATAATATTGGAATTATCCAATCTGTGGATATAGATGGTAATGTTACAAATCAAAAATACTTTTGTAATTTGTTGACAACTTGGATATTTGTCCGTTTAGCAAGTGCTATTGTTTCCTATTATCAAAGTGGCGGTCACGGTATGGAATATACTGGAACAGTGTACATAGGTTCAAATGATGATAATCAAACACACACATATGATCAGACCCAATTATTTAACAAAATTAATATGGAGCCAACTGTAGTAAGTCGAGAGCATTCTGTCACAGGTATTTATCGTTATGATTCTGCAAATGGAATCGCCTCTCAATTGATCAAAAGTTTACAAGTTTATTTTGATTATAATTATTCTGGATTTGATTCTCCTGTGGCAATTCGTGAACTAGGTCTTAGTACGACTAGATATAATTATAGTGGAATCATGCTAACATTATCTGATGTATATGATATGGATGGAAACAAATCAGAAATTATAAAGAATCCAAATGAACGGTTGTACATTCAATATTATTTGAATTCTATTTTAGAAAAGAGAACGATTGATCGATTATGGAATAAAGGTATTTATTATTTATCACAACCTGCTGCAACATGTGTTCCACCGTGTGGTAATCGTAATAGTAGTGATAATTATTTTGCACAAAGAACATATCTCATTACACGTGATGATTTGTATAATGATGGTCTTAATTATCTTAGAATGTGTTGGGATTCAAATCAATATTCTATGAATGATGATAATACGATTGGTACATACACCAATGCGAAAGTTGATATCACATTTGATACAAATAATCAGCATAATTGCACAGAGTTATTGGTTGGATCTGGTAGTGAAACTAGATCGAATTATTCATATGCTCCATCATTTTCTCGCCTATTTCAATTAGGATATTTCCGTATTTTTTATAAGAGATTACAACGTGAAACACCGGAAGAAATTGAGGCGTATAATATTTGGACAAACTATTATAATTCCAAATATTTTGAAGATGTATTAAATATTTCTTACAATTCATTTTATGGACATGGATTATTACCATTTGCACAATTTGATTGTCAACAAATGAAGTATTTCAGTTATGATGATTTGGATTACACACAAGATCAAGCATTTATTAATTCACCAAAAAGAAATTATTCCAAATTGTGGACAAAAACACCAACGTGGTTGACAGCAAATGGACAAACATATTATATTTACGCATATCCGGATTGTGAAGAAATTACTGTTACTGGTTTAAATAATATCGGTGTAACATATGTGACTGATAACTATTTGGATCTGTCATCATATCAACAACTTGAAGACAATGCAAATATTCCATTGGAATTACGAAATAAAAGATATTTCATCCGAAAAGATACGGCAGCATTATCCCCCATTATTCAAGAAAATAAACGTTTCCAATTATCGATTGATCACACATATATCGATTATGATTATACAATCAAAAGTAATTTCACAGTATTACACACATCTGATGAATATGGTTGGGTGTTAACCAATGCTGATATTATCTTTCCAGAACATATGAATGATTCTGGATCATATGTTGAAAAGCTATTACATAAATTGGAAGAATTATGGGTTGCAAAACTTTCCATGACAGAAGCAGAACATGCGAATGGAGCATGGACCACATTCCATAATCATGTTCACAAATATTACGATGGAAAATATATTGTATTATTAATGGTGGATGTAACAGCTACAGCGGGAATGCATTTCTACAATTCTTCAAATGCACATTCAGCAAAAGGAAAATGTAATTGTTTGGTTCGTTTGGATATGTCGAAAACGACAATTGATGAGATTGTTAATTCTGCAACAATATGTTGGTGGGATAATTACACATCCACACATAATGAGTTAACAAACGATCATACAATTTGTATTGGGGATTATGATGAATCAAGTCATTATCGCATGATTGCAGATACCACAAATGGTAGAAATACATTGATCTGTGATATTGATACAATGGAAGATTTTTATATTGATAATTCATACAATACACATTTCATTTATGGTACAACTTATATTGGCTATTGGAATTCTGCAACATCCACACATTTAACAATTTATGATCTTAAAACAAAATCAGTTGTTCAAGAATATGATTTGCCAGATCTTGATCAATATACTTACGGTGACTTTATTGGATTACATAATATGATCTACATCAAAACAACTTCATCAACAGACAATTCATCATTTTTAATGGTGTTGAATACTGATGATGGAACATATACAAGATACACACCACCAACAAATTTTGTGACCGGATATTCTGTTTTTGAAAAATGGAATACCACTTGTTCCTCTTCTAATTATACTAATTTAGGTAGATTTGCGTTGTTAACACCAAACAGAAGTTCTCCCCCCTCTGGACCCGCATCCACAGTTATTGAAAATCTGTTATTAACAAATTCGATTTATCATATGGCAAAATTTGAGCAATCGCAAACCATGAAATGCTGGCATGATTCACATGCGTTCATTCATTATATCAAAGACACGCATCAAAACAATGATTTTATTGTTTATTATGATTCCATGACATTGAATTATCAATATAACACAAGTAATAATTCAAAGACTGGTTCTGTGACTTGTATTCTAACAAGAAATAATCCTTTGAATGTGATGTATTTATATAATCAATTTAATTCAAATGATAATGAACCGTCTGGATTAATTGGTTATGGTGAAAACCGCAACAATACGCTATATCACATTGAAGTTAGATGGATTGATTCATCATATTTTGTTGCATTACAATCCCCACAATATACGACAATCGTTGATATTGGTGAAATCATTCATAAAGGAAATGGTTTGCAATCACAGGAATTTTATGCAATTGGACATTTTCCCGTAGGAAGAGATAATAATTATTCTACAATTCTTAATAATAGCGGTGTGGATCCATTTGTTCCATATAAGAATGGATATGTTTATCGAAATAATAACATTATTAGATGGATTCCAATTGAGCAATTACGGCATTATTATGTGAAAGGAACAACGACAACAATTTCATCATTTAATAATCCATTTAAAATTTCTAATTTGAATTGTTCTTTATCATTGACAAATCGTATGGATTTGTATCCGGAGTAATGATCATGGAATATATTATTCGAAAAACACATGAAGCATTCCATTAAATAATATGACAAAGAAAATTCTATTTCATAAATTTTAATGATATCCCGCCCCAATGGGGCGGGATTCATAATTATGCTAATATACTATCATCAATGATATTAATTTCGATATCATTATCTTCTAATACAAACATTTCTGGGACATAACGTTCCAATTCATCCGTGGGCATACTTTCTAATGTTCTCCACTTCTGAACGATTGCTTGTATTTCAGGACTCATGTAGTTTCCATTCTTATCAAATCTTTCATTGGTATACCAACCATTGAATTTCATGTAAGCAACGTTCTTATGTTCTTCCATTTGTTGAATCAAATGAGAAACATAGATGTTGTTATTCATTGTAACCAATTGCGCTGGAGTATGTACGGTTGTTAGACGATTGAAATATGCACGAACGATGGAACGTAAATCAGCAATCGTATTTGCAGCAAATGCACGATTGTACAATTTCACATCGAATGAGATGTACACATGTAAGTCGGGCCAGAATTCTCCCTCCAAGAAATACTGTTTATCAGCACAATAAGAATGTGGTAAACCGTATGTTGCAACAAGTTTGCAATCTAAGTAATGATTTCCTTCCAAACGTTTGAAGATGACTGGTTCAATTGCACGATGAACTTGTGTAAATGTGTGAACAAAGTCTTTGAATTTATCCGTATTCATTAATGAATATTCTACAAATGGAACTAATTGAATTTCCATTCCACCATTGACATTGGCACTGATGAATGTTTCATTAATCAATGTTTGATACCCATTTAATACATTATAAATGTTTTCCCAAACAATGCAATTTGGTAATTCTGTTAATGTATCATTGTCGCAATAATACACAGTATCTAATTTACGATCTTCTTGAATAACATAAAACTTTCCATTCTCTTTTTCAATTTCAATCGTACATCCCGAGTCTTTGTATAATTTTGCATAACTCTTTGCGGTTAATCCGCTCTTTAATAATGAGATATCACTTTCTTTGATATATGGAATTACTGAGATTGTCTTCTTTAATAACTCTAATACTTGTTCCATATACAATTCTTCTGAACCAATATAGGTCTTTTCAATTCTAGATGTTTGATAGAACGAAATGGGATATTGATAAATCTTGAATTGATCAAAGTTTTGTTTGTAATATGAATATGGGTATTCGGAAATAAAATCAGCTAATAAGTTTTCTACATATGTTCGATTGATCACAACAATATCTTGTGATGCATCATATAATGATTCTGGATGATTCTTAATGAAATCATAATAAATAGAATATGTAGAAATAAATCCAGCATAACGAACATCATATTCTTTCGCATAACAAACCACGATGTTTTCATCAGCATACGTATACAATTCCGAATATGTTTTTGAAATCAATTGATCAAATGCCAAACGAATGATAATCAATCCATCTGACAAGGCGTATTCGGAATCTTCTGATAAGATTTTGTCATTGGTCAATAATTGTGAAATACGCGTATCGATTTTCTTGGATATCTCATCGACTTGTAATGCAAATGCTTTTCGATCATCATCACTCATGACCTTTTTATACAACATTTGATCTTGTACTTTTTTCAGAATATCATACATGGATAATTCTGTATGATTTTCACGATTCAACAACATCAAAGAATCATACCATGTCACTTGATCATCTGTTGGGATAGATGATTCATAGAAGTTGACAACACTTCTCATTTCTTTCATTTCTTGTACTAATGAAACATCTTTCAAGTAGTATTGATCATTTAATAAGTAACCGGTATATTCATCACCCAGTATGATATCGGATTCACGTTTTTCGTTATTATAAGATTTAAATAAAATGCTGATTCGTAATTCTGGATTTAATGCATCAACATTTACAACGGAACCCTTTCTTGTAGTAACCCAATTGCCTCCACCATAATCCAATGATGCAACATGAATCATATTATCAATATCTAATAGCTCATTTAAAGGATGCATATCCACTTGATACAAGTATGTGCCATCTTGATCACGATCAACAGGAATCATTTCAACATGACCCGTTTCAGCACCATTTACATATGCATGTAATAATACACGCATATTGTTTTGCTCCAATGGTAATGAGTTGCTACGAGCATAGAACGCTGGTGTATTATCGGGAATACTAGAGAATGGAATGCGGTAATAATCCACACTATCAGTTGATGCAGCTGGTCTCATGACTGCATATGCAATGACAGTATCTGGTTCCAAATAATTGTTTTGTACAGAACCAGCTCCAACAGGATATGTGAATGAATACATACCATCATGATATTCTGGTTCAATATTATTAGAATCAGGATATGGTAAACAAACATCAACAGCATTTGAAATACGATAAGTCTCCGTGATAATTCCGGGATCACCATATTTAATATTAATGATATCACCATCATCATCATATGTTTCTTCTGTAAATACAAAGTTGAATTTCACATTCAATGTGACAGTTCTGTATTTATCACCAACATTATAGATTGCTGCTTCACCAAACTTACGACGTTCTGTTTTATATGCTCGAGTAACAGTGATTGTGACACTTTCTACTGCAATGGTTTGTCGTTCTCCATTTGCATTCACTGCATACATATGATCACGGAGTTTCAATGTATAATAATCAAATGTTGCATATCGACCAAATACAACGATACTTGCTGTATTATTAATACCAGAACAGCGAATAGCATTTTCACCGTTGATGATAACGCCTTCACGAATACCATCTTCACCCCATAATTCAGCTAATCCATACAAGTATTCAATATTTACAAATTGCAAGTTATATTGTAATGGATCATCTGCATTGGTCATATCATCAATCCAAACATCACTCAGTGTATATGTACCATCATCACGTTCATAAATATTTCTCACACAGATGTATGTGTAATATGGATTGAATGGTAAATAACCATCATCGGTTGTTTTACGAATAAATGGAATGTTCTTTGCATACCAATCCAATGGTTGACGTAAATATGTCCACGCAATATCATCCACAGATGGCTTTGCAATATTTCTCATGAGATATTTTACCCATGATTGACCATCAACTGTTTCAATTTGTGATACATCAATCCATGTTTCGAAATGATAATAATCGTCTTTATATGTTCTGGAAATATTTACATAGATCGGTGTTGCATGATATACAACTGCAATCTCATCTGATGCAACATCTTTTACTGAGATTGCATTCATACCGGGAACCATGACAGGTGCAACATAATCATCAATCCATGGATTTAAATATGCAATGGCAAATGGATCTTTTTGAATACGGATACCAAATGGATTTGCAAATGCATAACGACGTTGGATACTTTCTAATGTCTTTGCTGTCTCAATTACCCCACTTGTGGAATTCAAATATGGAACAACGGTGTATCTGTTTTCATCACCATAAACCCAAACAAATCCGGGTGGAATAATAATTTCATCGGAAGAAATAATATTGTCTTTATTATTGTATAATGTCCGATAATTGATTTTCGCATGTAATGTGTTAGTGTTATAAACATGATCTTCATCATCTTTTAATGCAAGATATCCACTCCAAATTCTACCCCATGGATCATCACGACGTTTGAAGAAAAAAGGATATAAGATATTCTTGAAGTAGAATGTTTTAAACCATTCATCAATATCATGGTCTGTGGAGATGACATTTGCGGTGTTATATGCTTCAATTGTTTCACGACGAACCAATTCGGCATTTCCAATATTAGATCCACCTAATGATCCATTAATGACAAACCCAGCTTTCATAACATTCGCATTATTTGCATAACGACCGGTTGAGGTAATCACATTCGGTTGTACCTTTGGTGCTTCTGTGAAATTAGCAGCTTCACCATGACAAGTATACACGGTAATCTCGTATTGTGAACCGACTTCAGGAACAAAGTATCTCGTACCAAGTAATTGGAACATCAAACGAATGGTGTTTTGATTGTCCATGATGTAATGTAAATACGGATCCATATCATCAATCTCATCATGAATAAATAAGATATGACTATGTGGAATGGGAATTCTTGTTCCATCTCGTTTGACATAAACCACATCAAATCCACAGATGTGTTCATCAACCTTAATCAAGTAATCTTCGTTGGGAATTCCATTGACAGCATTATTGACAACGTGGTATACTCTTCTTGTATACTCAGCAGCATGTACAAATAAACACATCCACGTGTCAGTTACACGATATGGAATGTAGATTTGTTTATTGATTGCGACAACATTTCCTTCTTCAAAATTGGTGTATTGTACGTTCCACGCTGGCATCGCTGCTGTGGATCTCGTTGCAGTTTCAACCGTTCGATACTGTAATAGGATATCATAATCCAATGAATACACATTGCCATTTGGTAAATTGAATTTTGTATCCTTGTCTAAAATGAATTCATGTAAACCCGACTCTGCATTATATGTTGCATTATTTATTAATTCTTCCATTCGTAATTCCAATAAAATTTCAGTGGAAGATGGAGTTGCAAATCCATATCCCAAATTGAAGATGGCGGCTTCAGCATAAATTGAATCTGATAAAACAGCTTTTGTGATAAATGATTCATTAAAGTAAAAAGAGTTTGTAAAAGAGATTTGTTCCGTTGCTTGTGAAATGTATTCACTGATGATGGAGAATGCACCGGTATTCAAAGCATTCATCGGAATATCATGAAATACACGTGGCATTAAATTTTGTCTGATGTATTGTTTAATTCTAGAATCATCCGAATAATTATTCAAAACAATTTCAGCCATTTGTCAATTCCTCCTTTAAATTAATTTGGTTCAAACATGGGTAAAAACGGACATATAAGTCCTTCAAACCATAGGGTTTGAACACGATGAACTTATGATTTCGTTTGATAGAAAGGAGATTGATGGTATGGATAACAAGGTTCAATTAAAAGAGCAAGAACTAGTTGGACAAGAAGTCCAACTCGTTGACATTTATCCACGAACAGATACTTCATCAATTGAAGATCCAGCCACTGGTTATTCATTGGATGTTCGATTAGAACATATCATGGAAATAATCAATAACAAATTAACCCGTGTTGTTAATTCTGTAAATGGTAAGACAGGTGTTGTTGTATTAGATGGATCTGATGTTGGATTAGGTAAAGTTGATGATGTATCATTTGAAGAAATCAAAGATTGGGTCATCGAAGAATTCAATACATTATATCATATTAAACGCTTTCGTATTTTTAGTACATATCATGAATTAGATCAATTTGTAGAAGATGATGACCCAGATAAACAGGATGTTGCATTCATCGTAAAGGAATGGAATCCCGATGAAAGACTTGGAGATGATGCGGATTATCGTCCATGGGTCGGTATCACCATTGGTAGAGAGAATCAGAACATTTATGATTTAGATTATAATGCAATTCCGATTAATCTCATCAAAGGAACCAATGATGCATTGGTATATAAGAATGGTATTTTGTCTTTGAAATTATCCAATTATGATGATAATCCATTATGGATTTTAGGAAAGAACCAATTAAATGATCCCGACTCTGCTGGATTAAATATTGATTGGCGTAGCATCATGCATAAGATGAAATACATGAAAGGCTTTTATTATAATCGAGATATCCGTATGGATGGTTGGACATTATTCACGAGAGCATTTCGCGTATATCATAATACGATTAATGAGTTTAAAAAGGATGGAAAATATGTTCATCCATTTGCAACACCAACCGAAACAGAAGATATCGAAAATCAACAGGAGATGTTGGAAACATTAAAAACAAATTTGGATAAGATTTCACCATACATTTGCAAAGAAATTCATGAAGAATCTTCTCATTTTACAGGATATATTTGGGATGGTACAAAGATGAGAACAACCATGTTCCAAGGATTGGTTGGAGATTATGACATGTGCTTTGACAAATATATTGATTCTCAACCATCAAAAGTTAAATCAGAATACATTTCATATTTTAAATCAACACATCCAAATTATGATGAAACAGAAATTGATTATACCACAGACAATTATCGTTATTGGTTATACAATATTTTCACATGGCATTATGAAAACTGGTGGAGCAATTGGTACATTACAAAGATTGATTCAACGTCTTCATATTCAATTAATGGAAAAGGTTTTTATCCATTTTTACGTAGTGTTGTGTTTGCTCAGGCTCCAGCAGCAAATACCACGACAAATACGACAATTGATACACGATATTTGAATTTCACAATCAAAGATGGTATTATTGAAGAATGGACGTCCTATGTTAATTTGATTGAAAATATTGTTCGTAGTAATGGTGCTTACGATATTGAGGATTTGGGAATTAATACTGTGATTAGATGGTGGGATGATTATTCTGCAGCTGGATTTCTTGATACGAATAATACATTGAACACATCAACTGTTCTTGTTGCTATCTTCATTAACGGAAAAAGAATCTTTAATCCACGTCGTAGAACTGGTGAATTCTTAATGTACGCTGGAACTATTTCTGAGAAAGATCTGATATTTATTGATACACCTTCTGCATTGGAAAATCTATTTTCTAAATTGATGATGATAAATAACGAGACACAAACTATTGGAGATGGAGAAACGGCTTTTAGTGCGATGGCTAAATCATCATCTTATTTCTCTGCAGAATTAATGTGTAATCATGCAATGGTTGGTTCTGTCTCTAAATCAGTAATTCATGAATCAGATGGTGTGAAAGATTATTATACCATTTTCTTCCAAACATTCACTCCATATGTTACATGGGGATTGCGTAATGAACCAACATTCAAATTATCCAATAAATCAAATAGTAGAATATTGGGTGAAAATTCTGATGCAGTTGGTGATATTACAACAGAAACAGTTGTTGCAACTGCAAAAAAATATGATCCAAAATATCTTGATGAAACTCCTCAAATCCTATCAAGTTCAAGTTATCTTGATGATGTTTCGGGTATTCAAATCTTGTCTCATTATGATCAATTAGATATTGAATGGCGTGATGAAACAGATACAACCAATCGTATCACAAAACAAGAAGTTGACGATGGTGATTATAGTGGTAAATGGAATGAGACCACCAACAAATATGAAGGTGATGAATTCGATAGTAAACATGGAAAGTATCCACGATTTGATCAAACTGAAATGGAAAAGATGAATAAAGTAATCACCCCTTCCGGGGCGACAAATTTATATTCTTCTTGGTATATTCGTGGTGGTGGTTTATTTATTCCAACTGATGCATCATTATCAGTATCCTCTTATTACAATTATGGGTTGCGCGAATTACAATCTGATTCTGATATTATTACAAATCAGGATGATAATGATTCCGAAAAAGCTCGTAATGATTATGGTAAATATGAATATGTTGAAAGTTCAACGGAATTTCCTGGTTGGTCATATCAATCTCGTAAATTCAATAACTGGTACAACAATACACCATACTATTTAAGAGATCATGAAGTATTTAATCATACCGGTTACAAAAACCCACCAAACTTTATTGGTATTAATTTAAATAAAGGAATTAATGTTGTTAAATACACAGGTGAGGATACTGGATCAGATTCGAATACTGATGGGAAACAATATACCGATACTAACATTAATCAAGATGATATATATGCAGTACCAATGTCTGGATTAAGAATTGTTGATCCCTATGATGGTAATGATGTTGATGGTGCACATAAAGCATTAACCTACAGAGATCTTGGTTTGGATCCAGATGTCGATTGGCAACGTTTTAATGTTTCTTCAGTTGTTGGTGACTTGACAATCAATGTCGAACCTAAGTACAAAATATACGTTTGGAAATATCTTCGTTCAACAATGAATTTGTCAAAACTTGGTGCAGCGATTCTTATGGGTAATCTAATGGCAGAGTCCATGTTAGATCCAAAAGCAGTTGCCAAAAGTGATTTACTTGAATTACACATGACAAATGATGAATTCTGGGATATGTATGCAGATGTTGATGAAGATGGTGAAGCTGCAAAGAAATTTGTCATGAATCAATTTAGTGTTGGTTTAGCACAATGGACAAACCCAGCAAGAAAGCGTGGAATGTTAGCATTCTTTACATCAGAAGAAAACGCTAGTAAGAATTATAACAGTTTATGTGACATCGATTTTCAATTGGATTATATGAATTATGAAATGTCAAATGAATTGAATTTCAATGATTTTGCATCATCTGATTATATCACAGAAGATGATTTAATCAAGAAAGTATACACAGAAGAAGATGGCATTCTTGTTGGTAGAATTGGTGATGTTCCAGAAGATGGAAATTCTGAATGGTATTATCTATATGACACAGCCAATCAAATTGCTGCAATTGGTAATAGTATCACTACAGGTGATGATGGCAAAAAATGGATGTATGGTTGGTTGAGATCACAACATAAACCAGATGATGCTGGTAATATGAAAGTTAGTGCAATTCTTCCTGAAGGATATAGTGAATTAGAATCTTTAACAATGTCGGATATGATATTTGACACTGGAGAAAAAGTAAATGCAACAGATAACATTGTTCTGACATATGGGTATAACTCATTGTATGATGAGATGGGTGTTGTACTTAGTGCTTATGATATTACCAAGTCAATTAATGAACAAGATGATGATATATTCTTATTCGGTGTAAATTGTCATTTTCCAACAGCTTCAAATAATATAGATTATCCAATTATCTATTATCGCAAACATTGCGATTCTGATGATTCAAACAGTTGTAAAATGATGATGGCTGATTCTGCCAATGAAGAATTTATAGATGCTGGTAATTTTGCATCATTGTATCAATCAACTGGATACACAATTACGACGGTAACATTATCTGGTTTAGTTGCATATTTGGATATGGCAAAATCATTAGGTGACGAATATTTCTCAGTTGGTGGAGCATGCCAAGGTGGTGTTGGTACAGATAATACTTTTAATGCTGGTGAGTTATCTGGGGAAACAACCACAACATTGAAAATTGGTGGTATTGGTTCGACATATGAAACTGAACCAGAAGATCATCAATCACAATATCTGTTATCAAGTGATTTAAATGCTTCATCATTTAAATTCTATTCGTTAAAATGGTATCGTAAAAATGCCAATAATGAAAATGAATTAATTCATGAATATATCCCAGTCATCCCAACTGGTGAAAACACAAAACCAAAGTTATACGATAAGGTCACAAAAACATTTATTGATTACACAGAAATGTCTAATCCGACATATACTTGTGGAGATATTACAGCAATTGATAATGGAACAGAGACAGTTAAACTTGGTTACATAAAGGAATTAGTATCGATACATGGTGTTGATGGTGTCACAAACTGGGGAGAAGTAGAATATGACTTCTACAAAAACATGCAAGAGTGGTATGATTTATTACACAATGAACAAGAGAATCTAACATCTGATGAATTATCTCAGCTTATTCTCAAAGGTTCAAAGTACTTTGATTCCACATATTTCAGATCAGGCTTGGGTGTAAATCAAGTAATTAGTGATAGAAGAATTCAATATGCAAAACATTTTTATTCCGAATTAAAGGATTTGGAAAATACAGCTCCAACAAAAGATGATATTATTGAAACAACTGACACATCATCCGATAAAACGAATACTATGAGTGGGGCAATTTCAACGATTGAAGCTGTTTCATTAATTCCTAAGAGTGGTGGATTGATGGTCAATGTTGGTAATTATCTTGAAATTGATCCAGTCATTACATCGTCTGATGGTCTGAATAAAGGTGACAAGTATTATGATTGGGGAAAGGTAAATGTTCGTATTGGTGGTGGATTAATTGGTGATGGACATAATCGAATCACAATTAACACAGGTGAAGGATGTCATATCAACGAGAATGGTCAATTGGATATTGATGTAAAACCAATGGGTATTACATTAATTGATCCAGAAAACTTTATTGCGTATGATATGGAAAATGATACATGGTATCATCAGAATTCACAAACAGCTGAATGGTCAGATTCAGATCCGTTTGATACGGATAATAAGATTTTAATTTTAGGAGATGGATTAAAATTGACAGATACAATTGAAACTCCTGTTGAAGAAGAAGAGGAAGAGGAGCCAACACCAACACCGACACCGGTTGTTGAAACTCCTACTATTATTACAAGAAATGCAGGTAATCCTGGTGAGTTGTACTACTTCCTGGTTGATGGAATGGCTCTTAGAAGTTATCGAACATCAGAACATTGTTCACTTGGTATGTTGAATTGGTTGAGATATTCCACAAATGTTGCTGTACCAATTTCAACAAGTTCTGTTGTAACAGGATACGATCTTGTTCCTATGGTAACTGAACTGAATAAAGATAATCAATTCTCAGCAAGTGATCTAACATTAGATGGCTATCATTCTGGGTGGCAGAATTTTGCATATCAATTTGCAGAAACATATACTAAGAATCTTCCTCCATTCCAAAGCAATTCGTTAGTTAATGCATTTGGTGGAGATAGTTCTGGATTTATTGATCTTAATGTAACAGAATTTATTGATTGGCTATTAGATCTCCAAAATCAAGCTTGGAATGGAAATGTTCCAGATGGAAACTTCTTAACCGAAGGAAGATGGCGTAATTCGTTCTATGACATTGGCCAAAAATATTATTACGCAATAAATCAAGATAATGCACATTTAGCATCTGTTGATACAATAATTGAGAAGTACATCAATACTGGAAATCCATAATTTTTATCAAAGGAGGTTAATCGTATATTATGAGTAATGCGTTTGTTTTAATTGATCCGGGAGACGGTGTTCAAGTCTCCCGGATGACTGTGAAATTAGATCCAAGATCAACAAATGTTGTTCGTTTATATGGTGATGGTCTTTGGTGTGGAGCATTAGAGACATATAATTCAGCAGGATCTGAAATTACAATTGATATCGATAATGATATTGGACCAAACTTATTGGAACCAAACCAATGTAATTTAGGAATTAATGTGGATTATGGTCCCTGGTCATCTTTCGATAATTCATCACATGTGAATTATTATAATGCGATATCATGTCAAAACACGGTACATCGAATATGGGATGCTGAGTTTTCTTCAACAGAAACATTGACTGATGGAAGTAAAAGCCCAATTAATTTAACTGGAAAAAACACATTAGATGTGTTTCGAGTTTATTGTGACTGGGTTCTTCCTGGAGATTTTTTCCGTGTAAAAAATGAATCCGAAACATATGATTATTATATCATCACAGAGGTTACAGGTGATGATAACACACCTGGGAATAATATTGCGTCTTATGCACCATTGTTACAAGGAGCGGGTGATTTCTAATGGCTTTAGATACAACGAAAAATGCAAAAGTAAATATTGAAGTAGACGCATCAATGGAAGTGAAAAGTGGTGTGGCTCAAGTTAGATTATCAGCAAGAGAAGGTAATTTACTGTATTTCAAAGAAAATGGTATGTTGAGTTTAAAAAAGATCGTAACAACTGTTGAAACAATTGACAATATCGGAATTACGATTAACACTTCGGTACGTGGTAAAAAACCAGCGACAAATACTTCGAAAAAGAAATATACTGTATGGGCTCCGGATGGATCCGGTGACCAGTTGCAAGTCGGAAATGGCGGCGTCATTTATCGTGTAAAACCAGATGGCACATATTATGTCGCTAGTCAGTCAGATAAAGACTACGCAAATGGTCATAATACATGGGCAAACCCAAGTAATTATAATTCTAGAACTAGAAAGAATATGAGTGGTGATTGGGGAGGGACATATCAAAAAGACAATAATAAATATATTCCAGGTTCTTCTAAATAAAAAGATTAAATTCTTGAAGGAGGAGATTCAAACTTATGAGCAACACATTCACGCTTCCATATAGACCGATGAATGGAATTAACGGAGGACCAAATGAATCAATTGATGTTATTAAATGTGATTCATCAGTATCCAGACTTGTTAGTGCAACAACAGATTCATTGAAAACATCTGACGGTGTTAATTGTATTTCATTGATCAATGCAATTTTAGCAGCGAATGGCGGGTCATCTATCAGCTTTTCACCAGTTGCAACAATTGATGATTCAAATGAATTACAAATGTATTATATTCAATATATGGGCATTCCGGCAAGTAATACAAATAATAATTCAGATCCAGACCCGGATCCGAATTCAGATTCAGATTAATGTTAGAAAGGAGGAATCATAATGGCTGATAAAAATATTTCATATCTTCAGTTGGATATTGGAAATGGTTTAACAACCCAAAATGGTTTAGTTAAATTATACATTGATCCAGATTGTGGATTGGAATTGTCTAGTGATGGGTTATATTGTTCTCTTGATGCATTATATTCTGATACAATCAATAAAACAACAACAGTTGGGATGTCATTTGAGCAACAAAACCAATATTGTTTTTTATATATAAATTCTGACAGACAATATTTTGTGAAAAATGAACCAGCGCAAGGATCAGAAGATCGAGATCCAACAATTCAACGATATCGTATGTTGATGGATAATGCTAGCACTCCAGCATATTTTTTATGTGAAGAAAGTAATGGGTCCTATACCAAGAAACCAGCATATCTATATACCAAAAATGATGATACAGCAGAGCAGCGTCGTGTATTTTATATTGATAAAGAACTGCGTTACTCTGTTGGAACCCGTGGCTCTATGTTCGGGCCTGGAGATGATCCAGATAATCGAGCAATATCAGTTAAGATCACCGAAGGACAAGCAGGGTATAATGACAGAGGAATCATTATTTATCCTATTTTATCTTCATCAACATCGGTATCAGGTCAATTGGCATTAACTCAACCATTTTATGAAGTAAAGACCGCAGGTGATACATCATTACCATATAAAATGATATCTGCAACAAACAACACATCTGGTTTATCAACAATATTATTTGTTGATAAAAATACTGATTTTTCACAATTTTCAGACATTAATAAAAAATTGAATATTGAAACAGTTTTTCCAATAAACTCTCTCCTATCAGATTCAACCTCATATCCACATTTTACTGCTTACATGGATAAAGGGTTAACCAAACCATTCGGCGATTTTTATTGTGTGATAACTGGTTGGTACAATCAAAATGATCTTGCATATAATCCATTATATACATCACCAGATTTAGGACCTAATACTCCATTTACAGATGACATCATTGCTGTTGAATTAAAATGTTATAAAAATGGCGGAGAGGCATCAACTACGACAAGTACAACAACTACAACAACAACAACGACAACAGATACACAAACAGATACATCATCGTCTGACTCGTCATCAACTACAACAACTACCACCACAACAACCACAACAAGTCGTGAAGTAGATAAAACAGGTTCATTTGGTTTCGAAGTGGATCGTTCAGCATTAGTAGATAACTGGACTGTTGTATTGGTTGATCAGGATAAACCAAATGATCGAATTCATTTATATCCAGATCAACAGATTAGTGATAGATTAAGTTCATTATTAATAGGAGCACAAAGCACAATTCCATTGGATTTAATTATCGACAAATTCAAATATGAAAAGGAATTGATCAAATGTAACAGAAACGTTGTACAATCTTGCTATTCGTTCTGTATGTATCGAATGTCACGTAAGATTGGAACAAGTGATACTGTTCGACTGGTAAAACAATCAGCACTAAAAACATGTGATGATTTAATTACAGAATTGAATTTCCCATTACGTGCGAAATATTTGAATCTATTAAAGAATTTTGGTGGATCATCATATCATACAGATATGCCATCTTCTTCCAGTAAAACATCCAGAACAGATGATGAAATGTATACGGAAGATTCCAAACCACCATTATTTGTTGATAGATCCGATTCTGGTTTCACAAAAACACCACCGATGTTGAAAGTTGGTAATCTCATATCATTCACTGATCATGCATTTGTAACTGTTTTAAGATATTCAACCAATTTGTTGAAAGGACATGTTACAGGTTCTGATTTATTATATTCTGATGAAAGAATTTGGGATGATACAAATGATGTGTTAATTGACGAGAACGCATCAACCAATGATCCATTCAAACCATTTACTGTTGATTCAGATGGAAAATATCATATCAGTATCAAAGGAAAAGTAGTCGGTGATCAATTCTTATTACCGACAATTGATCCATATTATTGGCCATATGAAGATGGACAAAGGCACGCTTACAACACAATGGTCGATTCAGAAGATGGTCTTACTTCAACACCAATTGGTCATGTTTATGCGATGTTTGTTGTTGAAGAAATTGAATATTTTGATCCAACCGAAATTAGTAGAATTGTTGATAAAAGTATTCGTCATTCTAACTCATCCATCTCGGATAACAATATTTCATTAAGTGATTTCGGTTATCGAGACACAGGATTCAATCAAGTAATTCCAATGATCAAACGTATGAAAATTCGATGCATTTGGAGTGATCAATCATATAATAATAATATATTAGATCACCAAGGTTGGCGTGTTGGAGAAGCACAAGAAGGCCAAGCAATCGTATATGGCCAGGAATTTAATGAATACAGCAGTGATTTGGATGCTCCTGTGCTGATGAAGATTTCTGATTATTATCAATACATCAAAGACAATTTGGATGAATATGATCATGAAAATGAATACAAAGAATCTTATTCTCCAACTGTCTGGGTTGGACGTGTTGAATTAGCTAGTGATGTAAATAATAAGATTGACATCACCTTTTCTCAAAAATGTAATACGTATGCAAATAATAATTTCTAATGATAAGGAGTGATATCAATTGGAAAATAAAGAATATCTTATGACGGATGATATGCGATTTGAAGATAAAAGTAATGACATTCCACCAATTACAGGACCCATGTTACGTGGTGTTATTAATATCAAACGTCATAACAAAATCACAGGGGAAGAGATTGATTGTGGAACACATACAAACATCATTCCCATTTCCGGTTATCAATGGATTCTCATGAAGATGTTTGGATTGTTTTTAGATTCATCGCATGGTAAAGTAACAGATGATTTGACACGTGATACAACATTAGCAATTCCTGATTTGAATGAGAAATTGTTTATTGGTGTTAATCCGGCTGGACAATCAGAAACAGATCTGCGTAGTATTAATGGTTATACCATCATGGAAGATGATATTGCTGTGAATCATATTTGTCAAGGATTCATGATTGGAATCGGTGGTGCTGGTGAAGATAATGTCACAACTAAGAATACGGCATATCATTATATTTCATTACGTCATCCCATTCCATTCCAACAATCCTTGGATGGTTCTATGACAGATGCTGGTAAGTATCTTGGGTTGTATTTCGGTAATGATACATCCGAAGCATCTATTATGTCCAAATCCGCATATATCAAAAAATTTGATTCCACACCACATATTTATCATAGTTGGTGGGTGGATGGTCAACGCTGGAATTATGTTGACCCAGTAACTCCGATGGATCTTGGACCAAATGCAATTGCCGGTGTTCCAAAGACAGATCGTATTGAAACATATGTTGAATGTAAACTTTCTTTGAGTGATACCGATTGTCATGCTTATTTTGAGAAGGCTGGTACCGCAACAGCAATGATTAATGAATTGGGTTTGGTTGCTTTCGATACAGTCCAAGGGACTAGATCAATGGTAGAAACATTATACGAGAAGACAATCCAAAGATTGTTAATGATCATATATAAGAACAAGGGAGATATCAAATCAACCGAAGCAGAAAATACAATTGCAATTTATTTGATTAAACAAATCAAAGAAGCATTGAATGATTTGTCAGTTGCTGTATCCCCTCATATTGGTAATATGTGGGCGATTCTTCCTGAGATTCCAAATGGAACAATCGGTAATGGCTGTATTATCTATGATAAACCAGAAGATGAAACAATTAGTAGTTCCGGTAGTAGTACTTTAGGATTGATAATGGAAGAATTGGATGATAACCGTGTGAAATTTACATTGGATTATGAATATCTGAAGAATCAATTAGCTGCTGAAGATTGTATTCAAGCCCAAGCGTTCTATAATCAGAATGATACATTGCAATATGTTGAAGATAAATTTGTCCATTATTTAGAATCTTCAGAGACGGATGGATTGACATTAGATGAAGCACAGCGTATCAAACTCATTACGTATTATACTTTTAATTCCATTCCGATTTCTAAGAACTGGGAGATTTTAATTAATTATCGTATTTATGCAAATTAATGGTGGTGATGATATGTCAACAGACATCAATCATGAAAATGAATTGAAAATGCGAGAGGAATATTCAGAATCGATATTGAATAATGTTGCAACTGTGATTGGATATACAAAGCACATCACTTGGTCTACGGTTAAGATATTAATCAATAATGAACCAAAACCATCACAACGTCCACGTTTATCGGGATATCGAGTTTACGTCCCAGGAGCATACAAAAATGCAGCATTCTTCCAGAAGCATGTATTACCAACTCTTGGTGATTTATTTATTGAAACACCATGTAAGATGCAAATCGATATCTATGCAAAGACACCAACATCGTTTTCAAAGTCACAAAAGTTGTTAGCAGAAATGAAAATACTTCGTCCATGGACTCATACAGGGGATGTTGACAACTATGCCAAGAGTGCGATGGATCAAATTCAACCGAATAAGAAACGTGGACATCGTGGTATCTTGAGTGATGACGCATTGGTATTTTCCATGTCATGTGACAAGTATTATTCCACCACACCACGTTATGAATTAACAATCACATATATGAATAACATCCCAGAATGCATTAGGAAGATAATGAAATTAATTCCGAAAGAATGATATGATGGGGCCTTTACGGGCCCCTTATCATGAACGCCTTCATAAATGCATTGATGAAATGTATATTAATTTATTAATTTAAGGAGATGATGAATCATGGCAAGAAGTGAATACCAAGATTGGCTTGATCGGAATGGTGGTACTTCCGAAGAAGACTATGATACTGCCTCGAAAGCCGTCGGTAATATAAAAGACTTGCATGATACTACAATCGGCCGTTTTGTAAAAGGCTATAAAAAGGGTAAAAGCACCAAATCTGTAATCGGAATGGCTTCACGAAATACATTTGAATTTCCAGTATTCTGTTCCAAGAGTGTCCCATTAGATTATGCAACAGCAACAAATATGTTATTGGAACAACTGTATGCGGCATATGTTCAAATGGCAATTTCACAAGATCCAATCGTTGATGCAAAGAGTGTGAAGCATGGTGGATTCTTATCAAAGTTCCAAACTAACACAACGCGATATGTTGAATACACGGATATGTCATATGCTCATGACGCTTGTCATAATAAGATTATTAATGAACAAGGTATCTTTGAATTTGATATGCTGAATTGTTCTGATGCAGATGCAAAAGAAATTCTGGAATGTGTTGATTATGAACCATTGTCTGAATTCGATCACTTCTTCCAAGAAAGTGGATCAGCACGAAGAAATGCTTTAAGAGATCGATTGGAAAATGAGACTGATGACTTTTATGACAAAAAAACTGAAAGACTATCAGCTGGTGCTTCTAGAGAAACTGGAAGTGATGAATCGACACGCACGAGTGGTTCCATCTCAGAAAGATTATCACAAACTAAGACCGACACAACATCTAAGTCTTCATCAGACTCAGATAGGAAAACTGATACTGGTGTACAGCATAACCATTCAAGATCTGTAAGAACAGGAGGTGGTGCTGGTGGCGCAGGTGGAGTAGGTGGTGCTGGTGGTGCCGGTGGAACTGATGTGATTACACGAACCCATGATAAATTAGGTAAACGGCATGACACTTCACATGAATCATCAACATCATCAAGAACAGACAATTCAAAAACAAATTCTGGTGAATTATCAGCACAATTTTCTCAAGATGAAACTATCAGCGATTCATTACGAAAGTCATTGAATGCACAGTTTACCCAAGATATTCAACATATGTCTGATGCTGAAAAGGAAGAGTATATTAGAAAAGCATTGATGTCCGATGCTCAACTTGAAAAAGAAGAGAAATCTATTCAGTTATTAGATGATGAATTAGCAAGACTTGACAAAGCTCATGATGAACAAGATGCGCGTATTCAGAAAATTCGTGATGAGATTACGCATGCAAGAAATCGTGATGATCGTGAAAGAAAAGCTGATCGTCGTGCTGATGAAGAATTAGATTTGAAAAGAAATGCTGATGCTCGTGAAGACGCTAAGGCATTACGTGAAGAAGAACAATTACTATTACAAAGAAACAAAGATAATCGTGAAGCAGCAAAGTTAGTAGCAGATTTACAGAAAACAACAGAAGAAGTCATCAAGCTTCGTCGTGAAAATGATTCAAATAGTCCAGAAGCACAAAAGAGATTACATGACGCTGAAATTGCCAGACTTGATGCTGCTAAGAAATTGATGGATTTAGCAAATACAGATACTTCAACAGATTATGGTAAGGAAGTTGCAAATCGTCGTATAAAGCTTCGTGCAGATACTGGTAAAGCAATTGCTGATGCAAAGTTGGCGGAAAAGAAGTATAGGGATTACGATAAACAAGAGCGTGATCGTAAAGAAGAACATGCTCTGAAGATGATGAATCGCGCTCCTGAGATACTGAAAGAAGAGGATATGCGTAAGATGAATTCTATGAAACCTCTTTTGATGAAGCTTCAGATGAGAGTGACAGATCCAAGTGGTGCTGTATCTGATAAACCGGTGGAATTCATTATCGGTGTTCATACACATTGTCGTTTGATTGATCCCGAAACATTGCCTGATGTTGTAAAATTTCCATTAAAGGAAATGAATGCGATCTCTCGTCATGTTAAGTGGAAGGCTGGAGAATTAAGATTCTTGAGAGACATTGTATTCCAAGTGAAGGAAAAGAAACAAACAGCAATTGACTCTCGTGATCCAAAACGTAAATGGTATCGTCGTCTATATCAGCTTGCACATGAAAAGGGTGATGCAAATGTTGCAGGTGCAGTATCAGGTAATCAGACAACTGGTTTAATTCCAAATGCAACAATTATGATCACAAATGGTGACGTAGAGAATATCAAATCTGCAACAAAGCTTGATGTATTAAAACCATCATTAGCAAAGAGATTATGTAATGAATTATTCCTCATTTCATTCGTTGTAATTGATCAAGATGCTGAATCTATCAAGATCTTTATTCCGGATTTACATAATGATTGGGAAATTCATTCATTAAATTCTGTTGAAAAGCAATTAGCAGAATTGTCAACAGCTGGCTCTAAGACACGTGATCTGTTTAAGTTATTAAATTGATTTGATATGAGGTGATTAATATGCCATATTCTGTAAATAAAATAACAGAGAGAAAAGACAAGATGGAGACATCAGATAGCGCGATCGAAAAAGAGCTTTATGCTATGACGAAGATGCTAGATGATATTTATGGGAAAAAAAGTTCTGATGAATACAAAATGGCTGGGGATATTACAAAATCCCCAGTCTATGATATATTAGAAAAGCAAATTGCTGAATTATCAACATTAAAGGGTTTCCCAAAGAATGAAGCAAAGGAATTCCAAGATATGTTTAATGCATTGCATAAGCCATTGTACAAGAAGATGGTTTCGGAATTCATTAAAAAACCCAATGAAAAAAATATCACATTTACTGCTATATTTACATCTGGATATCGTTTGTTAGTTGGTGAGATGGGTAGGGTATACGCATCAACAGAAGCAACACCGGATGGTATTATCTATGTTCCCGATAAGACAACGCCCAATGAACACAATCGTGCATTCCTTCGTGCGTTTAATGGTAATATGGAAGCTGCATATAACAACGCAATTCGTAATTATCATGGATCTACTAGAATGACGCAAGAAGGTGCGTTGTTGTCTGGTATTGGTTCTGCATTAACTGCATTCTCAGCATTTGTACAAGCACATGAAATCATTCCGATTACTGCATTCTTCCGTGATGTATTCGGTAAAATCTTTGGCGTTCGAAAAATATTGAATCCCATTTCATACATTAATCATACATTAACAGAAAACTATGACAAACGTGTTAGACAATTTAAGAATGCTTGTGATTTGTACGAAGAAACTAAGAAGGCATACGAAGAGTACAAAGCAGCTCCCGGCAGAAAGAGTAGCTTGATTGATATGAGATATCAAAAGAATATTAAGAAATACAATATTCAAATGAAGAATCTTCAAGCACAACTCAAGCATTATGATTCTCGTGCAATGGCTGAGGAAGAAGCGAAAAGAGATCAGATTCGTTTGGAAAAGAAATCACAAAGAGAAGCAGAACGTAAACAACAACAAGAAGAAAAGGGTAAACCAAAGCCATCACCCAAACCATCATCTTCGGATTCTGATGATGGTGATAATAGTGGTGGTAGTTCATCATCACCAAAGCCCACACCTGTGGATACTGGTGATTTGGATTTCTAATACGGTTGTTAATATAGTAGAGGAGTGGGCCAATTGGCCCACTTCTTTTTACATTCTCTCACATACATATTGTTTAATTGAGGGAGGTTGATACTATGATACAATCACATGAGATAATGAAGATGTGTTCATTAATGCTGTATCAGTATTATGAATGTTATCGAAAAACAAATCGTGATCTGAATCGACAATTGCTGGATATGTTTACATTATATTTAATGAGATCTTTTCAATCAAAGTTCCCATGGTTTGATATGGAAGAACAGCAATTAACAAACTTCTTATTGTTACAAGATCCATTCCAAGAAATGTTAGATTTAAAAACAGACCCAAACTTATTCTCAAATATGTGGAGTAAATTGACACAATTCGTTCATGAACATTATTATGCGATTGATAATGATTATGTCATCTTAGAGATTGTTCCGATTCCAATCGATAGTCTGGCGATTACACATGGGATGATCGTCGGATTCTTTACACCATATTTGGAATAAATATCCACATGTACAGTAACATGAGAGATACAATCAGTACTAGTAAACAATAAAAGAGGTGATTACTATGAATTACAACGTACAGATTCTTGATCAGTCACACAATCATATTGCGGACTTTATGAATGCTTCAACAGAAGATGTATTAAAGTTTATCCGCAAAGGAATGATTGTGATTAACTTACTGACTGGATCAGAGATGCATGAAGAAGATTTAGTTGCATCAATTGGTATTCAAGAATGTGCAATCTCAATGTGATTATTTTATTAAATCACATATATAATATTCAAGTGTATGACATCCCGTATGGTGTGTTGTATAAATAAAATCTATTTAATTAGGAGGACTTTCCAATGATTACTGAACGTACACATTCCCTCGCCGCTATGTGCGAATGGGGCAACAAGGCTGTGAACAACCAGGGTGGTACAACCCCCGAGATCCAGCAGGCATTCCGCCAGACACTCAAGGCAGGTATCAAGAAGGCTAACTATCCCAGCTGTGAAGCAGAGCTTGCCATCATTGACGAAATTACTGATTTTGACGTAACACCTTTGGCTGAACAGATGCCCGATGCAATTGCTAAGTATATGGCTGAGACAGGTCGTGCAATTAATTTGCCTGCGGTTGATGACAAGACTGCTCCCGCAACATTGAAGCTGATCCACAAGGATGAATCCGTATCCACAGGTACAATCCAGATGGGCCCCCACAAGGGTGAGACTTACGAGTCCGTGACAGAAGCACATGACGAATATCGTATCAAGAGTAACAACAAGGCATTCAAGAAGTAATTTAATATGTTAAAGAGTATCCCGCCCCATTGGGGCGGGCTTCTATTTTTTTTATTTTTTCATATATATATAATTTATATGAACAGAGAGAATGAAATACTTCAATCTGTATCAAATATTATATTTAGCCTAGAGTCGACGGCTTGAAACTCGACCTACCTCGTCATATGGTAGCCTGCGAGCATTGCTCAAAGGGGAAAGGAATATTATGACACATGTAACAATTCTCAGAAACAGAAACGGCAAGGCAATCGGCGTTGAGCTGACAAAGGCTAACTCCCATGGACTGTTCCACAAGAATGGTCTGCTGAGCAATGTTGAGGTATCTAGTGTTACGCTGGATGCTCAGACATTTGTGATGCTCATGCACATGGTCGAGGGAGCCGCTACACTTGGTATGGACACATGGGACCTCGGTCAGGATGTAGTTCGCAAAGCTTTTAAGGGCTACGGCTCTGAGGCTAAGCAGCTCCGTGACATGTTGGAAGTTCTCACAGGACATCACCACAGCACAAACGTTACTTACTCTGACTATGCAACCATCGGCAACGAATTGGTTAGCATCTATAACGAAGTAAAGTAAGCCAACACGATTCTGGAACAGACCTGAGCAGGTCTATAAACTGCTCAACATTATGACCGGCGGAATGAGGGAGATTGGTGATACATACCTCTCCCTCGCCTGTCTTATATTTTTTTTTCTTTTTTATCCTTTTGAAAGTCTTTGAATTTGCATCGGAATATCGTCATTCGGGAATGGGTTTTGATTGTTATTGTTCAAACCCAATACGTCTGTGATATCCGGTTCTTTTTTTCCTGTCATAGTATCCATTTTGTCAATGATCTTTTCTAACAAATCTTCTACACGTTTTGCAGATACATTGAATGTATGGTTCATCAAACGTTCCATTCTTTCATTATCTGTCTTATCAGATTTCTGAATCTGATATGTCGTGTTATTTACAACTTGTGGTTTTGGATCATCTACATTTGTGATGGTGTTGTTAATTGTTCTATCTGCTTTGATGATTGATGTCTTATTGGTAGTAGGTTTGAATAATGCATCATCCCATGTTCCAGTTGATTTATCATAGTCTCCAAATATTGATGGATGATCTGGTTTTGTGATTTGTGCATATTGCATAAATGAACTGTTTCTATTCTTCAAGTCATCCTTGGAAACACGTTTCATGTACTTCCGTTTTACATCGTCAGTCCATCCAGCTTGTAAACGTTTCTCATAGTTTTCATCAGATTCACCACTATTCTGTGGATGCTCTCTCATGTACAATTCATATGCTTGCTGCTCATAATATTCTTCATAAGAACCTTCTGGACTAATAGTACTTCCTGTGAATCCTATAAGTTTATTTGTATCAATTGCTGGAATCGATTCATCATAATCACCTGAACCAGTTACACCCAATGCTGCAGATAATGATGATGCTTCTTCATCTGTTGTTTGTGTTGATGATGTACCACCACCGCCACCACCATTCGGACGTATGATATATGTATGAGAACCAAGTGTGGGACGACCATTTTCAACAAATGCTTGTAATGGATCTGCACCAGCAGCAATCTTCTCGGAAACATCTTCTGAATAAACGATATCATCATCATTTCCCCAGTTCCAACCATAAATCTTACCATTATACACACCAGCAGCAACTTCACCATGTCCATTACGAACGAGAATATCACCAAGTTGTACTGATTCTTTATTGAATGGCATGGATATAAATGCGGTTGATTGATTTCCACTTTTGTCTTTAATTGGATATTGATTTGATGCAGCAGCACTAACGAATGCATTTGAATTGTATGAGTTTTCCAAACCCATATCATCTAATGCAAATTCGATCATACCTGTACAGTCTACTTTACCTGATAATGTTTTTCCATTCAAATTCAGTTTTGTCCAACTATGACTATCGTCGTAAGTACGTTGTAATTGAGATTTGGCAGCAACATTGACTGCTGTTAAACTATTGACAAATTGTCCACCGTTTCCAGATACTGTAACACCAGTTCCGCCTAATGCGCCACTAGCACCGTATCCGCCAGCACCACCTCCACCGGATAATCCACCAGCTTGTACGATACCTAATGTAGCTTGTGAGAAGTCTGTATCAACTTGGAAGTTGTTCTTGATGCCACCAGCAGCAGCTGTTGCATAATTGATAAATCCACCATTTCTAGTAGCTCTACCAAATCCACGTTTTTCAGGAGTTTGCAACATTGCTGTGTCATCCCATATATCAAGATATTCATCATTCTTGAATTGATATCCGTTACCAAGCATTGGCATTGCTCCGCCACCAGTCATCAGTCCTCCAGTACCGTTAGCAGCAGTTCCCATTGTACCATTAAATTGTTCAAAGTATTTCTTTGCTGCATTATCACGATCTTCTTGTGCAACAACACCGGCTCTTTCAAATAACTTCTGCCAATTTCTCGCAGCCGTAACAGGATCTGTATCGTTTTTAACGGATGCTGCAGCCTTTTCAGAACCAGCTAATTCTTCTCTCAATGTTGCAAATTGAGCTGTTAACGAACCAACTGAGACATTGTTTGATTTTGCATTATTCAGTAATGTTTGTTTTCTTGAGCTGTTTGTCCATTGCGCTAGACCATAACCGACACTATCGCCAACGAAGCTACCACCTGCATCGGCTTTTAATGTGTAATCCCATGATCCTTGATATGGCGGTGAATAACCCTTTCCTTCGGCCAAATAAGGAATCATCAAACTCTCTCGATAGAAGTTACCCATAACACCAGCAGCACCAGCATCCGAGAAACCTTCACTCTTTAAGAAGTTCCAAACATACGGTGCCCAATAATCAGAATTTGGATTCTGTTCCAAATCAGAACCTGCACCTAGTGCATTTCTTCCCTCTTCATCTGCATCAACAGTTGATGTTGAATCATACGAAGAATTATTTGATGTTAACGGTTGTGATGGAGCACGATATTCGAAGTATGTTAATGGATTCACAGGTTGGCCTGAAGCTGTTTCAACTTGATAATGCAAATGAGATCCACGTGAATAACCGGTATCACCCATATGACCAAGTAATTGACCAGGTGCAATTGTGTCACCAACTTTAACAGATGGATCTTCATACATATGAGCATATCTATGTTTATATCCAGCACTATCTGTCCAAGCAACAGTATTACCCCAACCACCATTATTGGAACTATCACTTTCACGTTTACCGCCACCACGAGCATCAACAACGGTTCCTCCTGTGATAGCATGCAGTTCTGCGCCACCTTCACGTTTGTCTTTTGGAATTGTCCAAATATCGATACCTTTGTGCACATCTGATGTTGTACCTTCACCTTTATTATTGGCTAATGGTCCACCTCTATAAACATACCAGTTTTGATCGCCGCTACTTGCATATTCAACAGCAGCACCACCAGTTTTTGAGAAGAATTCATGTACTGGAGACTGTAGCATTCCGGTTGCTCCAGCTTGAATATTGACATCTGTAATTTCTTGTGTGTAACTACTCGTATCCATGATGGCTCCATCACCAGATGCCATTGTACCGCCATTAGCAGCAGTACCAGTAGCTCCACCTGACAAAGCACCAGTTCCTCCTCCGGCATATGATGAACCACCAACACCAGAGTTGATCATTAATGAACCGATACCACCATTCACAGTTGCAACACCGTTGTAGTTAATACCGCCTAATGCGCTATTGGTCCAAAGACCTTGCTCTTTATCATAATCACCCCATGTAGATGATGATACACCATTAGCAGCATCAATCATGGAAGTTTGATATAAACCATTGGTCTTCTTCAAATCATTCTTGGAAACACGTTTCATGTATTTCCGTCTCACAGCATCAGTCCAGCCACCTTGTAAACGTTTTGCATAATTTTCATCAGATTCATTTGCATTTTGAGGATGTTCATCTTGGTAAAGTTTGTATGCCACTGGTTCATATTCTTCATATGCTTCATTACCCAGATACTCACGAGAAGTTTGTTCACTTTCCTTATTTGCTTCTTCTTCTAATACGTCACGAACTTTGTTATTATTACCACCTGTGAAGATATTCAAAATGTTATTGAATACATTCTGAAGTTTCTTCATTGATTCTGCAAATGCACGATATGGATTACCTGCTTCTTTCTTTAATGATTCAGGATCAACATTTTCAGCAACATAACGTTCATCATCTTTACCGCTATATTGCGTTTTGTATGTTCCCGAAGCACCGTTTGTGACACCAATGACGGTAAATCCAGGCACACCATATCCTATTCCAGCACCGCTATAGCCAGCACTAACACCACTAGATGCATATGATGTTCCATCTGCAGAGGTTCCATCTTCACTACCTGATGAACCACCGGGTTTATTATAGCTACTTATTATGGAACTTGATAACAGTTTTACCAATGTTTCAAAGTTGCCCTTTTCGGGATCAAATTGCCCACTATTATGAGCAACCCACCAATCCATTGGTTGTGAATCAGGACTTAGTTTACCATTTGCTACTTGCATATTGTATGCTTCAACAAGTTGGTTGTATAGATCTGGATTACTTACTTTCAATTCAGCAAGTCTCTTTGCTGCCTCTTTCTGAGTTAATCCACCACTTGTGCTACCTGATAATGTACCGGCAGATTCTCCAGTTTCTGTTGATGTGACATTGCCATATTTGAACTTTGTATCGTAAATTGCTTTAAGAACGGCGCCATTTACTGCTGCTTTTTCTTCATCTGTGAATATCGGCCAATATAATCCCGTTGTACCACCGTCTTGTATTTGTTTCGCTAACCATTTTGCAGCTGTATTGTATGTTTGTACGTGATCTTTATTATTTGCAGCCCATAACTTATATGCTGTATTAATCGCCTCTTGAGTACTACTTGGAACATAGGCAATGATTTGTGAAGCAAGATTTGAACTAATTCTATTGTATGTCGCATTAGATGAGCTATATCTCGTACCATCAACTGTTGTGCTTGTTCCATACGGAGATGGAGATCCATAATTTGTTTGAACTTGTATAGCAGATGTGGCTGTTGTTGGTCCATTACCATATAAATCATAAATGTCATATGGCTCAACATCACCAGATCCATATAATCCCATAATTGATCCAGCAGTTAAATCACCAACAGAACGACGTTCAATCCGCCCAGTCATTGGGTTAGATACATATGCACCACCTGCACCGTCTGTACCAATCACGTTGATGTAGTGATTATTACCATTTCTGGTACCAAATCCTCCGCCACTACCAACGAGAGTGATTGGATTATTTGGAGATGCACGACGTAACGAATTATTCGTCACACCACCAATTTGATATCCCACACCCATGGATCTTGCATAGTTGATGAATCCACCAACACTTGTTCCACGAGTTTGTGAATATGCACCGGAAGCAGCCATTGATTTTGTTAATGCACGTGTATCGACATTACCGCTACCACGACGAACCAATGCATCAGCTAATGCTAATGGACCACATCCACGTTTACCCATATTCATGAATCCACCATAGGATCCTTGTGAATCACCACCACCAGTTACATCTGTTAATGGATGATAACCAACACTATTTGTATCAATAACGGGTGGGGGTGGCTGAGGTGTTGTATCAGGTTTTGTGCCAGGTTCAGGAATTGGTGTAGGAGTAGGAGTTGGTTCAATTTGTGGAGATTGTCCAGGATTAGTATTAGGATTAGTATTAGGAGTTGGGGTAGGAGATTGTCCAGGATTAGTATTAGGATTAGTATTAGGAGTTGGGGTAGGAGATTGTCCAGGATTAGTATTAGGATTAGTATTAGGAGTTGGGGTAGGACTCGGCGATGGCTCTGGTTCTGGTTCCGAAGAAGGACTAGGTGAAGGTGAAGGTGAAGGTGTTGTATCAGGACTTGTACCATCAGGATTTGATGGAGTTGGATTAGTAGGATTAGATGGTTCAGTTTGTGGTTCATCTTGCGGAGTTGGTTCAGGAGTTGGAGTTGGATTAGTAGGATTGGAAGGTTCGGTTTGTGGTGTATTTTCAGGAGTTGGTTCTTCAGATGGTTCTTCTTCACCATTATTTTCTGGAGTACCTTGAGGCTCATACAATTCAGAAATAGGTTGGTTAGTATTATCCAATTGCTTTGATACAAGATTTGCTTGTGCAGTAACACCAGACATCATTACATTTAACCCAGCTGCTGCCAAACCACCTGCTGCTTTGAATAATGTTTCACCCATTGCTGGTTGATTCAATGCAATTAAGATCATTCCTTGTCCAGCTAAGATTTGTCCCATACCAGATTGCATTGCACCAAGCAATACCTCCAGCTGTGCTAATAGAGATTGAATCTTAGGAACCATGTTAACACGTACGGATGATAACATCGGCAATTGAATCTTATATTGGAAATCGGTATAATCATCATGATATTTGACAAATTGTTTGAGCAACGGCATTGCGATATCATTTACCAATGATGCAAATGTTGGTAGATAAACTTTTACAAATGCTGAGAAGAAACTCATCAATGTTGCAGAGATTGGAGATAATGATGCAGATAGTACAGGGAATATACCCAAGCGATCTTCCTTAACAGACTTTAATACTGAAACAGAATTGTCACGAATGTTACTGATGACACCATTCAATCCACCAGTATTCAGAATCTTTTCACCATAAGTACCTTCTGTATTATCTTGGAATTCACTTGTGGATCCAGGTGTTGATGCAAGTGCAATGTTCGAACCTTGTGATGCACCAAATCCAGCACCAGTCATACTATCGGAATACATGGAACCGGTACGACTATCAATCAATCCACCAGGTAATGATGATTTTCCTTTACCGGATCCGTCACCACTAGTGCCTCCACCGATACCGCCAACCAATGCATTTCGAATATCGATTAATACATCAAGTACATCATCAGATACTGGTTTAAATACATTGATCAATTCTTGTGTATCACTAGAGATATCAGTATCACCAGAACCACGTACATCGATATTGATTTCACCAATCTTAGAATTATCGATCTTTGGTATTGCTCCATTCTTTGGCATTGTTTCTGTTTGATGAATACCGTCACCACTTTGTTCATCATCATTTTTACCAAATAACAAATTACCAATCTTACTAAATAACTTAGCATATGGAGCAGCGATCACGGATATGATTTTTGCAATAATTGTGATAGGAGCTGCAATTGCTTTAATACCAGTTGCAATTAATTGAATAATGGGTTTAAATATCTTGAATCCAGTCGTTAACATTTCAGGAACAACCGCAACATAGTCACGAATTTCTTCCAATACACCAGATTGATATTCAATAGCTTCATCACCAGATCCTGTTACCTTTGTTGGATCAACATCAGGAATTTTTGAACCATAATAGAGATCTCGGCCTGCATTAACAACATTAGCTCCTGTTTTTCCAATTGCACCACCAATATCAGTATCCATTACAGCGTTTGTAACATTTACAATAGGTATTGTGTTGATAGCCTTTCCCGCTAAATTACCTATTTCTTTAGCAGCAGCATTACCAACTTCATGTTGTTTTTCTTTATTAAGAATTGAGGACCTATCGATCTCCTTCTGCTTTTCTATGCGCTTACCAAACGATTCATCAGCAGCATTCATCTTTTCTTGGCCTTCTTGGACTTTATCACCACCAGCTTTGATTAACTCATCACCTTTTTGCTTGAGGTTCTTATTGAAAGTTAGTGTACCAACACCCTTCATGAGTCGTCCAATACCGCTGATGAGTCCGCCTAATATTTTCTTACCAAATCCAATAATCCTCTTAATTCCATCAGCAACCAAGCCAACAGCATTTGCAATTGTTTTCAAAATTGGAACAACAGTTGTTTTCAATGTCCCTGATATGAATTTAGCAACAGTTGACAATACGGATGTTACAAGTTCAAAATATGGTGCAACAAGTTTTAAAACAGGAACGAGTAGTTCTCCAATAATTTCTACAAATGGTGCTAATACGTCCTTCATGATATCGCCGACAGAAGAAAGAAATTCACCTAATGTGTCTAATATCGGACTCAATGCTTCAATAATAATATCAAGAATTGGTGTTACGATATCAACTACAGTATCTAGTACTGTCAATATTGCATCAAAGAATGGTGTTAACGAATCCAATATTGTCGTTAATACACGTCCAACAACACCCATTAATGTTCCTAAAATACCAGATAGTGAATCAACAATTTTTGATGCAAAATCTGAAATCTTCGATATGAAATTACCAATAATTGTGACAATTGGTTTTACAGCATTTAGAATCTTGGAAACACCTTTCTCGAGTCCCTTTAGACTCTTGGTCAAAACGTTTGTTACAAATTTAGAGAAAGACTTTACTGCTGCAAATCCCATTACAACCGATGCAATAATTTGGCCAACACCCAAGGCTATTTTACCAAGTGGCCCAAGTATTTTTCCAATTGCTCCAATCACCGGATTTTTTTTAACGTTATCAACGAAGCCACCTAATTTTGTTCGATTATTCTCTGTTCCAAAAAGTTTCTCACCAATTTTTGTTTTGACACCAGATGCTTTTGCTTTGAGTTTATCATACCAGGTTTCTTGGTTTTGACCATCTGATTCAGTATTTTCTTGTGTGTTGTTTGTCCCACCAGTAGGTTGTTCGGGTTTTGGTTTACCAATATTCTCAATTGCTTCTTTTATACTTCCCAACCATGCTGGTATAATATCTTGAATTGTTTTTCTTGTCTTTTCTTCATCTGTTTCTTTTTTGACTTGCTCTGGATCTTTCTTTTTAATGTTAAATAATTCGGAAAATCCTTCTTTCACATTTTTGAAACCATGACTGATGCCGTCTTTCAAGAATTGTAAGAATGGTTTTCCGACAATATTAATGAATGGCTTTGCAATAAAATTCTTTACAAAATCCATTAATTTTTTGCCAGCAATTGCGAGGAGTCCACCACTACCAAAAAGCTTACCAATAATTCCACCTTTCTTATCGGCTTTTTCTTGAGCTTCTGTGATTGCATCTGCACCTTTAGCATGAATGGATTTTACAATCTTTTTCAATCCGGGATTTTTAATATGATCCAATGCGCTAGAAATCAATGATTTTTCTTTAGAATCAGATTCTCCATCTTGTGAAAGATTGGTACTGACACTTGACGCAGCTTGTACAACAGCAGCATCTTCTGCTTGTTCTTTCTCTTGTTTCTCTTTCTTTTCTTCTTCTTTATCCTCATCATTACTATTGCCATTTGATGATTGATCTTCGGGAGATTTTGTGATCTTCTTTTTTGCTTTCTCGAATAATGATGATACTGCAGCAAATGGTGCTGAAATAATTTCTTTTAAACCTCCCTTGATGTCGAATTGGGAGATTGTGGATTTCATTTCTTTTGCAAAACCAGGATCCTCTCTAACAATAGGAGGGGGTTCATCATCATCCCCACCACTATCATCTTCTTTATTTCCACCTTTGTTATCACCACCATTGTTGTCATTGGTATTATCATTATTGGTATTATCATTATTGCCTGTATCGATTGTTGTTGCATTTTCAGCTTCTTTTCTTGCAGCTTCTTCTGCAGCAAGTTCTGCATCACGAGCTTGACGATACTTCGTATATACTTTAGATTTACCTTTTTTACTACTACCAAGAAGATCAATGATCGTATCCAATCTACCTATTACATTTGCATGGAATTTTGGAATTGGTGCATCTTTGGATAATATTCCGGACATCGTATCCATTTTGGAAGTGTCTTCTTGGCCTTTCTTCTCCAATTGCTTTTGCCATTCGGAGAAGTTTAATTTCTTTCCATCGGCTCCTGTCATGGATGATTCCATACTATCCAACAATGCTTGTTTATATTCTGCTAATTCTTTTTCATATTTTTCTTTTAATGCACCAATTCTTGGTGCACTTTGATCAATATGAAATTTCCGATCACCAACTGTTTCATCGATTGCACCATTCTTCAATCTCTCTTCCGTTTTTGCATTAATATCTTCAATAGCTTTTTGACGTTCTTCATTGAAGTTTGATGTCTCAATTTGTAAATCTTGTTTAGAAGCCAATAACTTTGAAATGTTCTGAGGGGTTAAGTCTGGAACATTCTCAATTTGTCCTTTTGCTGCAGCATTTGCATAAAATGATTCTTTGGCCTTTGTTTCGGCTTCACATGCTTGGCGAATGATACGAGCTGTATGAACATTTGATTTATCATTATTCGTAATTTGATATCGCAATTGTGCAATATAAAATTTAATTACGTCTTTATTCCATCCTGGAATATCAATATTCGCCGACATGTTTTTGCTGATATATTGCCAGAATTCCGGTGTTTTTAATCCATGAATTACTTCCATTCGAGGATGTTCTTCAGTGAAGTATTGAATTGCCCAAAACATAAATGATTGCATTGCAGCATCAGTTGCTGAAGCAGTCATCTTTTCAATATATGGATTCTTCTTTGTTTGTGTACCACCATCTTTATTCGCAACCGTATATGTTTCAGCTTTTAAACCTTTCAAGAAATCTGATCGATCATCACTATCCAATGCAGAACGAGAATACACCGATGTATCAAATGATTGCATTTTTTCCACATCAGATTCTTTTTTGTTGGATAAATGACCATGACGATCAACATGGAAATCTTCACCAGTTAAAGCACCGACGATTTGTTGTAAATATCCGGGAATGATTTCAACAATCGATTGACGAACAATACCATCAAACTTTGCTTCTTTCGTGTTATAGGTATCGGTAATATACGATTGACGATCGTTTGCTTGACGTCTTGCATCACCACGATCACCTCGAAACAAATCTTCAATAAATCCGCCAAATAAATCAAATCCGGGTATCTTCTTCAACCAAGCAGGTGGTTCAGTTGCTTTGGTTAAATACTTTTCCAAAGTAACATCCAATGTATCATTGATGGTCTTCATCATTTCATTGTATGAAACTTTGTTATCATCTTTATGCTCACCTTCACCATTTGATTTACCAAATATCTTTTTATCTTTGACTCCGGTCATATCTATGAGTGAGGATAATACTGTTGCCGGTGACCATTGAGCTGGATCCAAGAACATTTTAACAGTGTCACTCATGTCGGATACTCTTTGCTTTTGATAATTAAAGAATGATCCAAGTGTTACCTTTCCTTGTTCATTATAAATTCCTCTCTGTTTACCTCCACCTTCGGACAATTGTGATGTTTGTTCAGCGTTTGCTTCTGCAACAGCTGATTGTAATTTCAATAATGAATCTAATTTTTCAGAAATGGAAATAACTGATTTATTTAGATTATTGATTGATGTAATAATCTCACTAGCTCTTCCATTAATTTCAGATGTAATTTGAGAAGCATTCATCATGGCTGCTTCTGCTTGTTTGCCTGCAATATTGTACATGGCACTGACTTGTCCACGTGCAATTCCTTTCATGGAATCTGCATCAAGGATTTGTGATGGTGGACCAGAATCTTCACCACCGTTATCAATATCAAAACCAGCGTCAAAATCAGAATCGCTGTCTGTTGACAAATCACCATCTGAGAACTCATCACCACGATCGAAGAACCAATCAGCGAATTTCTTACCACCATTCTGTTTCATATCGGTAAACACATCTCTGACTTTTGTTTTACCAGCCATCAATGTTTCACTAATCATCTTGGTGTCTTGTGCCAATTGTGAAATGTTGGATGTATAATCATTAAGAAATGATTCTTTACCAGCTTCTTTCGCAATCCACGCAGTTTGAGCTAATATATTTCTTTTCTTCTTATCATTTGGCATTTGTCATTACACCTCCTTTGAGTATATATCTGAACAATAACAGATATTAATTTAAAATTGGGTGGGCATTGCCCACCCAATTTGATATTAATATGACATTATTGTGGAATAACAGTATTTCCATTGTCAAGCGCTGTTGTGAGATTATCTGAAGTATACTTCTGATGGTTTTCATCATTATATCTACCATCATCTCTGGAATATTTTGTTGATCCTTTACCAGTTAGATATTGATTACCAAGTTTGCTAAATACGTTTTCTCTTGAGCGATTAACTCGTTTATTTTCATTTGCAACATCAGCAAGCGCAGAATTGTTATTAATAAATCGCAATACTTTTCGACTGGTAATAGCAAGAGCCTGACACACCTCTAATGTGACATCATATGCCTCTTTTACACCAAATATATATTTAGCAACTGCATCAACAAATGCTCTTATTGGTACAAGATCATTTTTAATTGTAATTTCAAATTTTCTGTCTGATTCCTTCAAATATTGGTCATTCTGTTTTTTATTTATCGCATCTTGCTTCTTTGCATCGCGTGTTTTAATAATTCCCATTTCTGTAGTATCAGTGTATTCATCCCCTGCCATATTATACAAATTTTGGAATATAGGGTTATTTTCAAATGATAATTTAAATTCTTCCATTTTATTATCCAAATCTTGTAGCATATTATTTAATTCATTACCTTGAATAGAAGAAAATACAGTGTATGAATCTGTAAAAATAGCGGCATCTTCGAATGTATCAAACGATGAAACAAGGTTGTCTGTTCCCTTAGATCTCTCTTTGATTCTAGATCCTTGTTCTCTTAATTTTAAAATTCTTTCATGAAATAACGACACTCTCCGCATAGTTTCTAATACAACCGGTTCATTTGCATTAGTCGATTTCCAAGCATAATTTTTAATTTTTTCAATATCATTTAATGTTCGTTTGACATCTGCCGAAATAAGCGAAGTAATAGATCCAGTTCTTAATGTTGAAGAAGTTGATAATGATGCAACCTGTGTATTAATCGAATTCATATTTTTTGACAAAAAGGCTCCAGTATATAAAATTTGATCCATTGTTGGTAAATTTGTATGTTCTTTTCTATATTTTTCTTTTCCTTTTTCAGTTGAATTAATGAATTTATTAGTACCAGATATAGCCAAGCTAATAATACTTGTCGCAATCAAAGTTGGTGCATTAATTGTTGCTAATAAACCGGTTGTGGAAGCAGCAACGCTTGCGCCAGCGAATGTTGTCAACGCTGCTGTAACAGATGTTGTAATAGCATGACCACCAGCTGCTGCAGCAGCAGTTGCTACAGTTGAGGTAGTTGCTTTTTTAGCCAGCTCATTAGCAATTTGTGGTCCAAACACGTTTGTAGCAGCAGATATTTTTCCAGGAATAGTTTTAGCTGAGTTCATTTTTGAATAAGCTTTTCCAATATTTTTTGCAGTAGTGAGTAGTGTTGTGGCTGATTCTGTTGTGACATCTTGACCCTGAGAATCATCTCCAGATGATGTATTTTCATTTCCATATTTTTTAAATAATTGCTCAATTTCTGAAAGATCTTCTTTGGATGCAGATTTCAATACTCTATTGACTCTTTCTACTTTTGAAAAATGTTTTTTAATATTTGTTATGACCTTTTTTATTGAATTGATAATAATATCAATAATCTTTTTAATTCCATTCCATATCTTTGAAAGAAACCCTTGTTTTTTAGATGAATCATTTTCAGGCACATCTGATTCTAATATAACAGAAGATGTAGATACTGATGTTCTTAAATAAAATTCCATATACAGCATTTTTTCATAATAATCTAATAAATTACGAGTTATACAATATTCAAATTCGAGATTATAATCATCAATATCATTTATTAATTCGATCGAATCGTTAATCATACTCAACATCTCCTCTCTTAGAAAAATTGAACCAAATCCAAATCATCATAATGAAACGTATTTGTCCATTTTTCAACTAATTCTTTTCGTGATGATTCTGCATTACTCCAATCATCAATCTTTAAATTGATTTCTTTAAATGCTGAACCAACATTATTCATATTCTTTAATTGATTATACAATGTACGTTGAACATCCAACATTGCTAATTCCATAAACGATTCTACACATGATTCTGGAATTGTTTCTCCAGATAAATCATGATCACATTTTACAACAAATCGAACAATAATATTCTCAGGGAAATTGAAGAATTGTATTTTATTATATCCCAACCATTTTGATGTAGGAACAGAACCAGTGATTCCAGCATACTTATTAATTGCAGCACCGGTATTTGTCGCATTCAAAATGTCTTGCGGATAATAAGAACCAAATCCAACAAATGGTGAACCAACTGTGAATGAATTCGTTGTCACTTCACCATCCTGTGTAATTGCAGATTGAGGATATGCATCCGCATATTGTACAGGAGTTGTTGTTAGTGATCCGGGTAAGTAATAAATACAATTCTTTTTCGCCTCTTCCGAAGGAGAACGGAGGAGCTTTCGCTCCTCGTATCCTTCTTTGATGAGTGGCTTGAAACGAGAGAATGTTCGAATGGATGTTTTCATAATTTCAGCAATCACATTTTCTGTAGAATCTTGGAATGGTAATGCAATGGTATTCAATCCCAATGTAAATTTAATATCATTAATTACTTCTGTGATATTCATAAAAAATCATCATCCTTCAGCACTTGCTTTTCTTCTAGGAAGTGTAATATCTCGAGTCATTACGTCCTTAATTTTCTGACCAGCTCTACGAGCACCATCGGCTGCCTTACCTAAAAATGATTTTGGTTTTTGATCATACTGGGCAGCAAGATCATCAAAATCAATACCATTATCTGGATTTTCAGCAGCAGTTCTTAATTCATCTGGTATTTCATCTGCCGGAATTTCTTCAGAATGCGTAACCAATCCATTATTGTCGACAGTGGGTATTGTAGATGTATCAATATCTCTTTTTGGTTTACCACCCTTTTTACGGACATCTCTTACTTGATCATCCAGATCTCTAAACAATTGCTGTTCCTTATTATCAATTCTACCAGCAACGTATTTCTGATTTCTGTTAAGCAAGTCTTGTTGATTTTCATCATCTACACGATTTGCCAAATTCTTTGCTTTCTTTTTACCTTTTAATCTAGCACCATGAAGTCTATCAAATCTCGTTTTACCAAATATATTACCAAGAACAACTTTTATTGATCTTTCTGATAATGCAACAAGATCTTCTGTTTCTTTAATCATTTTTGCAGCACTCATAGCTGTTGCAATTGGACCTTTCATACCAGCAAATATTTGAGAAAACAGCTTTTCTTTTTGGGGATCTTCTACTGATATTTTCATGATTGTGTCTTCTAATAACTCAATCGATTTATTTAATTTTTGTGCGGCTTTCTTCGATGTTCTTGCATCAACAAAAGCACTGTTTGCTTCTTGCTTAGATAAACCTCGATTATTCAATTCGAGATCCTTTTGTAATTCAGAATGCAATTGCTGTGAAATTCTATTAACACCAGCTAACAATTGTTCTGGATTTGTAAGATTTGTAACATCAGCAGTTTGCAAAGTATTTACAAGCTTGGCAATCGCAGTAGCAAACTGATCAATTAAGTTAACGACTGTTGCTGAAATTCTACTTGGACACTGACCAGTTTTGTACCATTCCAAACAAAGTGTTTCAACAGCTTGTCTTTTTTCTTTTGGGATTTTTACTTTCCCTTTTGTAACAGCTGGTTTTTCAATCGATAATTCAGGTGTTTCGTATGATTGTTTAGGCGGAGTTTCTTCCGAATCATCTGTCGTATTATCTGCTGTATTATCTACCGTCTGTGGTGTATTACTTGGTGGGGTTTCTTGTGGTTCCGGTTCAGCTGTATCAACAGTTTCTTCCACATCATCACCAATGGCTTCTTCTAATTCTTCAACAAAAGTTTCTTCGGATACATTTGATTGTTTCATTTCGTTAATTGCATTTGATGCTTCAACTTTTTCTTTTTCTGTATCCTTGTTGAATATTTTTGCAAAGAATTTCTTAACTGCATCAATTGCTTTTTTAATTGCATTTTTGATCTTTTCAAAGAAACCAACTTTCTTCGGTTGATTATCCAATTTTCCTTTTACTTTATCACGAAGACCATCCATTGTCAAAGTCCCTTCGGACTGTTGAATTTCCATGCCATCTTCTTGATAATAATTGTCCATACGAATATATTTTTGATAATATTCCAATAAAACAATCGCTGTATTAAATTCATTGATAATGGCGTTGTCATCTATTCTATCAAGTAAATATTGATTCATTGATATCACACCCTTTATGATACTAATCTAGTTTTGGATTCGTTGCTCCTGTATTCATATTGAATTCGAAGTTGTTAAGTTTCTTATTGTATGCCTTTTTAATCATTGAGTCATTGTTAACTTTGCCAGATTGCACAACTAGGAATTTCCCGCATTTATTTGCTGTCACAGCAATTGTATAAGCCTTATTACTATTGAATCCCGATAGACTAGTTAACTCGGCTGGGTATCCCTTTGCCTTTGTGAATAATTCTACATAGTATTTATCCATATCAGCAAATTTGACTTTTCCACCACATACAGTCTCTAATTGTTTACTAATTTCTGGACCCATGAACTTATCACTTATCTCCCCATCACTATTAAGACCAACATTATCTGTTGCCATCACATATTTATTTGACTTTGATTTTCCCTTTGGTGGTGGGTTTTGGGTTTGCTGTTGTTGCTGTTGCTGTTGTTGCTGACCGTCATTCTTTTTCTTTCTTGAACCTGAAGATGTTTTGTTGACCTTAACAACCACACCTCTCAATGTGAGAATGAAGTTTACTTCAGCAGTCATTGTTTTAGCAACTGTATTGCTAACCGTTGTTGCTAAATATTTCATAATATCAGATAGATCGGTATATAAAGCATGTAGATTCTTAGCCATCCTTGGATACTTATTTCTTGTGAAACCACGTCCGTATTGTGAATTATTAGAACTATTAATTTTCTTCTCCCATGCTTTGATATTCTTTTCGGCATTAGCCATTGCTTTTTCTAGATCACCAATTGACTTACTTAAAGCTGCATTGATTTCCATGATGCTTTTATAAAATGCTTCATATCCTTTATATGAAACTAATGATCCGCCAATATTAGAATGCCATGTTGTAGCTGCTGCAAGATTTGCTGCGCAGAACTTCATTTTTGCTTTTGTAGTTCTTGACATGTTGATTAGATGCTCCATATCAACTAATTCATTACCTTGTGAATCATTAATTCTCTTTGCATAATCTTCCAATAAAGCAATCATTTGTTTTGCATATCTCGGATAATCTCTTTTATGAATTCTTGATACAAAGAAACCCTTCTGTGTTTTCATAGCATATAACGCTTTCTTCAAATATGCTAAATCATCTGCTGGTGTATTTTTTGGCATTTTCGTAACTTCGTTTGACGCTTCATAAACAAACATTTCCGTGACAGGTGCTTCATTATCAGTTCCTTCAGAATCAGTTCCTTCAGAAACTCCTACTTCACCTTCTTTGCCTTTTTCCATTGTGTCAATAACTTCTTGAATTTCTTCATCAGATGCATTCTCGAAAAAGTTACCGACAGTAAGTGCTGCTTCACCGACTCTTTGAGCGTTATCTTTTTTGAAAAGCCTTCTGAAAAATCCTCTAATCATATTAAAGAATTTTTTAATCGCAGTCCAAATCTTATTGCCGAGATTACTAAGAAAACCACCTGTGGATTTACCAGCATTATCATCCACAGCAGTATCATTATTGTCACCGGTTTTGGTTTTGGACCATTGTCCATCCTGCTTCTGTATTGCCGTATCATTCTTTTGAATTGCTGCTTCAGTTGCTTCTGTGAATACATCATTTTCAGAAATTTCAACGCTATCATCAAAATATTCCAATAATGTTAACTGCTTTTGATACAGATTGACGAGACTAATTGTCGTGTTCAATTCACTTTTTAACTGAATATCATCGATCTCTGTAAACATAATACAATCACTCCTTAATTTTTGTATTTGCTTTATGCATAACTGGTGTTTGTGGATCATTATAATATGCTTTTAATTGTTGGCTAATTGGAACATTACCAACCAACCACATGTATGTTAGCATATCATCACGATTTACTTTACCAATTTTTTTATATTGCTTTTCGGAAACCTCTACAATATTTCGAACCTCATTATCAACACTCTTAGACAGATCTGAAAGAACAGATTGCAATTCTTTTGTCTTCTCAATGAATTTGTAATTTAATTCTGAAAATTCAGATAATGAAATTGTTTTCCGATATTTGTCCAATGTAAACATGTCGTTATAAAATGAATAGGTAGAACTCAAAACTTTGTGCTTGAATGACTTCTCACTCTTCATTTTGTAATCTTTAAATCCCGCAAGATATTTAATCATGTCCTCAACAAGTTTTGGATAATTCAATATGGAATGCTTTCCAATACGAGATGAAGATGCTAATCCATTAGTTTTTGTTTTCTGAACATCTGTAAACAAGTCCTTCTGTTTTAATATGTAATCTTTAATTTCTGACATATTAACCACCAAACCCTTCTGGATAAGTTACATTCAATCGCCAAACACGATCCAAACGATTGACAGGTTTCACACGAAGAATTTGTTGTAAACAACGATTCAAATCATTCTGCATTTGAACAAGGTATTGCCTATTATGGGGAACGATGTATCGATAGTCATGAGTATCAATACAGTTTAAATAGAAATCAACTAATTCTAATTTAGAACAAGTATATCCAGATAACATCGCTTGATCATTACTATCTCGAATTTCATTCGTTCTGGTAATTATGTATGCCACCACATCTCGAGGAATTGGTTTTAGCTTCTTTGGTTTAATCAGCATTGCACCAGTCTCTTGATACATTGCATATTCATGATATGCTGAGCCATATTTATCATCATTATTTTTTTCATGATGACGGCGTCTTGCTTTCTTAATTGATTTTTTAGCACCTTTCTTAACAGCTTTCTTTGTACCTTTTTTGATTGTTTTCTTAACTGCTTTCTTCACGATTTTCTTTGCGATATAATTTTCAATCGCACCTTCATCTTTGAAATCTACATCGTCATCTTCGTCATCTTCATCATCAGAATCTTCTTCGTCGTCTTCGTCATCATCTTCATCGTCTTCATCTGATTCAGAATCTTTTTCATCGTCTTCATCATCATCACATTCGTCATCATCACATTCTTCACATTCGTCGTCGTCTTCTTCATCATCGTCGTAATCATCATCTTCTTCATGATCTAAACCGATTTCTTCATAATCATCTTCATCGACAGTGTCTTCTGGTTTTACCTTTTTGACATCATCTAATTCATCATGAACTTTTGACAATGAATATTTCATGTCTTTTGGAATGCTGTCTTCATCATTCTTATCCTTGACATTCAAGTAGTCTTTCGTCAAATCAGAAATACTTGAATCTTTGTCATTATAATGATCCGTCAAATCACGTGCGTAATTTGCACCATTCTTAATGTCAGAATCAGCATGACCAAAATGACCATCCGGTCCCATCGCACCAACTACCGTACCAATTGCATGAATTGTTTCATGTGGTTCTGGTAAATTCAAATGCATCATCCCAGTATGTGGTAGATGTGTCATGTGAATATACTTCACCGTATTATCAATATCTTTTTTATCGTCAAACAATGTACCAGATTCAATCGCATCCACGACTGCATTTTCCATTACAACACTCATGTCTCGTGGAAGTAATAATTCAATTGAACGTTCATTTCCGCATAATCTCGGAACATCACCAGCATATTCATGAATTATATAATTCTTATAATTCTCACGAGGATGTTCGATGTTCACAACATCTTTCAATAGATTACCGTCACACGAATGAAGTGCTTGCTTAACGAGAACTGTTGTCATATTTTCCAAATTGACCACCGCCTTAACTAATTATTTCTTCATCAATTACTTTTAATTTGCAACGTAATCGATAACTACCCATATTTTTATTAAAGGAGAGATTTTTATGCAAATTACATTTGACACAAATTCCATTTTGATTATGATTGGAATCATCATTATGCTTATTTTTAATATCATCACGATTCATCACATTCGTAAAATGTTTGAATTATACACACAACATTCATTAATCATGTATCGTATTCATCGATTATTTGATCGAATGTATGATCAATCATCTGATATTGTCAAGGAAACTAAGCAGTTACACGAAGGTTTTGAGATATTGATAACTGATTATAACAGCCACCATCAACAGAAACATTTACCAGATCCAACACAAGCAGCTCAGATCGAAGCAACCATTAATGATTTAATATCTATTGAAATTCTATTATCATCAGATATGAAAATATCTCGTAGAGATTCTGTCATTAATATCGCAAGTAAAACAGCAGAAACATATCCAGATATCGATGTCACGTATATTGTGAAGAAAACATTAAGTGTGATTGAATCTTTTATTCGAAATAATTAAAGTATTGATTGCGGGGGATATCCCCCGCAATCAAATACATTATTAAAATATGGAGGAATATTAATCCATCATGGATTTGTAGTGGGATCTGTAGTAGTATCTGCAGTTGTAGTAGTAACCAGACCAGCCATAGCATCCGGAACGAGCTGGGAGTTCTTACAAATAACTCTACCCTGAATACCCTGGATTGCGATAGTCTTATACTGAGAAGAAGTTGTTACGAGTACAGCCTGACCACCAGGATTGTGGATATCTGCATAACCAGCATTCTCAGGAGAGTTGGTCAAGTGACGAGCAAATCTGAGATGCTTGTAGGAGATATGGAACTTATCCATCGGATAAGCAACAATATGGAAGAAGTATTCGCGAGATACATCTTCATCTGTCAGATCTTCCATTGCTGCATAAGTAGGAATCATAGATGCAGGAATGGTTGTATATGCAGGAACTCTGTTAGAAGCAACAACACGAATCGGAATTTCAGTATCAGTTACAACACCGAATGCATGGTTCATCTGAACACCACCGATTTCTGTGCTCTTAGAAACAGTCCATGTCACAAACTTACTGAGGAGACGGGTAGCCTTCGGGTTTGCATAAATAACAAAGCCAAGGTTCTCCAGCTTACCACGATCACAAAGCTCATAGATCAAAGAAGCAATTGCATTATGAATTGCATTGGTTCTGTATTCCCAAGGATCACCTGCAAAGTTCTTAGAGATGGAGCAAGGATCAAGGTCAACATATTCAGTATGAGTATAAGAATCCAATGCAAATACATCAGAATCATAACCATCATACTTGTCGAATTCTTCATCAAGGAATTCCAGAATGGATTCATCTTCAAACATTTCTTGTGCAGTAACAAGTTCCTGAACCAGTCTGTTATAGAGGTTGAAGTTCAGAGAAGCGTTAGCTTCAGCAAAGTCTTCAACTGTGAACGGAAGCTGGAATCTGCAACCATCACTGATCAAGAACTTACGAATTTCCGGATACTCACGGAAACCGATTGTTCTCATGTTGGTTTCATTAGACATTCTACCATTGATGTAGATACCTTCGATTTCACCACAAGAAGATGCGGTTACAGTACCCTTGACGAAATCAACAATACCAGAAAGTCTATCGGAAACACCAGTAACAACTTCACCAGTAGGAATGTTGAATGTCTTAGCATCGGTAGCATCAGCACCAACAACAGCAAGCTTCATGCTCTCGGTAATACCACCATTCAGGAATGTACCACCAGACTGGATATCAATTGCAATACCAGCACCAGGAAGCTTTACCTTCTTAGCACCTCTTGCAGGAATTGTGGTAACATTCTTCTTGTAATAAGTACCAGCAGCGAATGTATTAGGAGCTGCAGTTGTACCAGTTGCATCGGTGTAATAACCAGTAGGCCAACCAGTTGGTGCAGTAGTTAGAGAAGTTGCCACATAAGTAGTAGTCGTAGATTCAGGCTTAGCAGCAATCTGAACATACTGAATATTGAAATCATAAGACAGACGAGCTCTCATGTTAGTTGCTCTATCAAGAGTCATAGGCTTACCATTATCATCAAGAAGCTTTGTAAACATATCCAGCTTCTTGTTAGGAGCAGTCTGGAATTCTGTCATCATGATCGGTTCGGTATCATTAATACGATAACCCTTACCTGCATTCCAAAGCTTCTTCCAAAGCTTCTTACCAGGATTATCAGGATCTTCTTGGAAGAAGATTGCAGGTGTTTCATACTCTTCACCAGTATTATTATCAACGAGATACTTTACGAAGATACGCTGTTCAATATTGGTAGAAGAAGCAGTCTGTACAGGAATGAGTTCCTTACCAAGGAATCTGATATACTGCTTAACAAGTGCAGGGAAGTCTAGTGTAGCAAGAGGTAGATAGTTGGAAACGTTGTAGCTTTCCTGAATGAGGAAGGACTGCTGGGATGCATCCCAAGCTTTATCGAGCTGATCCATTACCTGCTCTAGATGAACCTTTTCAACTTCGGAATCAGTATTGTCAGCAATTTCTTGCATTTCCTGAATAATGGGATCTAGCATCATGGACTTGTATTCTTCCATAATTGCTGGATTTTCCATCATTCTCTTAGCATCCTTCATAACGTTTGTATTATAGGTGCTCTTCAGAGTCTGTACAGTATCCTGGAATCGACGGTCAAATCCATCAGTCAAGCTTTCCAATTCTGAAGCAGTTGCAGTATTAATCATGTTAGCTTGTTCTTGGAACCATGAGCCGTGTGAAGCGGCAGAACGACTAAATGCCATAACAAATACATCTCACTTTCTAAATATATTTAATTCATTTCATTTGAATTTTTAACCTTTTTCAGATTATTGTTGATTTGCTCTAATAGCAATGTGTATAATGCATCAAGCTTTTGGTAGAAGATTAAATTTTCACCATATTTTGCATCGATGAATTTCTCGATCAAATAACTCTTACCTTTTTCATGTGCATTCTTTAAGCGATTCATATTCTGATCATTCGCTTTAATTGTCTCATAAGATAATAATGGGACAATTCTGTTGATCGATTCCATGATGTCTTCGATCTCTTGGTTTCGATCCATCATCTGTTGATATAGTCTCTGATTCAAGATACTATTTGCTTTTTCAGATAATTTTTCTCCACCGTTTTGTGTGCCTTCTTCTTGTTGATCTTGATCACCGGATCCATCACCTGTGCCGTCACCACCAGTACCATCACCCATACCTAGATCCGACATATCACCACCCATACCATCGTCATTCAAGTCCAATGGTGGGGGTTCTCCAATATCAGGAGGCGGTCCGGCATCAAAAGGTGATGCTCCAGCGTCAGCACCGGCATCAAATGGAGCTGGTTCTGGTGTTGGTGTTGTACCACCTGCTTCCATAACCATTAGAAATAGATTATTATCCACTTGATTGATCACCTCCGTGTTCGTTAATCATAATCCCATGCATAACCATTCGTCTGAATATTGTTAACTTGTTTTACTTTTGCAATAGGATCCTTGGTGATATTCGCAGCTTTCTCAACCATCTTTTGGCGAATACGCATCAATTCGTACATTTCTTTGTCTTTATGATCTGCTCTTGCTTTACTAATTTTTTTGTCGAGGATTTGAATCTCCGTAACAAATTCATTCTGTATTTCTTTCTTCATACGGGTTCTATCTCCATAACGGATTGCACCATTGCCGATTGCAAGACATCCGATAAATGGGGATATCATGAATGCTGCAGAATATAACCCAAGATCACATGCAATACGGAATGCTTTCTTGACAGCAGTACGATAATTCTTATCTTCTAATAATTCATATTTTACTTTGTCTTCGTCACGTTTGATCAAACCATCAACCATATCTGTGATCCAAGCTTTTGCGCGATCAAACGGCATCTTCGCAGCTCTCACAGTATGATCGACTGCTTGTAAATTTTTACGCATTTCTTCTTGCTTTCCAAGCATCTTTCGATCAACATCTTGAAGTCTCACATTAAGTGGAACTTTCGGTTCAGGATTTGTATCTGGTAGCAGACCCATGTCTGCACCAAATGAACCAATCATAGAACCAGCAATTTCTGACGCACCCTCATTAAATAGGGGCTCTTTGGATTGTAACATAGCAAATACTTCTTGAACAGATTTACCGGTGGAAAAGTTGGTATCTGATTCTGGTGTATCTCTAGTATCATCCTTGGTATTCAAGGAAGATGTGTCATTATTATAATTGTTTGACCTTACTTTAGCTTTGGTCTTCTTTTGTGGATTATAAGTGTTCTTTGCTTCTCCACCAGATGTTTTATTAACAGAAAAATCATTATCGTATCTTGCATGGATATTATGGGAATCATGTTTATCATGAGAATCTCTCGTTGTTCTTGTTGTGGTTGTCGTATTATGTGAGTCTGTTGTTGTCGTTGTATTGTTGGAATTGTGATAGTTGTATGTGATGTTGTAAACAACATGTCCATCTTGTTTCTTATCATTAGAATCGGTTGGTGTTACATCAGCATCATTACCAAATCCATATGACAAATCTGGATCTTTTTCTTCATTATCTTCGACAGTATCCACACGTTCATCAATAGAATCAATTAAGTCACCAATATCATTTGTGGGAACTCCCTCTGGCAAATCCACATCCTCAACAGATGTTTGTGGCTTGTCATCACCATATCCATCAATACGATCTTGCATATATGTGGGGACTTTTCCTGAGATGGCAAAATTCTTTTTCTTATAAGGAGCTAATGCTGCTTCACCGATATAATGTTCAATATCAGATTCAGATACTCCAACATTATATGCTTTATCACCAATTGTGTTAATCTCCATATGTACAGCTTCTGTGATTAAGTTTTCATAATATGGAAGTTCTTCCAATGAAATATCACCCATAGATTTGAATAATAATGAAACGTATTCCGTGATTTCTTGTGATGTCTTGACGGTTTTATCAGCTGCTTGATCAATTGGTTTATCATTAGAATATGGCGTTGCTTTCTTAGAATTCTCATTGATTCTTGCACGAACAGCTTTTACAAAACCATCTTCAGTTTCATATTCACCCTTCTTTTCGGATTGGGGTAATATATTATACAGAATATCCAAATAGATTCGAGAATCGAAGATATTGAAAATCACCAACAATGTATGATTCGTAATTGCAGCATTTTGATCAGAAACCAATCGTAATGAAAGAAAGTCTTCCAAGAATTGAATCGTTCCATCTTTATCTGATTTGAAAGTGGATAATAAATCATAATCTTTAAAACGTTTTGCTCCGTCATTCTGTTTCATAATTGAATCATATGAGTCTGTATACTTCTTCAGATTCTTTTCATCAAACAATCGATTCTCAAACATTTTCTTATCAGCAAATACACGTGCTAAGATCGATGGTAATACCATTGATGTATAATCATCCGGATTCACGTGATTATTTTTGTCATTCAAATAATTACGAACATCTTCCGGTGTATTGCATTTCCGTAATCCAGTAATTAATTGCTTAATGACTTTCACAAATTGTTGCGAAGGTTGGAAACGATTCTGATGATATCGAATATGGTTTGGATTTACCATGGAGAAGAAATTAATTTCTGCTTGTTCTTGGTATGTCTCATCATCTTCATCTGTTGTAATAATTTCATAATCCGGAATATCAATACGATTTTCAATACGTTGTATTTCCTTCTGTTGATTCATCCCAGATGGAATTTCAATTTCCGAAGAATGGAAAATACCATTGACATATGTTTTGATATCGAATACTGTATATACATCATCACCCAATGAATCAGCAACATCGGATAATTCAATTGGTTGTGTAAATGTATTCAATGCGTCTTTGTATTTTGATGGATTGAAGAATAATTCCAATGTATGAATTCCTTCCAGTAAACTACCAAATTCTTTTTGATTCTTTGTAATATATTGCAATACTTGGAATCCAATATATGCATTTAAATCATTGATATTTGCATCTTCATCTGTATCACGATCAGATCCATCCGCAAATGAATCATCATACTTTCCCATTTTTCCGGCACGATCGTGGATATTGTCTAACGTTTCTTCCATTTTGGAAGTATTATCAATCCATGATGGATCAACATAATTAATCCAACGAATGATGGAGCTCAAACAAGGTTCAAGCTCCATATCATCATCGTCATCATCAATGGGAAAATTCTTTTGTTTAAAATTGGATTTGAAGAAATCGTTTAATGAAGTAATCGCTTTTTCAATATTCTCAAAGTATACTGGATCAACTTTAAACTCAATCTTCTTCATAAATTACCAATTCCTTTCTCTCAAAATAGACATTGCTTCTCTACGAATATCATTAGGGAGAGGAATGAATATCTTAGAAGAATCTACTTGTTCAACCACAATATTACCATTCTTAATTCCTGTAATTTCATCTGGAGAAATCTGGAATGACTCACAAACAACTGACAATGTTTCCGATTCTTCAGCACAATAATTTGCCAATTCTTTTAAGAAAAACACATCTGCGGATTCCATGATCTTTGCATCAATATCTGCATCTGCACCACGATGGGATGGGAAGTCTACCATATCCCATGTGATGACTTTTGTCACTCTCATGTTGGGTTGATTATGAGGAGCACCCGGAATCATATTGCCCAATAAACGAACGGAGAATGATGGAACAATTCCCAAATCGATTACTTCGGATGATGCACAAATACCGGCTTTTGTGCCGGGATGTGTTGTGATTCTTCCTTTGTACTTATCTCCTTCGAGACGGTTGTGAGAAATAAAGTGCGAAGAGTTTAACGGTTCTGGAATGGTCATACGAATATCGGAATATTGTTGACCCTTGATATCTGGATTGGGATGATTTAATTCTCCTCTCCATTTATTCTGCCTTAATAATGTTTGAATACGCTCATCGTTATCAATCACAGAGCATACATTTTGAGCATCATAACGACGACCCATTCTATTGTAACAATTGAATGTTTGAAGTGTTGCTTCGAAGATACAGAAAGGTTGTCCTGTTGATGACTTCTTCACTTCAAAACCATTATGGCTCATTTCTGATGATTGTGGTGCTTCTTGAATAAAACAAGCCGTGTTGTATTTTGTTGCACCAGTTTGAGTAGATTTCATCTTAATCAACTCCTGTTCTATGTTATTTCGGCATTCTGCTAATAATTTTCTCTCGATCTTTATCACTATCAAGAGCAAAAATATCACGGTTTTTCAATTGCTTAATTGCCTGATCCGGTAATGTGTTATAATCATAATGAGAGGCAAGTGTTAAATTAACAACTTTCATATTGTCGGTATCATTTGCATCTTTTGCATTTGAAAATGCAACAAGCATGTCATTATCCTTCAAGAACACATAAATTGTTTTGTATGATTTGACCTGTTCACGAGAGATTTTCGCTTTAATCGCAGAGATTGCAACAGCGTCATACAGTCCAGAGATTCCACCACCTGCATCATGTGAATATTTTCCATCAAGAGTTGCTGTGAAAATATTTTCATCGTCCATGATCCAAAGTAATGTTTTATTAATGAATTTCATATAATAGAAATACATTTGGATGCCTTTTGTTAAGCAATTTACATATTGCTGAAATGCTGGACTTTTGCGATCTTCTTCAGATAATGACCCTTTTAATGATTTAATAGAAGAATTTGCTTTACTGATATATTCCTTAGCATTATTGAATAATTTTTCAATATTCGTAAGCGCAAGTGCGAATTGTCGTTTATTAATATTAATTGTCTTATCGTTTTCTCCTGTGAGAATACTGCTGTATTTTTTTACAAAAGCCATATCTTTTTCGACTTTAGCTGCATGCTTTTGATATTCTTTTCCCTTTGATACACTAAATTCATCCAACCATATTATTTCACTAACAGCTTTCCAATACACCTCTACATATGCTGGAACAGTATATGTGTCTTTATCATTGTCTGATAAATATCTATGAGCATCTTTAAGTTTACCAATTCTCTTTTCAACCTTTTTACTCAAAAAGAAGGTTCGTAATTTCATAATCAAACGAGTAATCCAATTGACAAATTGTTGCCATTTACTAACTGGATCTGGAGCTGTTCCAATGTCTGTTGATTGGTTATCACTGTTCTGGGGTTTAGACTCTTCATCAGAAGTTTCTTGCTCCATGATGAGTTGCTTCTGTAACAATTCAATTTGTGAGATGTATACGTCAGCTTCAGAAACGTATGTTTGGCAATCAAGTATGTCCAAATAATTCATGTTTCATCATCCTTTTTATTTATGTGAATGCTCTGATTTCATTTTTGCTAACATTTTGTGATTTTAGATCTTTTCTAGTGGTATGGTATGTGTCATCCACGGTATATTTTGATTGATGATCCTCAAGTGTGTTTGGATCATAAAATGTATTTATTTTACCAATATCCTTTATTCCTATTTTTCTACATAAATGCTTTAATTCTAAAGCTGATACTGATAAAACTTTAACGAATATTAATGTAAATTTATGCATGAGAATCATAAATTTTGTTATGTATTTTGCAAAAAATGATAAGTTGTCATTATTTTTTTCTTCACCATAAAGTTTTTCTACGGCTTTTGCATCTTTTATACTTTTTTCTGCATCATTGATATAATAATACATCATCCTTATTTTTGAAAAATGTTTGCTACCCTCTCTAGCAAAAAAAACACCGAACACATGTTCTTCATTAGTCTTTTGCTCTATCGCATCAGGCATGTTTATTTTTTCCAGAATAGATTTATATCTCGGAACCAATACTTCTGGATTTTCACTATTATCACGCATATCTTTTTCAAGTTTACCAAGTTCTTCATATTTTTCATTAATCTTAGATTCGTAACTTTCAATTTTTTTCACAAGAGTATCATATTTAATATCATGATAATATGTTAATAATAATCTTGATGAACTTGCTTCTCCAGCGGATAATGATTTACTGCAGTTATTAATAAATGAATCAAGTGTATTATATATATTTTCTATCCATTTTGGTTTGATGGCGATGATATCTTTTATTGGATATACAGCGGTATCATATTCTAATTCTTTCTCAACACCATCATCATGCACTATCTCTTTTCTCTTGACATAGACAAGGTTATCAATATTTTTATACATTGTCTCTTGATATTTATTTTCAAACATATCCCAATTTCTTTTGTAAATATTTTGAAAAGCACCAACTCGTTTCATACCAATCATTGTTCTTATTTTCACTATAAGTCTTTTTACAAAATTAATTGCTTTTTCTAAGAATGACGGTGGCTTACTTGTACTTCCTTTATCGGAATCTTTCTTTTTACCATCATCTGGTTTGGATTCTCCGTCTTCCAAAACAAATTGATTCATATGGATCTGCTTGATATATGAATCACATAATGATTGAATTACTTCATATTCGCTGATCAAAGAACCATGTTCAATATCATCGATATATTCTAATATCATAATATCCATTTATGAATCACTCCTTTCTATCGTCTAATAACAACGCCACCCTTGATTTGTTTCATTACTTTATCAATTCCCATGGCTTTTAATACCATACTCCATGGGAATTCATTTTTATATTTATTAACAGAGAATCGATACTCATGAAGATCATTATCAGTTCCCTCGTTTAAATCATATTGAACAAGTAGCGTGTCTCCATCAGATTGTAATTTTGCATAAACAGCTTCACATTTTGTATGCTTTTTAAATACAAATCCGTCAACTGCTTTTTTCACAATTGCATTCTTAATTTCATATTTTATTTTTGGCGGAAATGAATTATCTGATTTTGATGATGCATCATTATTGGTGTCATCAGTTGTTTTATTATCATCTTCTGTGGATTCATTACCATCAATTTCGATCACACCATCATCTGATGCCTTTTTGGAAAATAATTTTGCAGCATCCAAAAAGCCATTGATAAATTGTACAATCTTTAAATCATTGGATAATTCAAATGTCAACATTCTAACATATTGCTGGAATGCCTCATTCTTACGATCTTCATCAGATAATTGCTTTTTTGTTTCATCGATATGTGATTGAATTCCAACAAGTCGATTGGCAATTTTGATGCTATTATCTTTAATAGCATCAAGATATTTTCGAAGTTCGTCAGCAGATAATGTTCGAAGTGTTCCAGACCTTTCGATTGGTTTGAAACGATGTTGTGTTAAATAATCCGCACGTTGTTGATACAATTTCCCATCATTTTTATCAAATGATGGATTCTTGAAATCATATTGATATCCGTATGGATTCACATGCATTCGTCCACCAATGCCAATCAAATTATTAAGTGTTCGAAGTGTTGATGCATCGATACGATATTCTTTACCATTTAAACTTTTCGACGTCAAATCATTAATTTGTTTCTCCAGTCGTTTTTTACTAATCTTAGCAAGAATTGTTTTAATACATCTCGTCACCCAATTGACGAATTGATTCCACTTTGAAACAGAATCTACCGATGTTGGGACAGGTGTAACTAATTCGGATTCCATAACAATTTGCTTACTATAGTATTCACCCATTTTTAGTAAAACATTTATTTCGGATTTAAACACTGTATCATCAATCATCGTCGTCACCTCACTTCTTCACTTGATTAATTTTCATAATGATAAATGTTGCTAATAAGCAAATGTATGCCTTTGCCAATAAATCGGTACATTTATATTTTTTCACAAATGGATCAATCACAGGTTTCCCCGCAATTGCACGATCAATCGCAGTTGGCATTTTGGTGATTCTAGAAATATATGCTGATGTATTGATCTCATCAACGGTATGATTTTCTTTTACAATAAACACATAAAAGATTAAATCAATAATGTTCGCAATATCTTTTGTTTCAACACGTTGTGCCAATTCATATAAATCATCCACACGAACATTCTTTTGCTCTGCGGTAGCTTTATACAAGTTGCTTTTTGTCTTATAATCACGATCACCTGTTGTAATTAAACGAACAAGATTGTTTCGTAATGTTGTAGTATTTGATGTTGCAACATGATCTTCATCACCAATTAAATCATCACCAACACGATTCTTATCAGCAATATCTTGATAATAGCGACGGGCTAATGTACGCATATTCTGTTGGAATGATGAACGAACACGATTCAAGAAATCAATCAGTGTTTTCGTACTCATATTCAATGATAATTTTGATCTCCAAAATGCGAATGATGTTTCGGTTGTTTGACCGATCCAATTCATAACATTCTCACTCTTAACCAATCCCCATGAATTGTCCAAATGCATGTAAGTATACGTCATCGTCGCAACATCCGGTTCTGCATCTGGAAATTGGTGATTGAACACCAAACCGTATGTGGTTAAACCAAGTTGTTGTTTTGCTGATTCACGTAATTGTGCATGCTGTACTGCATCGGAATAAAATAATGCAATCGCATGAATGATGTTTGTTGGCGTGGATGTTAATGTTTTGAAATCCGTTTTATCATTAACCTCTTTTGCCAATTCTTTAAAATCAGCTTTCAATTGTTGACTGGTGAAACCAAACAAATCCAATATTCGATCAACATACATTCTTGGATAAGATACACGTTTTGTTGGGAATTCTTTTGCCAACATTTCCGCATTAGAATCAAGAAACTCGGTTCCATATTTAATATATTCTTTCCGACCAGCAGGTGTTTCTAACACCTGCACAATCGGATCAATAATCTTTTTCCGTAATGGAGAATCTGGATCTGCCACTGCTTCTTGAAACCATGACATGATGTCATATTCGGTGAGTTCTTGTTCCATAATGTACATATGGATCACCTCTCACCAATGTCTGTTTCTTTTCTTCTTTTTCTTATTCGGACGATCTGCTACATCATCATCATTAGATTCTTCAGCGTTTGTTTCCACTTCGTCTTCATATTCAAATTCCATATCTGGATTATTACCAATGATCTGAGCATGTCTCTCTTCAACTGGCTTTTCAACTGTAAAAGAATCATCAATAATTTCAATTACTGGTGCAACATATTCTTCTTTTACAACTTCTTCCTTCTTTTCTTCAACTGGTTTTTCGACAACTACTTTGACTGCTGGAGCTACTTTTGTCGTCTTCTCTTCGTATTCCTTCTTGAATTTTTCAATTGGATCTGTGTCAAATACTGTCGCAATATTTGTCTTTGTGATCAACTTACCAGTTTCAGCAACACTGACTGTGAACTGACGATAATTCAGAATTCTTCTGACTTGTTGTTGTGTTAAATCAATTCCTCTTTGTGGTGCGAGAACACCGACACCCGGAATTACACCTCTACCATTTACATTAACTTTCATATCATTCATTCCTTTCTTCTATATTATTCACGACCCATCGCTGCACGAATCTTATCAATGGAATAATATGCTTCAGACACAAGATCTGTCTTTAAACCCATACACATTAAATATGTATCCGCTAATAATAATGATGGCTTGTCAAATGTGCTGGTTTTGATATCTTCTAATTTGACATTCCCTCGCTCAGCGATTGATTGTAACATCGCGTCATATTCTTGTACGTTATCAGCACGAGACCCAAGGAATTCGGACATAACTTGGTCGGCTCCCATGCCGGCCAATACCTCATTTTCAATTGCTGTACTGACACCACCTTTGGATTTACCTTTGAGACGTCCAGTAATTTCATCACGGTTGGAATCGGACATTGTTAATCCAGTCTTCTTCGTAACAAATTGCTGTACACGCTTAATATTCAAATACCCAACCAATACTTTTTGTTTTGTACGAATCGGATTTTTTGGATTTGCTGAGATATGTGGCATGTAAACATACTCAAACAATGGAACTTGTAATGCTTCAGCAGCTTTCGTTACATTTTCAAATTTTAATACACGGGAACCATTACTGCCGAATTCTTCAATATCCAAACGGAAATTGGATTTCTCATCTTTCAAGAAATCCGTAATCCATTTTGAAAATTGTTGATCTGACATGCCATTGAACATGGATGCATATTTCTTTGCATTGATCTGTGTGGGATCCATTAATGACATAACTTCAATTACTTTGTCTTGAATCTTTTTTCGTTTTGGTGTCATTTCAACATCCCCTTAGTGATGGGGCGACCTTGTACTCCACCCTTATTGATGAAACGTGATGTTGCATCTGCTAATTTCTTTGCATTTAATGACACAACTTTATTTGTTCCATCTTTTGCTGAATATACAATATCAACACGAATGGCATTTTCACCCATCTTAACTGTATTGGCATAAACTGCTTTGGATGCTGGATTAATATCATTATTAAAGATTTCATTAATCGCGGTGTATAAATCATTCAATTCCAATTCATTATAAACTTTTTGTTTACCCATGGAAGAAATTCTGCGAACAGTAGCACCTGCTGTGAGTGTCTTCTCAACATCAATTGCAATTGCCATCTCATTCAAATATGCTTGTGCAAGAAGTGTCATGGCGTGTGTCCAAGAATCAGAAACAGCTTTGCTATCTTGAAGATTCTTCCCTTTCTCATAATCTTTAATAACCTTAATAGAAGCTAATGACTTTTGTAAATCTTGATAAACCGTCGTGGAACAATGATCAATGAACTTAATGGCTGTTTCAATACTACCTTTTCCCTCGTGACTCACATTAACAGGTCCTGCTGGAACAGAAAACTTGTTGACTTTACTAACAGCTTCTTTTAATATTCGACAAATATGCTCTAATTTTGGCATATCACGATTCACCAAAATCTTATGAATATCTTTTACTTGACCACTTGCAATTATTTTTGCAAATGATAATTCATGTAATTCACGACAAGGTTTCATTACCTCGGGACCAAACCAATTGTCTGGATAAAAATATGTGTACATCGTTTTTGGATCAGCAAATTGGTCATTAACTTTTACATTATCTTTGAGCTTTGTCAATCGTTCTTTACATCTGTCCAATTTCTTTTTACGTAACCATGCAAGAAATTTTGTAATGGTTCTTGAAATAAAATCTAATGCCTTTTGAAATAAACCAACTTCACTTGCGGCTTCATTGTAGAAAGATTCTACATAAGCTTGTTCTTTTAATAAGTTATCACCTAATGCAAGTAATACTTCTACTTGAGAACGATCAACCATTGATTCTACATTAATCATGCTGGTTCGTCACCGCCCTCTCCATTGTTATGGACACGACCAATCGTATGTCTGATTCGATCACAAATGACTGCTTGAATCTGTGCAAGCATCAACGCACATCGCGTTGTATCTGATACAAATTTTACATACTGATCTTTGACAGCTTCATTGTTCTTTTTCAAATTTAAATCATTTGCACTTAATCGATCTGCAACTTCTTTTACATACGGAATGGATCTACGCATTGCTCTAACCATATCAGTTAGATGTTCATTATCTTCTGCAACAGATCTCATGAAGTTAAACACATCTTGTTTTCTTTTGTCTTTGACGTGATGGGTGTTATCATTAATCGCTGTAATATGTCGAATATCCGACAGGGATTCATGTAATTCAGAGCGAAGTTTGTCAACACCACGAACCGCAGATGTGAAAGCTCTGCGATCTCTAAAGACATTATTTAATCCAGGATCTCTAGATCCACCCGCTTCGTTAACCATGTACCTTTGAATCTGTTCATTCAGATATGTTCTAGCATTGATTACGTTATCACGATACCAATCGTTATCAACAAACAATCCTTCGAAAATATCATTATCAGAATAACGATCAGATTCATAGATTTTTTTCAAAGTTCGGTCAATATGTCTTTTAGCTAACCATGATGCAATTTGTGTAACCATTCTACCAAACCAGTTTGCAATCTTATTTAATGTAGGAACTCTACCATCATCTCTAACACCATTTGTTACTGCACCTTCTTGAACAACTCCTGAAGAATACATGTAATATTCCTTAAGCAATTGGTCGCCCACAGCATCATATGTTTGGATTTTTGCTTCTAAATTGGTCAATTCCAATTCGTCAATCTTTGATAGGATATCAGCTTCATACATTTTTATCACCATCTTCCTCGTTTATTTCGTTACTTGTAATTGATCAGCTGTATATCGTTGAATATACAGCTGATTCAGTTTATCATGTGAAATACCAATAATTGCAATTGGTGGTTTATCTTGTCCATGTATTAAGAAATCCGTGGCACGAATCTCCACGCACAATTCATGTCGTGAAGGTTCAAGCTTATTGAAAAAGACATTAATTTCAATTCCAGTCATTTGAATACGATTACATTGATCATAGATTTGATTCACTATTTTATTCAAAAGCTTTTCATCATCAGAATATTCAAACAGATATTGCTCAATATAAATCCCCAAATCTGGAATGGATGGATATTGTCCAGGTTTCATCAATAATAATGTAATGATGATATTGACACACATTTCATATGTTGAAATCACTCTTGGTTTACCAAATTCATCATTATCCATTAACACATCATATCCCAATATTTGATACAACGGATGGTACCTCTTGTTTACCTCAGCTAACGTGATTCCTTTTACATCAAGCATCATGACCACCTCCTACAATAACAATACAAACTATCATTCTTCATCCTCAGTAGCAGTAGTAGGAGCTTTTGAGTTCTTACCCTTTACCATGGAACTGGAAGTTTCCTTTAAGCAATCAAGATAAGTTTCCATTGTACTCATGACATACTTACCAAGATCTTCGATTGATTCGATTGCTTCTACAAATGCATTGCATGCGTGTTGTAATGCTACATTAATCTCGGATAATGTCTTTTGTGTATCTTCTGTAATACTAATGTTACCTTCCTTAATTGATCCCTCAAGTTCGGTCAACTTATTTAATCCCTTCTCGAGGACATGAGCCTTTTCTGTCAGTTTGGAAGATAATTCATCGTAAAATTCGGAGATCTTAACAGCCCCAGATTTCTTATTGAAGATTGCAGATAAGTCAAGTTTTCCATCTTTCAGATATCTGGATTCCAGATCCTTTGCTTTGGTGAGACAACTTCTAATTGTAGCTTCATCTCCAGCTTTTGCATTCACAACTGTTGTTTCTGCCAAATCAGCCCAGTTGTCAATATCATTTAACAACTGCTCAACACCCTTCATGTTAATCAAATTCTCAACAGTAATCTTGCTGTTGTTCATTGTAATAATGGGTGGGGAATTTTTACCAGCTTCGGGTGTTAACTTACCTTTTACTGCATTTTTCTTTGCTAACACAGCACGGATTGCTTCTGGAGAATCCTCGATTGCATCTGCTAATTTAGAAGTTAATGCGCGAATCATGGTATCACGACCAAGCTCATTAATCATCTTAGCACCTTCACTTGTGATGAAATCAATAGGATTTAATGGCAGACCTTCACCCTTTGCAATAGAAGCTGCTGCTGTTGCTACATAACCAATACCACCTGCAACAGCCATTTTTGGTAAATCACGACCACGTTTCTTGATCTTAGAGATTTCACGATTCACCTTAACTTCAATGCCTAATAACAACCCTTTGTATTGAATAAATGACTTTGCTTTGTGATAAATTGTTTGTACAAGATTCTTGACAACTAAGAATGGCCATGTAAGTAATTTATACAGAATACCACCCTTCTTCAAATCCTTACTTGTACGATGAATCACATTTCTGATGATACCAGGCTTGCCAACACCATGACGCATATCATTCAATTTCTTAGCACCCTTGACAAATGGTTTAGCCAAACCTTCTACTTGCTTACCTGTTCCACCGAAGAATCGTTCTTGGTAATATTCATCTTCTGTTTCATTTTCGTCAGAATCCATTTCCATAAATGCATCTTCGGACATTTCAAACCCACTCATTGCGTATTCCTTATAAATGGATTCAATCATAGACGTTAATGCTTGTCTTTCGGAATGTAATCGTTCTTCATCAATTTGATTAATCAAATACACAGCATATTCGTCGTGATAACCTGGCTTGTATGCATCACCCTCTGTTGTTTCAGTAGTCGGATCAACATCTTCATTTGTATAATCAATTGATTCAATTTTATTGCCAGATCCAGTTGTTGTAATATTAGAAGAACCCGCTGATGCTGACATTCGATTGGTTGCTTCAACGGATGCTTCATCTTCGAAATCAATATCATCTTCAGTAATTTTTGGAATCTTCTTTTTCTTTTTACGAGGTTTTGCTGATTCTTGATCGAAACCAACCTTAGAATCACCGCATTCTTTTTTAAATCCTGTTGTATTACAACCATCACCACATTCAGTATCAAATTCAGATGTTTGATCTTCCACACCAACTTCCGCTGCTTCTGTCATATCTTCGATCTTATCAGAAGCCTTTCTTGCGGCTTTCTTTAAATCACGCTTTACTTTCTTGCCAGCCTTGTCAACTTTTCCGTCTGATGTAAATGCGTCTTCCCATTCTTGCATGTTATCCATGATATCATGTGCTCTTTTGATATCGTGCTTTTGCACAGTATCAACAGCTCTCTTATAATGCCTAACTGGTAAATTCAATACACCCTTGATACCATCATCCTTGATGTCTTTCAGATCATCTTTAAAAACATCAATTGCATCACCGACATAATCCATTTGTCTTTTGAGAATTTTCTTACCTTGCTTGAATGGCTGTTTCACAGTTTCTTTTAAACCAGAACCAAATCCTTCTGTGGTAGTGTCAATATCTGTATCAACATCTTGAGATGCCATTGCATCATCACCATCCGAAAGATGATATTTGATTGGTCCACATTCATTATCTTTTCCTGCGAATGTGATATTGTTGGATCCAACATTCATGGACATTCTATTGGTTGCTTGAACAGCTGATTCCTCAACATCATCAATTTCTGTATCAATTGTAATATCCTTCTTGGGTTTCTTCTTTCTACGAGGTTTTGATGTTTCTTGAACAGAGCTAATGTCAGTATCACCACACTCTTCTTTAGTTCCAATATTTGCACCATCACCACATTCATCATTAAAAGAAACTTTCTTACTTCTCTTTTTCTTTCTCTTCGGCTTGATATCGATATCTTTGTTTTCAACATCATCAATATCTTCTTCTTGATAATATGATCCTTGCTGCTGTAGCATGATATCGGCTTTTAACTTATTCATTGTGATATCTCTCCTTTACTCAGGTTTATTTGTATCAGACTGAACATATGTCTCTAAGAATTCTTCATATTTCTTATCGACAATCTTAATGTAGTTGATACTGGTCTTTTTCATTTCAACAGCCATTCGTGCATCTTTTAAATATTCAATTTCTCGAGAATGTTCCATACGTGGATGTGTGTTATCACTTTCCTTGATTTCAACTTCCAATGATAATGACGGAATAAAAAAATCAGGAATGTAAAGATGGGTCGACCCATCTTTCCACTTGTACCAATAATTGTTTGGAGATGGAGCGATGACATCATCCGGACTCCAGTCCAAGCTTTTTAACTCATCTAAGAAATTGGATTCATATGAACCAATGACTCTGAATTTGTGCGTTGAATCCCAAACATAATCACGAGCTTGTGGATGGTTAAAGATCATCTTACGCTGCATATCTGCATCATTCAACAGATGTTCTTTTCCATAAACATTCACCATACGTTGTTTCATTTGGTGCACATATGCTTCTTTACATGCGGGATTTTCACACAACCTCTCATACTTCAATGTCTCTTTATTAAAGTGAACAAGGTTTTTCCGACACATCAAACACAATCTTCCAATTGGTTTATGAACCAACAATGAATATGCAAATTCTAATGGTTCATTTTCTTCCGGAATTTGATCATTATGTTTGTATGCGATGTGATGACAATATGCATGTTTGTCATCAAAGATTCTGTTACAAAAAAGACATCGTGTGTTGCGCATATGCAAATCACCACCCTTCTTCATCATGAAAGGTTTTAGCTTTTCGTTGCTGGATTAAACACGGAACATATTTAATATGAAAATTAAGATAATGGATGGTGGCCGTATGGCCACCAAACGAGATGTTAACTTTGTCTATATACTATTTTTATATAGATAAAAATTATAATGCAAAGGAGAATATATTATGCAAACAAAAAAGCCAACTGATATTCCAAAGCGAGAGTTTGCATTTAGTCACGAATTTCCAAATGAAGTGACACTTGCTTTGAAAGCATACGATCGTGTGTTTAAAGAATTAACAAGTATCAATGCTGGGAAAAATGAATGCAAAGAAGATTATGGTATTTGCAACAACTTATACAAATTTCGTTATATCACTCCATCCGATATTGCAACATACACATCAAACCTAATCAAGGTATTGCACAGTCACATGATTCATCCACAGATTGCTGACTTAGAGAAATTCTCTGTAATGTCTGTAAAGCAATTCATGATTGATCACAGTTGTGTTCCTATTGAGCATTCCTCTATTTATGGATTATACAACTATACCACAGACAACATGACATTGAAAGATTTGCTTGTGTTATGTGAAAATGATTTCTATCATACAACTGTTGTATCCAAGTACGAAATGCAACAAAGAGCCAAGGCAATTAAAGATGATTATAAAACAATCGCAGATATGCATTTCTCAACAAACATCCAGAAGATCATCGAAGGTTTACCAAATTTGATGAATCAAACAGAATTTGCATCAATGCCATATCTTGAACAGAAAGTCATTCAAACATACATTGAAGAATTCATTTTGTTTACAATCATGATGAATACAGTTATCATGAGTAACATGATCTTTTTCTGTGTCCCCAAGTCAACATTTGATACCAGGTTAATGGATGGGAAATCAAAGTATGATACAAACAATTTGATTCCGGATGAAAATGTGGATGATGATGTTGTCACAGAATCTGTTGATTTAACAAAATCACATGATATTTATATTGTATTAACAGAAGGCACTGAATGGGTTTCTAAGCAAGTGAAGAAACATACCATGAGTAGATTCTCTCATGCTGGATTATCATTTGATCCTTCATTAAGAAAAGTGTATTCATTCGGTATGTCAAATCCATTAAATGAAGACACAAAAAGTGATAATGGTTTCCGTATGGATGATATGGGAAATGATCATCACAAAGGTGTTGAATTCACAGTATACGGTGCATATGTCACAGAAGATCAATATAAGTTAATGAAGAAATATGCAGATGAAATTAAGAATGCACCAAAAACAAAATATTCCATCGGTTCTGTGATTCGTCAATTGTTTAATGATGATAAACCAGTTAATCGTAAATCATCACATCAAATTTGTTCCACATTTGTCAATGAGATTCTGAAACATGCAAACATTAATGTTACTGAAAAGAATTATCCAGCTCCTGGAGATTTTGAAAAGTCTGTCATGACAAAGATGAATATGTTTGAACATGTTTACTCTGGTACATATGATGAATATGATGAAGAAGATGTAATGGAGAGAATGAGAGCTTTTGCTGAACGTTCTAAATCAAAACGTTTGGAAAAGGGTGGAAATGTTGTCACAGAATGTTGCTTATTAAAAACAAACACCATGAGATGTACATCAAAACTCCCATTCGATATCAATATGAGAAATATTGTATTGCAAGATATGCATCCACATTTCAAGGATACTGTGTCCGCAATTGAGTTTATCACAACAGATACTCGTTCACCAATTGCCCAAATGTTGTATCGTTATGGACATCCTTCCGAAGTAATCAATGGATTGGATGGTATGATGATTTGCAAGATGTTCATGAATGGTCACTGTGGTATCGAAATGAATTATGACGAATTGAACAATAAACTTCATGAAACTGATTTCCATACCGATGTGAATTGGTTGGATAAGATTGCTTATGGTAACACATTTATCGATGGAGATTATCGTGGTGAAGATGCGGTAGGAAATGATCATCGTCATCCCATTCAACAAACACTCGAAATGTTGTACCGTATGTTCACCGAAAAGGATCTTACAACAAAAGAAGAATTGAGTGAACATATCATCAAGATTGCACATTTAATGAAAAGCATTTGTGAATCATATGGTGCATGTGGAATGAATAACTGGGAAATGGTTCGTGATATTCTTGCTGTATTGGGTGAGATTATGACTCGCGCTATGATTAAATTATATACAAATCATATGACAATCATTGCATCTGATAATATGGATGATGTAGATGCTCCTGGTTATATGTATACCGAATCTTTCTTTACACCGTTTGAAATTGAAGAATTCCATACATTTGTTATGGAAGCTTCTGATAGTAATAGTTCAAAGGAAAAGAAAGAAAAGCCGAGTGTTTCTTCTGGTAAAGCAAAAACAATTAAAGAGCACATTAAGAAACTCATCGAATGGATCAAGAGAATGATTAATAAGTTCATTTCATGGATTCAGAATACATTATCCAAACTTGGTATTTCGTTCGCAAAGAATCATAAACAAGAAATTGAATTTGTTAAAAAGAATTCCGAATTAAATCACCAAATTAGTGAAGCAATCAAAGCTGGTAAATTTAAACCAACAATTGTTGGTTGGCCGAGATTCAAATTGCAAGTCAAGAATATTACCAAAAAGAAAATGTTTGATATAATAAAACATTGCATAGATAGTGGAAATACTAATGATGTACCAACAACATTTGAATTGAAAAAAATGTATTATCCAGACGAAGTTATTGGCAAACTTAGTGGTGACAAATCAACAAGTCCAAAACCGAAACCTGATGAAAATAAACAGAAGGAGTTATTACCAACATCAAAACCGGAAGACAATAAAACGAATCAAGGTGAAAATAATGAAGCTATTGCTGAATATTTTTCGCGAAAAATAGAAAATCAAACAATATTCACAGAATCTTTTGACACATCCGACAAACACCCAGTGTTTGTAATTTTACACAATCATGATATAACAGAAAAAGAATCAAAAGTCACAAAAGGAATTTTGATGGCGACCGGTAGTTCTGTTTCTCATTGTGTAATATCCTTGGATCCGAAATTGGAATTATGTTATTCAATTACTCCATTTTCTAATATTGCAAAAGATGCAATACCAGCAATGGTTACGAAAAATGATAATATCACAAAAAGACCAAAAAATGCACCGCATGAAGTTGTAATTACAGCAGAAGGCGGACCAAAACATGGTAGAAAATTAGCACCTGATTATTACGGATCAGAAGAAAATGAACCAGTTCAACAATCTTCAATTATTGTATATGGAGCATGGTTAACTCAAGAATCATATGAAAAATTGAATAAATTTTTACATGATCTTCGGGCAAATGTTGAAAAAGTTAAATACTCATGGGCAGAAATTGCAAAATCATTCTTCAAAACTGATAAAAAATTAGATACAAAAGGGGCACCAAAAGATGTTAGAAACAGTTATGTGTGTTCATCAATCGTTATCGCGGCATTGCATGCAGCCGGTGTTGAAGTCACTAACAGATCATCAGGATCACCAAATGATGTAAGCACTGGTGCATTATTAGCACCGGATCGATGGATTAAGGTATTCCAGGGTGATGCTAATGATTATCGAGAAAACACTGCAATGTCTAAATTACAGGCAATGGCAAAAGAAATTACTGCAAAAACAGCAGAAAATGTTGAAACAGCTGAAGAAATAACTGCCAGAAATATTGCTGACAAAGAGAATCTTACTAATAATGCAAAACTATTATCAAATTATTTCTTATATGGAACAACTGACAAACCAGAACCGGCAAAAGAATTATCCGTTGAATTATGGGATGAATTAGTAGATAATTTGTTGGATTCAGGAAAAGCTCTTGAAATTATATCTAAACTTGTATCAGAGGATTTAAATAAATCCATTGCACTATTAAAAGAAGAAATCAATCACATATCATCAAGAATGATAAATGATACACGAGATCTGGAGCAATATACCTCATATGAATACAATGGTGGAATAGCACCAAATTGGGATCCATTAACAGAAAATACCATAACGCAAAGAAAATTAGCACAAGCACAAGCATTACTGAAATCGGTTATGGAAATATCTAATGAATACACATCGGCTTTTACAAATGCATTGCAAAACAAATTCTACATGGTAAGTTATAATCTTTATCGTGATACAATCACAGTATTCAAGGGTCAACATCACACAAAGGAAGAAAGGGTTTCTAAACAACCCACCACAAAGGAAAAGAAAGAACCAACATTAGAAAAAACATCTAAGTCAAAGCAGCCATCAACTGGGATGAATATTCCAGTAGGTCATACTATTTTAGCTGAGGCATAAAAATTCACCAGAAAGGTGTGTTATGAATGGAACAATATCAAGTAGATACAATTGATATCGATTCCTTTAATGAAACAGCAAAATCCAAAATCAAAAAGATTGTATCGGAATCACCAGATATGATCACTGCATTAGAATGTGTTGGGGCAATGTATGGTATTGCCCCAACACATATCATGGCACAACCTGGATTAACATCATTAAAGGTAGTCGATGATAAAATTATGTCACCACCAGATGTCCGTCCGAACACGAAAGCAATTGTTTGTTCCATCGGTGGTGTGTTGGATCATATCTCTCAACGTATTAATGATAAATTAGATGAGAGACATGATATAGAAACAAAATTAGGAAGAGAAGAACATCATATCGCAACAAATGCAAACCCCGCCAAAGGGAAAGTCATTGGCCGATACTTAGATTCTAATGGAGACGAAATTCTTGTATATGATTCTGGATTAATGGATATGGCAAATACAAAGGAAGCACATCTCAAAGCAGATGAATTAAAAAATGCCATGAAGGTTCCGATGTATAATCCAGAAGCGATGACAAGAAAGAAGAATGGATACTTCAATGAAGAAGATGATATTGAGTTAAAAACAGATGCTAATATCGATGAAAAGACCATGAATTCTAATGAACCAACTCCAACAGATGTTTCTTCTGATATTCAAGAAAGTGCATTTCATATTGATTTAATGTCACATTATCATGATACTGATTTTCTTGGATATGAATTATTACAAGAACAAGGATTTGATTTTGTTCGTCCAACAGAATCATTTACATTAGAAGAAGAAATTGAAGATCAAAAAGCGAAGGTAAATCCAGAAGATGTCAAGCATATGAAGTTTGATAATACATACATTACAAAAGCAATTCAATGCTTTAACAAAGCTCGTGATGAACAAAAAGAAGCTGGTAAAGGTGAAATGAATTTAACTAAGTTTGTTTCATCTCCTCATTACAAAGAGGGAATCAATTGTTTGGAAAAACAATTCGATTGTAAATTAGCAATTCATTTTAAAGATTCAACAGAAAATACAAATGCTTTGTTTACATACACATTTGATCATCATCACGTTGACAAAATCTATGTATCAAAATCAAAAGGTTTCCAGTTAAATGGATTACCAATTACAATTGTATGTGTGAATAATGCGATTGACGAAGAGATGCAAAAGAACACCGATAAAGATCTGTTTGGTCAATTCATGTGCGCATCACTTTGTCATGAAATATTCCATAACATTGTCAATGCAATTCGTTGTCGAACAAATATGTTTATCTACACTTCTACTTCTGCAATGACAATGGCATTGTCAACAGAAAATGCGGAAGAAAGACGTAAGATCTTTGAAATGTTTTCCGACACAGTATCTGTTGATGGTAAAGACTTGAATCGTATGGAAAAGAAAAAGTTAGTAAAGAAACTTTGTTACATTTCCGCATTAGCAAATAATAAACAAGAATTAGATAAAGTAGAATCTGCATTAGAGTCTAAATCATTGAGTGAAGCAGATCGCCAAGTAGAGGCTTTGATCATTCAATATGAGAAGGCTTTGAAAGAATATGAAAAGAAGATACCCGATTCTGTTAAGAAGGGTAATAAATATCTCAAGAATCCTAAAGGTTCGAGAATGCTAAATCGTTTGGCTTCTGCATTATGTTGTACCGGTGTTGGTTCAGTCATCGGATTACCCATGATCAAATTATTACCAAATAAAGCGGATGCCGCATTAGCTCAAGCTTACGCTGATTATTTGAATCGGGCAAACAAAGAAGAATACTATTGTGATATGTTTGCTGGTATGTACAATTTACCATTATCTTTCACATACGGCTATAACAAACGTGAATTTACCGCAAATGATATTTCAGAAGATAAATTAAAATACTTAAGTGAATTGGAAAAAGAATTAAGACAGTTTACGTTATCATCATATCCAACATTTGGTGAACGCAATTATGCTGCATATCAAATTGCAAAAAAAATTTTAAGTGGCAAAGAAAAGATTTCACCCGAACAAAAGAAATATTGTGAATGGATCGTTAAAAATTATTCCAATATTGAAAAGACGAATATCAAGGATGATTATAATAAAACAACATTCGATCCGGGTGAATCTGGTGATTTGGATAAACATGTTCAAAACTTGATTCTGAATAATGGCATTCTTGTAACGGAATCTTATCATATGAAAAAGAAGAGGTGATGAGACATGAAGATTGAAGATTTAATCATGGAAAAAGTTGATGAATTGGAAGAAACAAAATTACGTTCCCAACAAAAGATTCTGGAACAGATGGTGATGGAATCTTATAAGGAATGGGAATACTTGGATCTTTGTATCAAGCATCATCGGGAACCAGTTGACATTTTATACCAAGAAGGAATTGGAAAAGCTTTATCCACAGTAAAAAGAAAAAGTGGAAATCTGTTCATGAGATTGCGTTCCTTATCCAAAAGAAATATTACCGTTATCAAAACATTGTTAGGACATGTAAAAGATGTCATGCAAGGAATGAGTGGTAAGTTTCGAAAAAGTGGTGCAAAGAAAAGTGCCTCTGCGATTGCACATGAAGCATTACGTAAAAAGCTTGATCCAAATAAGAAGTTAGCAGAATCAGAAGCACGTGTGAAGTTACCATTCAAAGGAAAAGAAACACAATCAGAAATCGAATTAATCAATTCTGCATATTTGATTGAAGAATTTAATGATGATGATTCCTTTATGATTGATTTGATGGGTGTTAACTATGTAAAAGATGATAAAGGAAAAGCACATGCCATTGCAGATAAAGGCGAAGGTGTAAAAGCAACCGCATCATTATTTGTTTATACCAATGCATTAATTTTCTTTGTAAAGAATCCAAGTGAAATGGATGAGTTTGTAGAATTAATTGTTCAAGGTTTTAAATTTGTGAATAATAATGGTGATTTGGATCCAATGGATTATCACAAAAAAGTTAGAACATTAATGAAGAAAGCAGATGCAAAAACAAATGCATTACGTGATTTATCACACACAAAAATGACAATGAAAGAATTAACAGCATTCCAATCAAGAGTTAATAAGTTGGAAGAGATGCTAGACTTTACTCAGAATGGTAATAACAATTTGGATGATGTAGATTCTCGTGTGATTGATTCATTAAATAATCTCGTATCCATCACAGAACATATTCAATTTGGTTTAACGTCATTAACAAACGCAATGCAAAATGTGCATTTGATTGATTTGAAATATATGAACTCTATTGATGATCGTGACGTATTATCCAAGTTTGTGTATGAATGTGTGCAGAATGGCATTCCACCAAAGTATATTGCATACAATACATGGTTAATTGCAAATGAACAGATTCGTGGAAGTGCAGCAACATACAAACCGGTTGCAGGACAGACTCGTTGTATTTTCTTCCCAATTGATAATAAGAAAGAAATCTTAAAGATTGCGATTAGTGGTATTGGTATCACATCAAACAAGAATGAGATTCGTTTTGCAGAATTCTTAAAACGCTCTAAAGAACAAGAGATGATTGACATTTCCGCAATGATTACAAATTCCTATTATGAAGATGCAATTGTTGCAATGGAACGTGTTGTGGATCGTGTCGGAAAACATCCCGACTTATTGATTCTGAATGAAATAAAACAGAAGTATGCCGATTTCACAAAACGTCATCCAGAATTAAGATTAGTGATCTCCGACTTTAATGATGGGAATGTTATGTGGTCTTCTGATAAAAACAGATGGGTTTGTATCGACTATGGCCTGGGTAAACGCAATTCTGCAACTCAAGAAAAGTTAGATAAACAATCCAAGAAGAGTGAAAAGAAAGCATCCAAATTAGATGAAAACCTTGAATCTCGTGATGTTGTGACAAATAAAAAGAAAAATGATGATGACAACGAAAAGAAGGTGGGCCAATGATTGATTACATTTTTGAAGAATTAGATGAAGCAATGTATGATTCTCAACAGAATGTGATCAATACATTGCTCGAGCAAAATCACAAAGAATATTTGTTAATTGAACAATATTTGATGCATCATTCTTATGATGAGATTGTGCAAGAGGGAGATATCGGTATTCGTACATGGCAATTATTAAAGAAAACAACAAAAGCCATGAATGGAGTTGCTGATCATGCATCAAACTTGTTGAAAGGCATGTTTAATTTCAAACGTAAGGAAAAGCCAAAGGGTTCTTCCAAGACACCGAATGAAGTTGCATCACAAGTTGTCCCAAAAAAGAATTTACCGAAACGAATGGCAGAAGCAGAAAGTAATTTAAAGACGCCATTCAAAGGTAAAGAGAATGTGGTGTTATCCGCAACACCAATATTCATCAAAGAAATTACAGAAGATGATAGTCTGTATATTGGATTAATCGGGGTTAATTACGAAAAGGATGATGAAGGAAAATTAAAACATGTATCCAATTCACATGGTGTACATGGATTAGAAGACAATACCATCGTCTATAAGAACATGGTATATTACATCAAACATCCTGATGCTTTGGAAAACTTGGGAAGAATTGTTGAACAAGCTGTTGATCTGGTTGACAAACAGGAAATCAATCAGAAACAGCTTCGTGATGATATTAAAAAAGCAATTGCGAAATCGCACAAGCTTGGTGCGGAACTAAATGCTGGTGGAACAAAAATTAGCATGAAAGAATTCACAACATTCTCCGCAACAATTAACAAGTTAACCAATATGATGGATCATTTTCAAAATGCAAATCATGTCATTTCTCATATGGATGGAGAAACAATTGATGCAATGAATCAATTGGTTCGTGAATTGGAGACTTGTCAACATGGGTTAAATGGTTTATCTAATGAGATTGGTAAGGTATACATGATCAAAGCACAATATGTCAATTCCATTACTAATAAAAATGACTTGGCAAAGTTTGTGGAGATGTGTATTGATGCTGGTGTTCCTCCAAAGTTTGTCGCATATAACACATGGCTCATTGCCAATGTGGAGATTCGTGGTGATAAAACTGATTTCGAAAAAGTCCCAATGGGTCAGACACGTATGGTATTATTCCCACGAGATAAGAAGATCATTACAAAAATCGCTTTTAGTGGACGTGGTCTAACATCCAACAAGAATGAAGTTCGTATGTCAGAATTCTTACAACGTTCCAAGGAAGAAGATATGATCAAAGCTTCTGCTGCGATTGTTGGGAAATATGGAAAAGATTGTGCTGTGATTGATATGGAGCGTATTGTGGATCGCGCAGGAAAACATCCAACCCCACAAATGCTAACAACTGTTAAGAATCAATTCAAAGACTTTACCGCTCGTCATCCTGAATTAAGATTAGTTGTAACCGATTTTAATGATGGAAACATCATGTGGTCATCCGATCGTAATTGTTGGGTTTGTATTGACTATGGACTTGGTCAACGTGATTCCTCTTCTAATGAAAAGATGGAAAAACGAGCAACAAAGAAAATTGAAGAATACAAAAGAACAAATGGTGATGACACGAAAATTACAAATGTGATTAATGATGGTGGTGAAAAACATGATTGATTTGAATGAATTAGATTTTCTATGTGCAGTTTCTTCTACAGAAGTATTATTGGAACAAACTAGATACTTATTAAAAGAAGCAGATACGTCTGACTATTATGCATTGATATTAGAAGATGGAACAGCTGCGTCACAACCAGCGATGCAACAATCATCACAAGTGAAGCAATCATCAGCACCATCACAACAACAAACCACAACAAATACAGCACAAAACAATGCAGCTCCAACTATGAACCAAAATCAGCAAATGCAAACAACTAATAATCCTGATGCAACTATCATGCTTAAATACATGACAACAATCGCCAATATCATTAAAGTAATTTGTAACTTGTTAATGAAGTTCTTTGAAAAGGCTCAATCACAAGTTCAGCAACAACAAGCACAACAGCAACAACAAGCACAACAGCAACAACAAGCGACTACTAATACGCAACAAACAACTACTGGTACACAGCAACAAAATACATCACAACCTGCTACTGCAGAAAATAATGTGCCAGTAGTCAAACCCGAAAACCCAGGTGACTTCCAAAGTATGTGGCTAAATCTAGATGAGAGCAAACAATTGACAGATATCAAGATTCCAAAATTAACAAGTGCGATATCAAATCCACAAGATGACACTCAAAGGATTATGGAACAAGTCAATGTATTTTTACACACATTCTTCGAGAGATCTTCGGAATTCGATTACTCAACACATCGAATGCTAGACAATGTATTGGCACTTCTTAATTTATTATATGATAAATCTGCAAAAGGTGTTCACCATGGCGATATTGATAAGCTATTACAACAATTGCAAACTACTATTGAACAAGATCAAGTTATTCATAACAATGGATGGAGTCAATCTGCAAAAGAAGGAATTCTGATGGGAATTGAACGTGAACAGGGATTTGGTTTCTTTAAGATACAAGACAAAACAGCACCAAGTAATGCAATGAAAATAACCATGCGAGCAATCGCAGACATCCAAGCATACATGCAAAAATACAAAGAAATCACAGATACGTCAAAATATAATAACATAAATTTTATTGGAAAGAATATGGAAAAGAAAACAGTTTCTATTCTATTATCCTTTATTCAAACAATTTCCAATACAATTAAATCTTGTATATTATTCACAAATGATACGATATTCAAAATCGTTGAAGATATTAATAAATATGATATATGGAAATTAAAATGGGATGCTTGGCAAAAATGGATTACTGCACATCCAGAAGATGCCAATATGCCACCACAAAGAAGAGCTGTTGCCAGAGGACAAATTCATGTGCAACCAACGGCAAATCAAAATCAGCAACAAACTATGATGACTACTTAATCAAATAATGTGGGGGTTAACCCCCACATTATTTCTTTTAATAAATCAACCCAGTCACTTGAAACATTTGTTTCAACCGTAAATCCACCAACTGTATCTGCATCTCCATCCCATACAACGGAATGAAAATCATTCTTCCATTTCTGAATCTTACCCAATGATGTTCGAATACTTTCTTGTGATACTAAGTTATCCGTGTGATTTGTATATGTCGAAAAGTCCGCATTAATCTCCACATTGTTAAATGTTTTGATGTGCTCATAACTATCTTCATTTCTAAGATAATAAAATTAACTTCGTGTATTTTATTAATCGGCACGCTTTTATAAAATTTCATAAAGGAGTTGAAATACATGACAACTGTTGATATTTATGCACGATCAAAGTATCATGCACATGAATGGGTTCCGTCACCTGTCTCTAAGCAATCACCTGTACTGGGATATGATCTGTCATTAGCCGATTTTCTCATATTACGGCACTATGCCAATCTTTTAATTTTCGCAGCTGGAACGAAAAAACTTATAACGATGAATAACATTAAAGAGTATTTTCCGGAGTATGATGATGGGTCATCATCTAGCGGTAGTGGTCAATCTAGTTCCGGTTCTGGAACGTTTGACTATAATGAATTAACAAATAAGCCAAAAATTAATGGTGTTACGTTAACTGGAAATAAAACTATTGCTGAAATTGGCATTGTGAATTTGACAGATGAACAACTCAATAACTTATTAAAGTCATGATAACTTTAATAAATTCACAATTTAAAGCCAAACAAAAAAATATTATTTAGGAGATGTTAATTATGGCTAATTTTGTATCTTATGCAGACGCGCAACAACTTATGACAAATATCGGTAATAAACTGAAGGCCCTGAACGGTGCTTATGTTGTCAAAGGAAATTCAGCTTTTGCAAGTCTTCCAGCAAGTCCGACCAAGGCAATGACTGGTTATGTGTATAATGTAACCGATGAATTTACTACAACTGCGAATTTCGTAGAAGGTGCTGGTAAGAAGTATCCAGCTGGAACCAACGTCGTAATTGTAAATGTCGGAACAGATCAATCACCCTCCATGAAATTCGATGTCATTAGTTCTTTTGTTGATGTCGATGCAATTTATGCTGAAATCGAAAAGATTTCCGATATGATCTCAGTTGATGATTTCGATAAGAAAAAAACTTATGAAACTGGTGATATTGTCAAATATAATAATACATTATATGAGTTCAATAAAAGTCATGCTGCTGGAGATTGGAATGCGAGTGATGCCGACGCTGTTACTATTATTGATTTGATTGATGAGGCAACACCGGAACCACTTACAACTGAGCAAATGACAACATTAACTGCTCTTCTCGAATGATGAGGGGTGTGTAAATTATGGCAAAAGAAAATTTTGTGTCATACATAAACGCATCAGAACTTATTCAGAAAATTCTTATCAACCTTGATATCAAGGTTGATAAGATTACTGGAAAAGGATTATCGACAGAGGATTATACAACTGCTGAAAAAACAAAACTATCTGGAATAGAGGAAAATGCAACAGCAGTTGGTAAAAATGTCACAGGGACTGAATATACAATAAATGGTTCAACTGTCACCGCTGGTGATGGTGCTGAAATATTTAATAATTATACCGCCAATAAAGCATCAGGCTTGGATTCTCATGCCGAGGGACTTAGTACAACTGCATCAGGAGAGTGTTCTCATGCCGAAGGAGCTGGTACAACCGCATCAGGACGTTATTCTCATGCCGAGGGACAAAATACAACCGCATCAGGTGATTATTCTCATGCCGAAGGAGCTGGTACAACCGCATCAGGTGATTATTCTCATGCCGAGGGACTTAGGACAACTGCATCAGGAGAGTGTTCTCATGCCGAGGGACAAGGTACAATTGCATCAGGTGATTATTCTCATGCTGAAGGATTTAGTACAACTGCATCAGGAGAGTGTTCTCATGCTGAAGGAATTGGTACAACCGCATCAGGCTTGGATTCTCATGCCGAGGGACTTAGTACAACTGCATCAGGTGATTATTCTCATGCTGAAGGAATTGGTACAACCGCATCATCATCTACACAACATGTTCAAGGACGAAACAATATTAAAGATGAAGCTGGCCAATATGCTTTTATTATAGGAAATGGAACGGATGATTCAAATCGTTCCAATGCATTTGCTGTTGATTGGAATGGATTAATTTACGTCAACAATGCACAAACCGGTGTCGACGTGTCCAAAATGAAAACAATTTGGACTGGAACACAAAGCGAATATCAGCAATTAACATCGACTAATGAATACGATTTTTATTGTATTTATGAGGAGGATGATGCATAATGATTATCGATCCTATAATTAGTAAAAATGTTGTATTAATTAAAGATGCGAATGGTAAAGATATTGAAAGAATCTATGATAGATCTGGGAATCTGGTTTTTAAAAATTGGAAGACATTAGAAGGACCGTTTCCAATAGAATGCTTCACATCGAGTAACAAATTACGAAATTATCGCATTTATGGAAACACAATTCAAGATGGAACTCCTACTCCGGAAACTCCGGTTGAGGTTCAGGGGTGCGGGGAACAGACGGAGAATCTATTTGATAAAGATACGGCGGTAGTATATAGTGCTTGGATACTAAGTAATGGAAACTGGTTTTACGCTAGTGATTCCAGAAGTGTTAGGATTCAAGTTAAGCCAAACACGCAATACACACTTTCCACCGAGGGAACATATAAGATTTTTCGAATTCTCGAAATACAATCAGATGATGTTCCAACCAAACAAAACAGATACCCCCAAATACCAAGCATTCTTATCATGCGTGGCGAAGATCAATCACACTATACTTTTAAAACAAGTGAAAATGCAAAATATATTGTTTTTCAGTCAAATCTTTCCGTTGTAAATAAGTGGCTAAGCGAACTGATGCTTGTTGAGGGTGACTCTGTCAGAAGTGATTATATTCCCTACGGCTACAAAATTCCGGTGGTGGTGACAAACGGAACGAACACTGTTACTACTCCCGTCTATATTGGTTCTGAACCTCTTCACAAGATTGACGACTATGCGGATTATGTCGATTACAATCGTGGTGTGGTTGTGAGAAGGATTAAGAAGCTGGTGCTTACAGGGGAAGAACGAGTGACGCCGGATAGTATGACTAACACCGTGAATGTCCAACTTACAACGATATCGGCAACACTACAAGTAGTTTGCACACATTTTATGAGCACGCCCACGATTCCAGCTGATGCATACAGATTTGGTTATGCGTTCATCAGACTCGATCTACAGAAGTTATATTTTGGAACAAGATTATTTGACGACGATTTCAAAACCTACCTCGCCACCCAATACTCCGCCGGAACCCCCGTGACAGTTTGGTATGTCCTCGATACGCCAGAAGAAGAAGTATTACCACTCTCACAAAAAATTCCAACGAATATCGGTAGTAACACATTTTCATGCACGATATCACCAGCACCATCCAAGGCAATGATTCAATATAAAAAGAAATAAATATTTATAAAATGATTAATATTAATAGGAGCCCCATATGGGGCTCTCCATTCATCTTAATTTGTCAATGAGTCCTTCGATGGTATTCGTTTCACATAGATACATCAAATCAAATATCACAAATTCAATATTTGCAAATTGATCATGTTTGTATTCCTTGATAATCTCTGTTTCTGTATCATGATCAATTGATGTCACATGGATTGTTGTCACGAATTTCATATTCTCCTCTTTATGGACTGTTAATTTCAAATGATATCCAGTTACGATGTCCCAATTATTCAGATTAAGATATTGATAATCATTTGTAAAATAGACATTGGATATGTGATCAAATTTCGATGCTGTTTGGTCAAGTGCTTTAATATCATGAAAAACAAACAAAAAATAATTGTGGATTTGACCAATTGAATGTGCAATAAAAGACTTTGTATCAAACCAAGAATTCAAAACTTGCATACAAATCATTCCTTTCAAAAAATATGTAATAGACGGTACAAAAAAGAATCGCCCTTTACGGAGCGATTCTTTTCTTCAGATAATCACGCATGATTTTCTCCCTATGTTTGTAAACAGTTGGTATATGCTGTTTGAAATCATCAGTGTCGTAGTCGTACTGATAGTATTCCAGCATCCATTCGCCGATGATAACATCTGTTTTGATTCTGTCATATTTCTGTAACAGTTGTTGTTCTGCAAACTTATCGGCAACTTTCTCATCACCGCTGCCACTTGTGATATGTCCAAATTCATGTAACAAACAGAACTCCAGAAAGTATTTACTTCTAAAATCTCTGGGATTAATAAGAATCACATTCTCAGAGATGGAAGTCAAACCACCTTCTACTAGAGGAGCATATGGACTAGTCACGAATAATGGTGCTTGATAAATGAGTGTAAGATTTCTGTCACGGAGTTCTTTGATCTCCTGATGTTCATCGAGGATTTCATATGGTGTGAAACCCCAGTGCTCATACTTAAAGACTATCTGATCTTTACTAAGTTTGATATAAAGTTCTTGCATACGAATCACTCCTTTCTATATATAAATTAATATATTTCTATATCATATTAATTATATATATTTGAAAGGAGTAAATATCCGCAATTATTTCATTTCGTTCATTTTCTGTTTCATTCGGTCATCTGTTCCATCCATGATGATTTCTGTCATTGGTTTTTCGATACAATAGAATGAATCAGCAACTTTCTGTGGGATGTTCTCCTTACCAAATAACACGGTGAGATATCCGCACATAAAAACCATATAATCCATTCCATTACTTTTGACCACGCCATACTTGGAAATGCATTCCACCTGTGTGTCTTCATCCGGCATACTGTCCGCAAGAATATTGTCAGGATGTGCTGTTATCAAGTTCAAACCCATCTTGATACGGTTAATAATCTTCACCTTGATGACTTCCTCATTGTATACGATATGATGTGTGTATGTCGTAACACAGTTGTGGTTATCAGCCACAACCGTATCAGGCATATCATGAAGCATCATACTCGACTCCATCAAATCGTCAAAGAAGTTTAAATCGATTTTCATTATCTCATCTCCTTATAATTTGAATCTCTCTAATGGGTCGGTGTGCGGTGCTGTCTCAATTAAGTAGACAACAATTTCAGGATTTGCATCCACATAAAAGTCAATCAGTTTATCACGCAATTCATCACTAAGATACTTGAAACAATCGGTGTTGTCATTCTCATGGATCTGATCGATCAGCCAGATTGTCTCAACACCGACATATTTTCTTTTTCTGTCACACTTTTCCCAAATCACATTGAGATATTCAACCAACGATTTTAATGCATAATCGTTGTGTTTAGCATAAGCAATATCCCCAAATGTCAATGGAGAATGTCCCAAATAAACAGTGTCAAATATTCTGGTATTGAAGATTTCGCTGAAATCGTGTGTATATAATTGGATATATGACGTAATAGATTTAACAAATGCTGTGAAATCCATATACGCTACACTTAACATGCGGGTTTCAATATTATCAAAATAACGAAGGCTGATGAATTTTGGGTAATTGGGATTATCAAAATACCGAGGTGTGCAGGCTATCAGGTCATCGAATTCCTCTCTATCGATTCCAATAATAACCGGCACATAATGCTCAGTCCCATCTTCATATTTCAACAGCACTGAGAATTCATACTCGGTGTCATTAATCTCCATTGCCTGCTCTAACAACAGTTTCATGCCATAAATGATGTTGTCTTGACCATAGATGATGTTGTCTTGACCAATGATGGTTATATCTAATTTGGTCATATTAATCGCCTCCTTTCTTCTCTTCGTTTAGCTCCTCGATTGCTTCCTCAATTACATTGAACCAAGGCTCCCACATTCTCGCTAACTCAAGCTTACCAAATGCAGAAGAACAATTACCATCGATGGCCACAAGGCTCTGACACATGATGGGACGCTTATCATACGGCAACTGGCAACCCTTATGAGATACGAAGTAAACACACTCACCACCGTAAGAGCGGTCGATGAAATCGTCATGATTGTTGAAGCTGGGTGTCGATACACCAAAGATTGCACTCAACATGTTCATCATACCAAAAAGGTCAGTGTCCATAAAATGAGTATACGGCTTATGCTTTGGGCGGATATACCAACCGGATACATCCCAGTTTTCTTCATCGAGTTCATATCCCTCGTAGCAATCAAGAACATATGGATTTTCCTTCAACAACTTCTTGATGTTCTCAACTGTGATATCCTTTTCGTCGTCAAACAACTGCCATGGTGCAAAGCCACCTGCATAGTTGCGACAGCACTGACCGTTACATTTTGCACAAATTTCAGGTTTCTCACTAGTGTCATGTGTTTCAAAATACTCACTAACAAATTTTGGTTTCATCATAATATCTAACTCCTTTACATTAATTTAATTCTGCGGGCTTACAATCCAGACCATCGGTCTAAACTGAGTACCCAAAGAATCGTTTAATATGGACAAATCCAATTTGCTGATGACAAAAGGCTTGTCCAAGCTAGTCGTGGTTTTGCCCTCGTCACTCTCAGCGGGGGCTTTACCGTTCCAACTAATTTCAACGGGTATTGTATTCATGTACATTCGCCTCCTTTAATAAAAGAACAAAAGAAAAATAACAGAGTGGGGCCATTGGCCCCACTCCTATTTCTTTCTTCACAGTACAGCATACAAATTATTCGTTGAACGGGAATGCTCCATTAACCTGTTCAAACATCTTCTTGACGAATTCGATTTCCTCGCCCAATTCTTCATCAGTCAACACAACAGTATAGCGGTCACCGTAGAATTCTAAGATGTTTTCATCGCATTCACGCCAATTACGACCAAACAGCTTATCAAACATCTCGACAACACTCTTCAGGCAGTTCTTAAACCAAGTTGCTGCTTCATCACCATAATCATGTCTGTAATCTTCAATGTCATCGTCATCAAGTGCATCCCATACAAGATGGATGAATTCAACGGAACCGTCTTCATCATCAATGAAGTACTGAGCACCATTGAATTCATCATTGATAATGTCATAGATAGGTGCAATTGTGAATTTCGCACATCCTCTGAAATTGTCGAATGGAAGCAATGGATCGAGTTCTGCAAATGCTAACGAAAATCCAATATTCTGAACACACATCGGATAGTCATCTTCCTGCTGAACAAATTCGCAGATATCGTTAATGTCTTCTAAATGGTGATACCCTCCGGTGATACCAGGAGTATTCAATTCTACAAAGAATTTTACATAAAACGCTGGTGTAATGTTTTTTGGTTTGTAAACGAAAGTCTTCTCGTAATATTCAATTTCCGAGCCTTTGTTTCTGTAACTATCAGAAAGTGGCCGTACACCAATTTCGTCTCCAATTTCATCAGCAAGATCATCAATAATTCTGCAGACTTCTTTGTAGCTGTTGAGTTTGATGGTGGCTTCGTTTACAAATGCTTTGAGTTTCTTTTCCAACTCATCGATATACTTTCTAAGCATAATTAATTCCTTTCTTTAATGAGAGACCCCGCCCGTAACTGGGCGGGGTCATTTGCTTTGTCAATCAATCATCATTCACAACGTTGTTGGAGATTGTGAGATTGACACTCCCGGAGATGTTGATGTCTCCGACCTTGAAGATGTCTCCGACCTTGAAGATGTCTCCGGTTCTGACAATATCGCCAATGGTAGCATTTTCAGCAGCTGTAGTGTCTGTGCTATGTCCTGTCTCATCCTCAGACTTGTCAGCGATATGCTCACGGAGATAACGCATAGCATCGGTATTGTCGAACTCAACACAGCAATCATCGTCATCATCACCATAGTCGTCTTCCTCATCGAGTTCCTGGATGAACTTATGCCAGCCGCATTCCTCAGGTTCTGCACCTGCACCGGGATTGAATTCACGAATACCGTCCTCAGCGGGGTTGGTCTTGGAATCCTTGTCGGCAATCTTCGAAAAGTCTGTGATGTCACCAGCCGGAGCAAGTGTTTCAAAGAATCTCGTATCATCAATACCGAGAGCATCTCCTACCAACTGAGCATAAAAGCTATTCAGTTTCGGGAGAACCTGAGACGCTTCCAGAGATTCATAGTATTTGACACCGAGTTTGTCGAGAACGTCCAGGAGCTGTTCAATACCAGGCACATTACGTGCAATAGCATTGCCAGCAATATTCACAGTGCTGTTACTGCCGATAGCTTCCGGAAGTTCACGGAAGAATTCCTCAGCCTGCCAATTTGCTTTGTCGGATGCTTCCTTGCGGGTTTCCAGCTCGTTGGCCAGACGAGTATTGTGGTTAATGGATACGGCCAGGTCGAAGATAGCCGTAGCTCTCTCCTGATTGTTTGTGGGTTTCTGATTGTTGTTTGCCATTGTTAATGACCTCCTAATTTTTTTTTGGTTATGTGTGGATATTCGGACTATATTAAACAGGGATAGTGATTTGTATTTCCCTGGAACTAAATAAGACAATTGGTTTCCCAATGTCATATTAATAGTACATATATGAAAAATATAAAAAATCACCAAAATGTAAAATCTTTTTCGAAAGGAGAAACGAATTATGGATAACGAACAACGAATTTGGTGTAAGCTCATTTCATATGGTTTCACCAAAGCTGGAGCTGCTGGTTTAATGGGCAACTTGTATGCCGAATCGGCATTGAACCCACATAATCTCCAGAATACGTACGAACGTTCATTGGGGTATGATGATGAATCGTATACCCAAGCAGTTGATAATGGGACATATCAAAACTTCATTCGTGATCAAGCTGGTTATGGTTTGGCACAATGGACACATCATTATCGCAAAGGAGCATTGTTGACATATGCCAAGAATCGTAATTCGTCCATTGGCGATTTGGATATGCAACTTGACTTCATTATCTATGAATTGGAACATGACTTCCCTGCTACGATTATTGGAGTTCTTCGTTCAACAAACTCTGTTGCAGAAGCATCTAATATTGTTATGACCGATTATGAGAACCCTGCTGATCAATCTGATGCGGCAAAAGCTGGTCGTGCTGCATTTGGTACAAGATTTTATCAGAAGTATGTTGATCTATGTATGGATGATGAAGTTGTATTGGATGAACATCCACCCCTTCCACAACAACAAGGAGAGATCAATATGAGTACAAAGTTACGTGGTATCGATGTATCAAAACACAATGGAACAATTAATTGGGATACATTAAAAGCATCTGGTCAAGTTGATTATGTCATCCTCAGAGCTGGTTATGGAAAACTAACATCTCAAAAGGATCAAACATTTGAAACCAATTATGCAAATGCAAAACGTGTTGGGATTCCAGTTGGTTGTTATTGGTTTTCCTATGCAAAGAGTGTTACCGAAGCACAACAAGAGGCTCGCGCATTCTTAGAAGTCATCAAAGGAAAACAATTTGAATATCCTGTATATTTGGATCTAGAAGAAGAATCCCAATTCAAGTTAGGTAATAACGTATGCTCAGCAATGGCAATTGCATTCATGAATATTGTACAACAAGCTGGTTACTTTGTTGGGATCTATTCTTCCAAGAGTGGGTTCACATATATGAATGACGCGGTAAAGACCGATTATACTGTATGGGTTGCTCAGATTAATATTGCACAAACCACATATAGTGGAGCATATGATATGTGGCAATATTCTTTCACAGGCAGTATTCCGGGAATCAATGGCAAGGTTGACTTGGATTATTGTTACAAGGATTTCCCATCTATCATCAAAAGAGCAGGATTGAACGGATATCCAAAGAACAGTAACAATGATGGTGATAGCACTGATAGTGGACCAGAGTTGGAACCACCTCCTGCACCAATTGTTGTCGAAACAGCTCCTGATATTTCCCAGGTAGCACAGAAAAATGACGAGAAAACAAAAAAGAAAATCACATTGATTATTGATGATCATCAATACTCTGGATTGTTAGAAGAAGATTAACGAACAAGAAAAACAACCGGGATATACCCCGGTTGTTTGATAAACGGTCAACAGACAATATATTAACAGGCAATATATTAATGGTTTAGTTCTTAGGGATGCCAATCCAGACCATTGGTCTAAAATTGGTTCCTAACAAACTATTTACCATAGACAAATCCAATTTGCTGATTACAAACGGTTTGTCGAATTCTGTTGTGGTTTGGCCCTCGGTTGTTTCGGGGGCTTTACCGTTCCAACTAATTTCAACGGGTGTTGCATTCATGTGTATTCACCTCTTTTCAGTTTAAGTTTAAATGATACAGATGGGCCCGTGGGCCCATCTGATTATAATTTTATTGATTAGATAAGCACTTGCAAAGATAGTAACGAGCCAATGGTGCTTAGGCTTCGGTGGTTCATATGTATACTTCTTCACAGGGACATTTTCATCCTTGGTGTAAACCCCCGCTCTAGAGCGGGGGTTTACAATTGTATACTTATTCATCATTGTCATCACCTCCTACCTCAGCAATGTCAGCGTCGTCGTCATCATCCAGCATAATACCCTCATCGATTGTCTCCTTCAGGACATCACCAATGAAACTGCCGAGGTCTTCCCATGAGCACGTTGTGCATTCGGTATCGTCCTCCTCGATCGGGTCCCAATTCATCATAGGCGGAATGTGACCAACAATTTCCTTGATGAACATCGGCATGAAGTCAGATGAAAATGCATATGCATCATAGCTCGGAGAATACCAGTCATGTTCCTTATAGCTCTCAGTCAATGCGTATCCAACCGGTCCATCACCATTCTGCATCAGGGCATACACACAACTGATAACATCACCCTCTTCATCATCAATGACTCCCCAGGTGAACTCCATTGAAGTCTCGTCGATTGTGACAGAGAGGTATGTGCGATTTCCGAATAGGGCTCTCATTTCATCAGTTCCATGATAGGTGATGAATTCCTTGGAGCGGGTTCCCCAGCAAGGGTTGGAAATGAGGTTGCGAAATACCTCTTCAATTTTTGCAAACACGTCATACTTATTCATGATTTTTCTCCTTTCTGTGTAAACAAAGTCTGCGTCCAATCTCATTGATATTCTTAATCGGACGACTATTTGCTGATACGATTTTACCGTTTGGCTTACGGATCGTAATTTCCTCCGAAACGGTTGTGCGTTTGGCTGTGTCTTCCAGAACATTATAACGAATCTGATAGATACAGTCATTCTCAGTGTCATTGAAAATCCACCAAGCTGAGCATCTTGATGAATTAGGAATACCGACGATGGGATCATACCTGTCAAATACAGGGTCGAATCCATTGTTCACGTCATAGTAGATTCCAAAGTCAATCATGACCTTACCAGGTGCTCCAACATCATGCAGGTAACTACCCAGGTCAATAATTGCTTTGATTACTTCACTCCAAGTCATTACTTTCACTCCTTTCATATGTACAAATATAATAACTTCAATGTGAGTTTGACTATTTGCGGATTTCATACTACTGAATTTACACTTTCTTTTCAAGTGCGTTATTCAGTCTTTTTACAACAGCTGAAATTGGCTCAGCTTTGATTTTTGATGCGTGCTTATTAACAACTGCAAACTTTGTGAGCTTACAGTCACGCAATGTGTACTGATTGATGGTATGCATATGTGATCAACTCCTTTTGTCTTGAATTTCACATTTGAAGTATTATATGTATTCCCGCCCATATGGGCGGGAATGTTTTTTCTTACATTACAGAACCCAATGTTTCGGCCAAATCACCAAAGCCGAAGTCATCATCATCGTCTCCGTGGAAAAGTCTGATATCTGTCATGGTGTTCACCTCCTTTCATATTCATTGATGCATCATTCGGGTTTGCCATACTTTGCATCAATGAAGCGATTAGCGGTTGCTAAACCAGCTTCAAACATTCTGTCCTTGTCGTGACGGTGAGAAATCTTATGAACTGCATACGCCACACCACCGACACCAACTACAATACCAACACCGATAGCAACCTTTTTCTTGGTAGAATGGTGACGGGATTGGTTTGCCTGATTCTGCCACAGCAGCATCATCTGGGCATCACGCAAGTCCTGAAGTTCCTGTTTCAACTGCTGTACTTCCGGACTTACTGAACCTTCCCCAGCATAGTTAATGAACGCCTGACGCATATAATCCGGCATTGTTGCTAATTGCTCAAGGGTGATATTCCCGAAGCTGTTTGCATTAGATGGCTGGATAATTTGAATCTGTGGCTGGGTCTGCTGCTGCTGAGGCATATACTGTACTGGTGCCTGCTGAACCTGTGGGGGAACATACTGCTGTACCGGAGCCTGCTGAATCTGCTGCGGTTGCAATTGCTGAATCATCTGTGTGACATTTGTCATCATTGCTTGATTATTCTGCTGAATCATATCGGCAATGAACTGCTTGTCATTTTGATCGAGTGCCATATTAACACTTCCTTTCTTACATTATTTTAATTCGTCTTTGGGACGAACTCCCATCTGATTTGCTTAACGCCGCACAGAATGGGAAACTTATAATTGGCCGTGAGAATGGTAAACTGTGGCCAATTAATTCTGGTTTCATGCATAATGGGACCTCCTTTCTAAAACATGAAAGTTCGGAACCCGCCCCTAGGGGCGGGTTATTCGGACAATTTTATCATGGCATAACCATTGCAAGGGACTACCCTAACTTCCTTGTACTCGGTTTACCTCGCTCGTGATGCGAATGTACAATGGCATGTTTAACATGATGGGCTCGTGATGCCCCACTGGTCTTGTAACAGGCCAATGTATACAAATCATGTTCCACAATATGGAGAGAGAATCTGTCACACATAACGCTTCTCGAGATCCTCCAAAATCTCGATTGTTTCGATGTAAAGCATCGCAGTGTCTGTGCTTGAGCGGCTAACTCCTCTGATTCGGCATGCAATCTCGAGTTTCTCTAATGGAGAAAGAGATTTCCAATTCTTGGAGATTTCAGCACGTTCCTCGGCAGATAACGTTCTTCTGCCGATTTTTTCGATTAACTTGTTCATTGGACGTCCTCCTTCAATGAATGGGATAAGGGTGGATGTTCGGACTATATTAAACAGGGATCGTGATTTGTATTTCCCTGGAACTAAATAAGACAATTGGTTTCCCAATGTCATATTAATAGTACATATATGAAAAATTAAAAAAAATACAAATTTTGTATGGTACTGGAAAAAGTTTTTTACACATGTATATTGTTTAATTGACGGGGTGAAGTAGTAGATAGGTTAATATAGAAAGAAGGTAAGAAAAGACAGTTAAATACAAAATACAGAAAAGGAGGAATGGTATATGACAGATCCAGTTTCAGTATATCGACCATTACAATACCCAGAGGGAAGTATGCTGTTTGATGTCAGATACGTGAGAAGACCATCTGAAGAATTTGAAGTAGTCTATTATGATGGAATCACAAATCGTTTAGAAGTCAAATATGAAAAAGCAATTGTTGACATCTGGTTCTTGAAACCTGATAAGAGGGATAATCAATATCAGATTGCTCAAGCGAAGATGGAGGATTGTTATCCTGTACTGTGTAAACCATCCAAGATTGCAGAAACCATTGCAAAAGAGATTGGTGGAGAATGGGGGCAACTTTATTATCAACTCAAAGACCAAGTTGGACCATTCGAAGTCAAAAAGAAGATGTGTGAGTGTCCATGGGTATTCAAAGCAGACTTCAAAGAAGATGTGTACTTCCGATTGAGATGGATCAACCAGTTTGGAAAGGATTATGATATCTCAAAGGTAAAATCAGCATACTTGGATATTGAGGTTGATGTTTTGGACCGTAGTATTGATCCACGAAATTATGAGCAAGCACCACAACCCATCAATGCAGTATCGTTGATTCTTGAAGAAGCAAAGATTGCAGTATTATTTGTGTTAGGTCCCCGTCCGAATTCACAATTGCATCCGAAGTTCCATGAATTATTAAATAAGCAACGTTCTGCATGGGAATGGTTAAATGGACATTTGGATGAGTTTAAACGTATGATCATTGACACAGATCAAGACAATCAGAAATACTTGAAAGGATATGAGGTGCGTGTGCATTTGTATCCGTTCGAAGAAGAAATTGTTATGATCAAAACGATATTCGAGTATATTCGCAAGTATCGTCCTTGGTTCACTATGTCGTGGAATGCCCCGTTTGATGACAATTACTTGATGAACCGGATTGCTTGGTTGGGGTATGATCCTCGTGAATTTATGATCCCAAAAGAATTTAAGACAAGCTCATTATACTTCTCAATGGATCATAATCCAGATGCGGAAATTAAGAACTCGAAAGACTTCTTTTATGCATCATCTTATACTCAGTATCTTTGTCAAGAGAGACTGTATGCAGCAACCAGAAAGTCACAACAAGCCTTGCGTTCTTATTCCTTAAACTATGTGGCGAAAACAACATCAGGAATCACAAAGTTATCGGATACGAAAAGTGGTACATTCCGTGAATTCGCATATACCGACTTTATCAAGTTCCTGTTGTATAATATGCGTGATACTGTTGCTCAGTTAGCAGTCGCCATCAATAGTGGAGATGCTGGTGCGTTTGCTTCTCGTTCGTATACGTTCTGTACACAATTCTCAAAGTGCTTCCAAGAGACACACATCGTCCGTAATTCTCGAGAATATTATTTTGAGAAAGAGGGATTTGTTCAGTCTTGTCGTTTGTTAGTGCCCGAAGGAATTGATACGGCATATGAGGGTGCGTTTGTTGCCGAAACATCTTTAAATGCAAAGACTGGCTTGGTGATTAACGGGAAACGAACAAACAATATCATTTATGGTTCATTGGATGCTGATGCGAAGGCATATTATCCATCCACGAAGATGGGTGAGAATCAAGATCCTATGTCGTTGGAATATAAATGTATCATTGATAATGCAGTATTCACAAGTCCGGATACACGTGTATTGAATCGGTCGTTCAATCAGAAGTATACTTGGACGAGTGAGGAAAAGAAAGAAATTCACAAGAAGGATATGAGTGGTCCAATCTTCAATGCGTATAAGAATGGAAACATTGCATCAGTGGTGTATGAGTGGTTCCATCTTCCAAGTATCACGGATTATTGTGAATTTATCGATGCCAATATAGGTACAATTTAAATGAAGAAAGGAATGGTGATATCATGAATGATGAAAGAATCACAACCGAAGAAATGTATCCCATGTCAGAGCGATATATGCAATTGTATGGAATTAACATTAACCTCCAGCGTAGTATCCCTGACGTGTATGATGGATTAAAACTGATTCATCGTCGTATTCTGTATACCTTGTACAAGAACTATGCAAAGAATGCTGCCGCAACTGTTGCGACAGCAGGTGGTCAGACGTTGAAGTATTCTCCTCATGGTGAACTTGGTATGAAAGATATCTTTGCGGGATTGGCACAAACATTCTCCAACAATATTCCGTTATTAACCGCACATGGTAATGCTGGTACGGCAACGACTGGTTATGACTCTGCAGCTGGTAGATATTGGAAGGTGTCTATCTCCGAATTTGCATATGATGTATTATTGTCAGAATTTGATGGTAAGGTAGACATGAAGCCCAATTATGATGACACAGCAGAAGAACCCGTTAGATTCCCTGCGAAATTCCCAATCATCTTATTGAACGGAAGTATGGGAATTGGATATACCTTAAGTAGTGAAATCTATCCGTATAATCTGAATGAGATTGCAGATGCCACCATCAAACTGTTAAAGAACCCGAAAGCAAACATCCATCTTGTACCAGACTCTCCAACAGGGTGTGATATCATTATTAAAGATGATGAATCGTTTTGGTTCCAATCAACATTTGATATTGACAATGTCAATTATGTAATCACATTCAAGAATACTCCGTACAAAGAATTCTTAACCGATATCCACAAGCGTTTATGCGCAATCCAAGATTCGAATAATCCCATCTCTGAAATTATATCTGCAGATGATGAATCAAATCTGGTCAAAGGCGAAGTGAGATATGTGATTCGTTGTAAACCGTGTAATTTGTATCAGGTACTGAATAAGCTGTTCAAACGTGTGGATGGATTACGTTCTTCCATATCAACAAGAAACATGGTTGTCGTAGATGGTGGAATGACGCATAAGTATAACATCAAGCAGATTCTGTTGGCGTGGATTCGTTCTCGTGTACAATCGAAACGTTCTTGGTTCTTGCGTAGAATTGTTGCATTGACAACGGAACTCAACATGTTGGAAGGTAAGATGTTTATGTTATCTCCCGAGAATCTGCAAACGACAATCAATACCATCAAAGGTTGTAAGAAACGTGATGAGATTATCCCAGCATTAACGACAGTATTCAAGGGTCATGTATCAACATCACAAGCCAGATATATGATGGATGTTAAGATGTATCAGTTGACACATGAAGAGTTCTTAAAGACAGAAAATAAGATCAAAGAATTGGAACAAGAACTCACCGGTATTCAAGAGATTGTCAAAGATCCCCAAAAGGTGAATGATGTTATCATTAACGAATTAAAGGAGATCAAACAGAAGTATGGATATCCCAGAAGATCCAAGATTATCAATCGGAATGATGATGAGAATCCCAATATTGGTGTTGTACAGATTCTTCCGAATGGTTCATTTATCTTCACAGAAACAGAGAATCCGGAACATTTATCATCGGATGTAATTCCCATTACGGGTGATGATGTTTGTTTGATTGATGAATTTGGTAACTTCATTTGGGTTAATACGAATAAGGTTCCACACAGTACCAAGTTGACATTAACATCAATCGGCAAAGGACAAATGGGAAGATGCATCTCTGCCATTTCCAGTAGTGATAATAAAATTGTCATGTTGAGTAATCGTGGACGTATTAAGTATATGCCAATTAATCGTATTCCAACTGGTTCAACGAGAAAGCCATTAATCCCGTTGGATGATGGTGAAGAATTAGTATCCATCATAGAAGTACATGATAACAATTGTGACTTGTTGATGTATACTCCAGATGGATATGGAAAGCGTTTCTCATTAAACGATTTGAATGAGGTATCGAGTGTTGATGCTCAGGGCCAATTCATCATTAAAGACCATGGTGCTGCTGGAATGTTTATGATCAATCCCAAGAAGCCATTGTTAATGTATGTCACCCAATTGGGACGTGTGAGAGTGAATGAATCTCGCTTCTTGATCTCCGGTAAGAAGTTTGGTGATCTCCGTCCCATCATCAAGCTGACTGAGAAAGATGATTTAATTGCCGTCTTCTGTGTATCGAAAGACCAGAAAGTGACGCTGAATCATGCAGATGGTCGTGTATCATCTATCAATGTAGAAAGTATCCAACCAACGACGATGAACACCCCGCCGACTCGTCCGAAACATGTACCTGGGGTAAAAGTTATCAGAGCATCCGTAGAATAAACCATTATGTCCCGGGATATCCCGGGACATTCATTTGAAAGGAGTTTTTATTATGATCAAAAATGAATATGACATTTCCGATGAACTTGTAGAATTTGCAGGAAAAGAAGTAAATCGTATTTTAGAATCAGATCCTGTGAAATCTCATCGTGAGAAGTTTGGTAACATCGACTTGAAAATTGATATGATTGTTTGTCATGAAAGTGAATATTTCAATTTTGAAATGGATCGATTAAAGAATATCAAGGGATATACTGAGGATGATGTTCATGAAACAATTCTGAATGATATTAAGAATCGTCATTATCTGAGTGCTAAAACTCCAGCGATGGCAAATTGTTCATATGGAATTATTAATGACGGAATATTGGTTTGCAATCATGTTGTGATTTATGTATCATTGGATGATATCTGCAGAACCCTCTTGAGAAATCCCGGTAAAGAAGATGCAGTATTGAGACATTTCACATTGATGGTTGGTCATGAACTTGGACATATGATTGATTATATCATGAAATCCGGAATGACAAATGACGAATTTGATCAACAAGAAGAAGATGAAACTAGAATCGATAAGGAAGTTCATAAGAAGATGGATGACTACCGCAATCGTGAATGGAAAGGTGTAACCCAAGAAGACGTCAAATACGTTTGCAACATGATGTATTACAATGAGATTCCCGCAGAGAGACGTGCCAACGAATATGCGGAGTTTACAAACGAAGAATTAGAAGAGATCTATCATCAATGTGGACTTAACTAATGTATTAGAATTTGAAAGGAGGTGATGCCATATGAATACTGGGTTTGAAATTCATGTAAGATGTACGTCTGTTACTGTATATCCTGGAGGTGAAGCTTCGGAATTGTTAACTCCACTGATTAACTTATTAACATATGATGATGAGTATGTGGAAGAAACCAAGACATTGGGATATATCTATGACGAGCCGCAAGACTTGTTATACTTCCACAAAGGAGTTGACATTAGCTATATTCACCGATTATTGGGAAATGCAAAAGTGATTTATGAACCAGCGGATGATGCTCGTCCCATGCAATTTGAATACGAGGAGATTGTTGCTCCTCGTAACAACGAGCAAGTGGATTGTATCAACTTTATCGTTGGAAGAAACCATCATGAATCCAATCAGAATGATCGACAAATCTTCTTGGTCAAAGATCCCGGTTTCGGTTAAATGACAAAACTTATTGTTCGGGTGTTGCAGCATGTCAATATGGTATGAAAACATTGATTATTATGCATCGTGATTCATTACGAAAGCAATGGTTGAATTCATTGTACAACATGTGTGGTTTATCAGATGATGAAGTTCACGAGATTGCAGATTCTCAAGAGTTGTATGATATTGCACATGACAACCACGAATTTGATTACGATGTTTACCTAATGACGCATGCAACCTTCCGTGCTGGATTAAAGCGAATTGGTAACTTAAAAGATGCTGGAAACATCACTAAGAATCTTGGAATTGGATTGAAAATTATTGATGAGGCACATTTGGAATTCCGTGATACGTTGATGATGGACTTTGTATTCAACGTTGGTAGAAACTTATATCTCACAGCAACCGATGGTCGTTCATCCAAGAGTGAGAATGCAATCTTCCGCCATGTATTTGCGAATACGACATTCTACAAACCATCCATGTTATTAACATCCAACCAACCATCCAAATGGGTGGAGTATAACATCGTGGCTTTGAACACCCATGTCAAACCAAACATCTATCGATACAAGGTAAATGGTGGACGTGGGATGAATACGGTATCATATGGAAAATGGGTGATTCAATATGACAAACAACAACGACATTTCAAATGCTGTCGTGACATCTTGAAAATGATTTATGAAAAGAATGAGACAGCGAAAGTATTGTTGTTTATGCCATTGATTGATTTGTGTACAGAGTGTGCATACTTCTTAACCAAAGGATTGAACTATGATGAATCCTTCCCATATGATTTGACAATCCGTACAATTAATTCTAAGAATTCCAAATCGGAGAATAATGATAATAAACATGCAGATGTAATTGTTACGACAATCTCTTCCTGTGGTACTGGTACTGATATTCCTGGGATTACGGACATCATATGTTGTTCTCCATTTGTATCAAAGATTGTTGCAAAACAAGTATTTGGTCGAATCCGTTATTGTGGAAAAGAATGCCATTATTACGACATCTATGATATGTCAGTTAAGATGGATGAATACTGGTTACGCTCTCGAAAGAAATACTTTTCTAATGCAGCAACAAAGACAAACTTCATTGAATGGGTAGAAGATATAGAGAAGCCGTCCTAATGGACGGCTTCTATTATTTCAAATTTCTGTATATATATAATTAATATGAATCAGAGATAATATCTTTCAAGAATTGTCAAAGATTAAGACGTCAAAATGATGTCGGGGCTCCTTACATTCCGTAACTGGATTTCCCGCGGACTAGTCATCCGTGTGAGGTAAGCCTTTCCGTAAAGGAAGTGTTATTATGGGAAAAAAGAGTTTTATCATGGGTCTGGTAGCTGAGGCTGCACTGGAACGTGCAGTACGTGAAGTACGTGAGGAAAGAAACGTTTACGCAGCACCTGCTCCTGCTCCTCGCCGCACAACTACCTATGTTGCAACAACCCCCACAACTACAACCAGAGGCAACTACAGCACCCCCGCAACTACTACCACTTATGGTTGCCACGGCAATGGAAGACCGCAGTTCTCTACAAACTACAACAGCTATGACCACAGAATCGTTGTGTCTTATGATACAGCGGTAAGTCTGTTCCGCCGCATTGCGGTGGCTATTCAGACAAGCCGTTACAGTCACGATTATGCACGTCGCATGGGCAGAGAACTTGCATACTTGATTTCCGAAGGCCGTTCCAGCGGCTGGAAAGGTGATTTCAGAATCACATCGCAGAACGTACAGGAACTCAGAGAAGTCTGCGATGAATTCGGAATCAATGTAGTACTCCATGGCAGTGACTATGATTACGAACGTTTGTTCAACCGCCTCGACGTGGTGTTGAGCAGTGACGATGTTCGTATCGACTAATCTGCTTGGCTCGGTAGTAAGTTCGCAGTAGCTGGCATTCCGTAAAAAAGATGCCAGCTATATGTGAGCAGATCCCTATTAATTAAAAGAGTCGCGTTGGCTAACACCCGATTATACGCGATTCTTTTTTGTCTGATATTCGAAAGGAGAAAAATTATGAAGCAGATGTACGTTGTTTGTGACAAGAAACTGTATCCGAATGATTACAGAAAGATGGTAAAGGATATTCCTCTGAAGGGTAAATTATTCGGTATTATCATTCAAGATAAAACGTTTAATACATTGAATAATATGGGATATATGCTGTCTGTATGGAACCACAGTATGCCTGAATTCTCTCGTTATGGATTCTACTTCCTCGGAAGAGAATTGGCGAATATCGCATTAACAGGAGAATTCAATGAATACTATAACACGGACGTTGTAAATCGTCCTGATATCATTGCTGAAATCGCCGGCATGGTGAAGGCAACTGGTTTGAAGATTAATCCCAAAAGTTTTATGGGATGTGTTAATCTTGCAAAACGAGTCACCCGCATGTGTCATCCAGATATCGGAGAAATCTTTGACGATAACGAGGAGGTCTTCGATGTCTTCGAGGATGATGACGATGATGGAGAGGAGGTGACAATTCATGCTAAGCAGAATTGAAAATTACATCGAGTCCATCCAGAAGTCAGACGCTGGATGGACTTTGGTTACAGTGCTGATGAACGCAGTACCGTTCTACTTTGAAAATACCAGCTACAGAATCGCTGCACATATCATCTGTGGTGTATTGTCCATTGTTGTATACTCTACTGGGACAAGAATGCACCGTGAGGAATTGCTGGATCAGATGAATGAGGAACTCGATAAAGAGGCTTACGACCTGTATCAGGTTCTGACTAAAATGGGAGACTTTGATGTCGACCGTTCTATTGAAATTCTGACCGCAATCAAAGTTGCTAAAGAAAAGCACTTTGATTTCAGTGCATGTGACAATAGTAGTGACAAGAAATAAAAATGTTGGTGGGGCATTACGCCCCACCTCCGTTTGTTTTTTTGTTCATTCATCATTATCTTCTTCATCGGTAGGATGTTCAGAATATCCGATTGGTGGTACGTCTGGTGCGTCATCATTATCATCCATGTAACTCTGTACAAACTTTGGTGGTTTTCGGAATGTTGGGAATATAATTCCCGGCTCCCGTTTCAACAGTTCTTGCTCTAACCAATCTTGATATCGCATACTATCATAAACAACCCACGACATCAACTGGTTAATTTTGGCTGATAATTCTGTTACTTGTTTTGCCAACTCTTGATTCTGTGTTCGCAGATTTTCAATTTCTGTTCGATAATTCTCGAACTCATTTTGGTATGTCTTTGTTAACTGTACCATTTGCTCTTGGAAATGTTCATCCAGCTTAATCTTGGTTTCTACTCTGGATTCTTCAACCTGTTGACGCAACTGTTCTGTTTCAACAGTATGTTTTTTTGCTTGCAAGATTGTTGTGATCACAGATGAAATACCGCCAGAACCAATTACTGCGACGACTAATCCAATTAATCCTTCGAGATTCATAATCATCTCTCCTTACTTTATGTGATATAAAAATAATATTGCACCAGATGCAACAATTATATTTGGGTGAAAATCACACAACCTGATGTAACTATTTTAAGAAAGGGAGGTAGCATACAAAATGCATCTTCACAAAGGATTGAAATTAAAGAAAGTGGTCATCAACAATGGACGTATCAAAGCTTATGCGGATGATGGTACAGAAATTAAGATCACAAGAGCGGAACGTCATACATTATCCAATTACAAATCGAGCACATATTTTGATCAGATTCGTAAAATGTTTTCACATCCGGATTGTATTCATTTGGATTTTGAATTAATCGTTAATGGTAATAAGATTGAATTGGAGGATTGATCATATGGAACGTATTTCACAGACAGAATATTATTTGAATATTGCAAAAGCAGTTGCAGCTCGTGGTACATGCTTACGCCGCAACTATGGAGCTGTAATTGTTAACAACGATCGTATTGTTGCAACTGGTTATACAGGTGCTCCATCAGGACGTGCAAACTGTTGTGACCTTGGTAAGTGTGTTCGTAACGAATTGAACATTCCTCGTGGTGAGAGATATGAATTGTGTCGTTCTGTCCATGCGGAAATGAATGCAGTTATTAATGCATCAAAAGAAGAAATGATGAATGCCACGATGTATTTGATTGGCTTGGAAAAAGAGACTGGTGAACTTGTGGACAATCCATGTTGCTGTTCAATGTGCAAACGTATTTTAATCAACTCCGGAATCTACCAAGTCATTACATGTGATAAGAAAGAATTACATACATATTCCGTGATTGATTGGATTGTGAATGATGATTCTTTAAATGGTGAAACGGGATATTGATAAATGAAGCCGGCATATGCCGGCTTCCATTATTCATCCTTTTCCATTTGCTTTCCAATCTGGTTAATTCCTGTTGCTGCACTTCCAGCTGATATACCAATAAATACAGCTTCAATCCATGTCTCACCTGTATTCACATCGGGTGTAAAATAACATATGATTCCAAGAAGCATTCCAAGTACAACGGATATCAATGGAATATACTTCTTGATATCGAAATCGAATGTGTGTTTTGCAATATAAATGATGGCATCATTAATTAATGTAACAAATGATGTAATCGCAATAATTGTACCTTGCATAACTCTCCACCCTTTCTTTTTTATTATTTTGAAATATATAATATTATTATGGATTGAGGATGAATGTGTATATTTTACATTATCGTCAACAATCGAATACAATCTTTCATATTTAAGGAGGTATCCCACAATGAGTGAGGAAATCAAAACAAACGCAGAAGCCCTCGATGAGGCAATGACCGGTAATATGCCGGACGACGTGATCGGTGAAATCCCGACAACTGGTGACATCATGGAAACACCCGAAACACTCGATGTATATCTGTGCAATGGCACAACACTCAGTATCAACTATGACGAAATGAACTGGACTAACATCTGGAACGACGCACGTGAAGATCTGATTAACAATGCTTTGGCATCCACTTCTATGTTGCACAAGATGGCAATTGAGACAGACGAATCCGCCCGTGAAGAAATGGCAAAAAGCAGCATCGAAACCATCACCCAGTTCTTTGAATCTGTTGGTGTACCCCGTATCAATTATGAGATGCGTGAAAACATTCCGATTACTGAAAAGGCAATGCTGATGCTGTATGATTCTTATGTGCTCATCTCCAACATCCTGCGTACTGCTGAGGTTGAAGTACTGACGGCTCCTACTGACGGAATGACTCTTGACCAGATGATCCAGAATATGGCAGACTTGGCAACTGGTAAAAAGAACAAGGAAACTGAAACTGAATAATCAAACCAAACAAACATAGCCGGGGGATAACACCCCGGCTGATTTTTTTATATAAGTGAGGAGAATAATTATGGAATTTAATATTAATGAATCTAATGAAGTAAAGTTTATCAATCCTTTTGTACGTGTAATTGATCCGATTGATACTGCTGAAATCATGGGAAAGTTGGAAGAGTGTGCAAGAACTTGTTATCAGAGCTATGAGAAGACAGGTAGTGGTTCTAACTTGATCAAAAGCTGTATTAAGAGTGGACATGAAAGTATTCTGGAACATGTATCTATCTCTGTTCAGATTGTAACGGATCGTGGTGTATTGTCGGAGTTGACCCGTCATAGAATCGGTGTTGGTTATTCCGTGGAAAGTACCAGATATTGTAATTACAACACCAAGGGATTTACAATGATTAACCCAATCGAATATGCTAATATCAATCCCGATTTGGATTACTCTGGTAAATCTGCAAAGTTGTTACAGAGAAAGAATATGTGGAAGCATGCTTGTTGTGAATCTGTCAAGGCATATAATGAAATGATAAAGGATGGTGCAAAACCGGAAGAAGCTCGTTCTGTATTGAACAACTCTTTGAAGGTTGACATGAAGGTTACTATGAACATTCGTGCATGGAGACACTTCTTCATCTTACGTTGTGCTCCGAGTGCTCATCCACATATCAAACAGATTGCGATTCCTCTGTTGAGATACTTCAATTCTATGTTACCGGATTTGTTTTCTGATTTGGAATATGATGATGTATTCTATCGTGACTACAAAGCAATTCTTGATGCAACTGTGATTGGAATGAAGGTTGTTTCTCCTACAATTGACAAAACACCTGAGAGTGTAAACAAATATGTTGATCGCAAACAGAAGCTTCCGAATTTGTCCGTTCCGAATTATGAACAGCTTGAACATCGTCTGAAAATTGTTGAAAAGAAATTGTCCGATATGTACAAGTATATGATTGGTGAATTGTCTGCGGAGGAATTTTATCCCAAGGACTTCTTCAAGAATCTCGAGAATGATAAAACAAAGGAAATGACAGCTAGTATGAATGATGAAGATGATGAAGAATATTTGAATTCTTTGGATAAGAAGCGTCATGATGAATTGCTCGAGATGATCAAGAAGATTTTCGGTGATAATATCAAGGTTCATTTTATGGATGGTTGTGATCACGGAAACTTGTTTGATCTCTTTTGCGAAGATGACGAAGATGATGATTGATAATGGAGGTTTAGAAGATGAAGATTTTACATCATAATGATGCAGATGGACATTGTTCCGCTGCAATTGTCAATGGGTTGCTCCGCAACCCATTTGAACCTTTTGATCCCGATAAGGACTTTATTGAATATAATCATGATGGTAAGTTGAATCTTGAGCCAGATCATATCCGTGATAAGGAAAATGTATATATCGTGGACTTGGCAATGGATGACACAATCATGAATGCGATTCGTCAATTCTTGTCGCATGATTGCAAGATTGTGCATATCGATCATCATATTGGTGGTGAGAGATATATTGAGCAACTTAATGATGAAGATAAGGCATTATTGGATCAGATTATTCACTACTATCGTGCAGATATTTCTGCATCGATGCTGACTTGGGTGTATGCGAATATGACAGATGACGAAAGAATGCATCCAAACGAAATACCGGTTGACTTTACTGAAGATTACTCTCATATCGGATTCTATCCCGGAGAACAGAATATGCGTGAATGCTTTATTCCCATGGCAATTCGTTATATTGATGACAACGACGTATGGAGACATAAACTCCCGGATAGCAAATATTTTGCATTAGCATATGGAATGGAAGATAACCATCCAAAGAATGCTGACTTCTGGGTGGACTTATTCTCTAGAATCACAAAGACAATGAATATGGTAGCAAATGGTGAAGTGATTTATCGTTATCAAGAAAAACAAAATGAACGTATCCGTCGTAGTGGTTTTGAAGTAGAAATCGATGGGCATAAGGGATATGCAGTCAATTGTCCATCTGGTAATTCTCGATTGTTCGGTGAGTTGATTAACCAATATGATTTCGTTGTTAAGTATGCCTATGATGGTAATATGAAGAAATGGAGATATACCTTCTATTCCAGTAATGATTCCGAATTCGATTGTGCAAAATGTTGTAAAGAGTATTTCAACGGTGGCGGACATCTTAAAGCGGCTGGGGGATGGTTAGAATATAATTATTTTCAGAAGGATGAATGATATGGAAGAATTAATGAAATACGTTGATGAAGTATATGATACCGTAAAACATGGAGAACATATTCCCGAAGATGTCATGTTTGAAACTCGTGGTGAAGAAGATGTTTACGACTTAATGAACACATACTTCCTCGATGTTCTTGTTAAGATGAAACAAAAACTGGAGGTGCTGAAGAATGAAATGGAGACTGAGAAAAAAGCTGAGTAGACGCTTGGGCTGTAAAACGTTTTACCAGTATCGCATTAGATTGTATCAGTTCCATGATGCTTTTGCAAAAGCATTGGAAAAGATTGACAACACTCCAATGCCAGAAGATTCCGATGAACAAAACTTTTCAATCATGTTTAATTATGATTCTAAAAAAGAGGAATATGTTCCCGTTATACAGTGTACCAATGGATTTACTATGGAATGTGATGAATAAGAATTATCCCCGGCTTAGCCGGGGAATTCTTTTTATGCTCTTAAGATTCTATCAAATGGAGTATCTTCTGGTTCATAGCCATTCAATGTTGCAGCCAAGTTTACATTAATACCTTTCGAGATATCTTCGAACAGGATTGCTTGTAATGCACCAGATTGTTGTACAGCTTCTCGGTATGTTATTTTTTTATATGACAAAGGATCTACTCCACCTTTGCCATATGTTAATGCAAATACTTCACGATTATCAGTATAACATAATCGACGAGCCATCAATTCATATACCAATGCAGGCCCTTCAATATCTTGTGCATTTAATGCAAGATTGGAGAACATCATGTCGGTCATCAGATGATATGGGATCAACGGAACTTTGGAATGTAAATAAACCAGATTCAAATAAGTTTCGACAGATTGTATATTTTGTTGGAAACCCAATGATGTGATGTTTGCACCTGGCTCATATGTTAAGATGTAATTATCTTCATCTTCTTGTAGGTCACCATAAATCATTAAGTCAATCATTGTTGGTACAGTCATAAGATTGTGTTCAATCTCATTACCATGTGCATCACAGAATGATGCTTGTGCAATTCCCAAACAGAACATATGTGTTGCTTCGATATAATATGATGTAATTTCATCTTGTGCATATTTGGGAATATATAATTTCAATAATGCATTTGTCTGCAACCATCCATCTGGAGTAACAGTAACATGTTTTGTTGGTGTTAAGAATGTATGATTTACATCCATAAATGATGCACTCTGTGACAAGTCGTGCTTGGATTTCAATTTAATATTCAACATCTTTTGTGTGATAACTGACATGAATACACCAATGTCTGTGATTCGTCCATTACCACCCATACGATAGAACAACGAACCAGCACATTTTGCACATATCGTTTTATTTAAACAACACTGCGGGGAAAACATATTAATCGTTTTTCCAACATAAGAATCGATATTTTCCATCGTTGTTTCTTTTACTTTACTTCCTTCTTTGATATAACGATAAATGAGATATTGTTTGTTCTTATCTGTTACTTTAACCGGAATCGTTACTTGTGTTCCACAATCTGATGCTGGGTCAGAATTTAATTTGACAGATTGTAATAGATTGATTAACTGTTTTGACATATAACCTGATTCTGCAGTACCAACCGCAGAAGGATATGCTGCAGCAATGACAGAGTTTGCAAATGGAGTAATATCACGAGGTTTAATTCCTTGCATCAAGGAAGAATCCACAACATGATATTTTTTGGTAGCTTCATCAAATACAGCACCTCTCATGACATTGATCGTCTTATAGTTGTTATCCAAATTACCATCACCACTACGATAGAAATCATATCCGGAATCACTCTTTAGATTCTCACGAACCATCCCCATGAGTTCTTTTTCAATTTCATTATTCGCCATAATTTGTGTAACTGGACTGTCGGATTCCAAGTCAGCTTGACGTTGTTTAAATAACTCAGCTTTTCGTTTATTCACATTTTCCATTGGTAATAACAATGCTGGTGTAATAGATACCGTTAAGAATCCAGCACACCAAAATCCCAATCTATCACGAGAATCAACATAATTAACCAAATCATCCGTTGTGAGTTTATCAATAACAACCAAGTCATTTACTTTTGTATTGAGCTTATCCAAACCCTTTTTATCGATTGATATGTTTTGATATCCGATATATTGAATAATTCCATTTTGTTCCAATAAGTATCGATTCAGAATTAAAATACCCAATGTTGTTTCTGTTGGTTCTTTGACATACTTGTACATTTGTGGCGTTAATACAATCTTGGATGTTGGTTTGAAATTGGGTTCTGTAAACTGTCCAGTCTCACGATTGTGATGTGCTGCAAACATATTTTGCAAGAATGTCATGTTAATATCTTTTGGATCCATTTGTAAAATTCGATCCAATATTACTTTGACAGATTCATTTGTATTCGTTGTACCTGCCATATGATCATCTCCTAACAATGATAAATTATTGATGGGTTTTATTTAACGTGATATTACAATTTTAATTCCGAAAGGAGAAGTATATTATGGAACAAACTAAACCAAATCCCATGGTAACAAAAGAAAGTTTGCTGGATCTAACCAAAACAAAGCATCCATATGCTGATGAAGAGTCATGCATCTTTGCATTAATAATGTTAAATTTCCCAAAACCTGAGCCTTCGGATGAATGGAATGTCAATAATAAGTATATCAAACTCAGTACGGCACTCGAGGGATGGAATATGATCAATCCAGATATAAACCGTATGTATTTTAAAGATTGGCAAATCCCAAGATACCGTTACATGTTGCATTGTATGAAACAACTGGGGAAACAACTCCCAACAAAAAAAGACATCCATGAATATCGCCAGAATTGCCAATTGCTTGATTTGGATTCCGAGGAAGTGAATGATTTGATTCGTGATGGTTTGATTATTAACGATGAGAAGTCAATCGTTGTTGATACAACAGTTCATGTTCACAATGGTAAAATTTTAAATATTTGCCGAGAGTTCAATAACCGGGAAACAGCATTACAGGAAATCGAAGATGACTATGATGAATTATTTAATTTATACATGTATTATTATTCTGCAGATGATAGAGAAACAACAAAACGCTATAGTTCTGAAATGTATAACAGAGCCATCAAACATCTATCAGATTTGAATATTGATTTATCAGCATACCTTTCAAAATATACGTATACATTGGGATTGTGCAGTACCTGTGATATGGTGATGGAAAAAGAAAAACAGCATATTGAAAATATTGTGATGGATTGTTTAATCATTTTATATCAAATTAAGTTATGCTTAATCGCTTTATTGGAAATTGAAAATGAATAAAATATATGTACGGGGGCTTAAGCCCCCGTCACAATATATCTTCATAGAAACTGATTGATGTTCAACAACAATAAGATTTGGGTTATGAGCCCTTCTCATTGTAAACCAATTGTCGAATACAATTGGTGCTTATGCATGAAAAACGGACAGAAAATACATAAAAACTTTTGACGGTAAAATGAGTGATACAAATCAATACTACGTTCTATGTGTAATAAATAGTTGCTTCAAGACTTTTTTATAGAAATTTATTATGTTATGTTAGGAGAGATCTATATGGAAAACAAAACCACGGATATTGAATTCCATTTGTCCAATGGTAGAATCATCCCAGGGAATATTGACAAAGAAAACATATTAAAGAATGTTGATATTCTAAAACGAGATTTGAATGAACTGTATATTTTGTTACAAGATATTATTGCATCCACAGATCATAATCGTGAGAAGATTCAAAATTATGCAATCTCCAAGGGTTCTGAATACTTAGCTGGTATGGGAATTCCTTTGGTAGATTATTACCATTTAAATGATGGGGATTATCGATTATCAACTACACTAATCATGGATTCTATTATTGTTATCAACACACTAATTAGTGAAGTAAAAGATGAATATAATGATTAATATTGCGGGGCATTGCCCCGCAATTTATTACTCAGCATCATGCTTTACACGATATCGAATATTATTAAATCAGGTATTGTGCTTCAATCGTTCTGATATTTCAGCTTGTTTTGCTTGGTTGATTCTTGGAATCTGAGATAAATAACCAGAAATTCTACGGATTCTCTCAAATGGAATATTAAACTCCGGCTTGTTCTCATAATGATATTCGAGCTTCACCATCTCTTCACCAGTTCTTTCATCAGTTTCCAGTGTGATGGTTAACTCGGTAATATTAAATCTTGGGAATTTTTCCTTGATATAGTCTTCGTAAATTTTCTGTTCTTCATGGGTCATATTCCCACCCTTGATAACAGTAATCATACAAATCATCTCCTTAAATTGTTTTGTAAATTATTGTTCAAACGAAAAGAAATATGTCGGGGCATCGCCCCGACACATCTATGATTCATCGTTATCTTCTTTTGTTTCATTAGGATATTTGAGTTGATCAATTGGTCGATCAGTTGATTTATCAAATATCCCAATGACTTTCACCCACGATTCTTTTTGCTGTTTTAGTGGTTTTGCTTCTTCTCGTGGAGTGATTAACTGATTATATTTTTGATTCATCATACAGCAGGAGCAGCATTATAAGCTGCACTAGCATCCATATAACCATTACCATCAAATGTAGAAACACGTTTCTTATCTTTTCTTTCCAGCATCTGTGTTGTGATACCTTGTTTTGCAACACCTTTTCTGTTTGCATATGCTTGAACACCATTATTACCGTTGACGATAATAACATTTAACTTCTTCAGCATCTTCTTGTTTACTTTTCTAACAAGTTTGATATCACTCATAACATATGACATTGTGTTTCTAATAACCGATAAAGTCTTTTTCAATTCTTTATAAGCATCAGTAGCAATTGTTTTTGCACCGAGATCCTTCGTGAAAGCATTACCAAGAGCATTCCAGAATCCACCCTGCTTAAACATCTGCTCAATCGTTTTCAATTGAGAAGACATTTTTGCAATCATCTTTGTTGCTTGTTGTTCAGCTTCACGGAATGATTTCTTGCTCATCTTTTGTGTTGTGCCAAACTTATCCACTTGGGTTCTTGCATTGTTCCCGTGAAGTGCTGCTAATGCTTCATTGTTCTTCTTCAATTGTGCGGTGATTTCTTGGCAAACTGCATTTGGATCCTTGCCTCTCATATGCTTTGACTCGCTTACCAATCCATTCAGAATTTCAACACCTTGCTGCAATGCTGACATACTATCTGGAGAGAAGATACCAGCACCTGTAAAGTCACCAACTAGAACACATTTCACAAGCTTCTTCTTTCGCTCAACAACTTCTGGTTTTGAATCTTCCGGATCTGGTTCTTCACCTTCTTCAGGAGCTAGAATTTCATTGACCAAATTGTCGTCATTCGGATCAATTGTACCTTGTTGAATTGCTTGATCGATGGTTTGATCAATTTCATTTTCCTGTTTGATTGTTTGCTGAATCGCAACTTGTGTTGCTGTTGCTTGTGCAAATTTTTCAGTTGCAGCGACTAATGTTTCAATCAGCTTCATAAGAACCTGGATCAATGAATTGGGATTTATGTTCATATTTCCACCCATTTGTTGCTGTGACTGGTCAGTTGCTTGTGCCTGTGCTGCCGGATCAGGTGAAGCTGCTTGCTGTGTTTCTGCAGCCGGTTGTTGTGTAGGAGGAGCCTCTGTTGCTGTGGCCGCTCCTTCAAAATATATTTGCATATCAAGTTGTTTGATATAGCATTCCATAATTGCTAATGCTGTATCAAATTTTGTAAATTCATATGCTTCATCAATCGATGAAATTACATAATCTCTCATCGTTTAACACCTCTTTCAATTATGTATTCCCCCGGATCCATATCCGGGGGATATTGAGTAATCTATAATTAAGAAACTGGAATGAAGTTAATTTGGATATGATGCTCTGTAAAGAATGCATCAATATCTGCTGGAACATCCAAATCGCCAGTAGTAATTGTTTTGAATAATGTTTCCTTTGTGTAATCTTCAGCAGTTTTACCATAAATATTGATTGTAAGATTTTCCGATGTTCCAGTTCGAGATACACGAGGATCAATAAATACAAATGCACCAGTACTGCTATATTCACTAGAAGTGATACCAGATAATTGCAATTGTGACGCATGATTTTCATCACCAATATTGACAGTGTTGATTGTATATCTAAATGCAAATGCACCATTGCTGATTTTTGTAGTAGCAGCTGGGATATTTAGTGTTGTGATGGTATCATCATACATGCTGCCATTCTCTGGTAATGAATTACTAAAAGCACCACAACCAATTTCAGTTAAACCAGAGCCAAATGTAATGGAACGAAGACCGTGAGATCCTGCAAATGCTCCATCACCAATTGATGTAACACTATCAGGAATAACAATATCTTCAATCATTGCCATCTGACATGATCCATTACCGATTGTTTCCAAAGTTGATGGTAATACGAGTTCATTGGCATTCACAAATCCACTCAGCAGTCCATTACCAATTGCAGTAACACCTTCACCAATTGTGATCTTTGAAATCTTTGCTCTATTATTAGTTGTAATTTGAATACTTTGTGTGAATGTTGATGAATTAGCAGAACACCAATCATCACCAAAGATCAATTCATAACGAGCATCTTCAGATGCTTCAGTTAATGCATTATTGACATCTGCGATAGTATCATATTCTGTCAATTCTAGTGTCTCAGTATTGAATAATGAAACCTTTGCGGCATTTGTTGTGAGTTTCCCAGTCCAACGAATAATGGTATCTTCGTTTGCACCCCACTTGGTTTCAAAACCATCAACTTGACCAGGTCCCTTATTGATGACGATCGTCTTGATGGATGTGTTATCAAATGCATGTGGATCAATTGTTTCAATATTTTCACCAATGTACAATGTTTCAATATTGCGTGTATTTGCAAATGCTTTACTATTGATTTCCGTAATTGTATCTTGGAGAGTATATGTTTGTGGCAATGAAGCCCCATCAAACAAACCAACGGAAATTGTAGTAATCCCAGAAGGGATTTCATTAAAGTGAGTAATTGATGTATCACCAGAAAATACTCGATCGCCCAATGTTGTTAATTCACTATCTGATCCAAAAGTGAAAGAGTTAAGATTCTCACAGTTTGCAAATGCTTCAGTACCAAGCTCTGTGATATTTGATGCAATTTCTATATCTGTGATACCAGTATTTGCAAATGCTGATGATTTAATTGTTGTAACAGTTGCGGGAATTTCAATGGATGTTAAAGATTTACAACCCTTAAAAGCTGAATTTGAAATAGCTGTAATTGCTTCACCAAGATTGACTGATGAAAGACTTTCACAACCATAGAATTGATAACCGCCAGCAGCTAGCTCTGTTAAAGATGTACCAATATTACCAAGTGAAATTAATTTTCCACAACCATTAAATGCAGATGAACCAATTGTCTCAACACTTATACCGCCATTCACTTCGCTGAGTGATTTGCATAAAGAAAATGTCGAAGCAGGAATAGTTGTAATATTATCATTGAGAGTAATGGATGTTAATGATGCACATCCCAAAAATGCGCTACTTCCAATCGTTGTTAAAGCTTGATATGTCGAACGAATTGGAATTTCTACTAATGAAGCACAACCACTGAATGCTTCCTGACCAATGGTTGCGACATTATCAAATCCAGTAACAGTGCTCAGATTTGTACAGTCTTTGAATGCTGTATTCCCAATCTCCGTTATCTTCTTTCCGATATAAACATATCTTAGGCACTTATTATTTGCAAATAATCCATCTGGGATTTTTGTGATATCAACATTATCACCAATCAAAACAGCGTATAATGTTCCATCAGCTTCAAGACTTTTCAGCTTATTGAGAAATGCATTATTTTCATCCGTCAGATCACCAAAGTTGTCAAATGTATACATCATATTTGATGCATGGTCTGCTTTATCAACACCTTGAATGAGAATCGAATTGGTAAAAGTGCTGAAATTGAATTTGCTATTATCATCAACTTTTGGTTCTCGATTGACAGCTGGTCTAACATATGTGCTGTTATAGCCAAACTTTAACTGATTCAATTTTGATTTGTCATTCGTTAATACTCGTCCCATCTGTGGAACGAGATGGTCCAATGATCCATTAAAAGCCATAACATGACCCTCCTTTATTCATCTTTAATTGCATAAATTCCGCTCTTATTTACAAGAGCTTCATATTCTTCGGTAGTTACATATTGAACAACAGATCCATCCAATGTATCAAGTTTTGTTTCAACAGCTGACAATGCTTCTGTTGTTGCATAATCTTCTAATGCTGATGCATCGGCCTTCAACAGCAATGCTGCATCAACATCTGTTGTATTTGCTTTGGTTCCCAATGCTGTTTCTGTATCACTTCTTAATGTTGCAATGTCAGTTGTATGTTGTGTAACTGTTGTTGACAATACACCAATTGTAGATGTATTGGATTGAACATCAGTCTTCAGTGTTTCAACATCACCTTGTAATGTTGTGATGTTGTCAGACATTGTACCAAGTGATGTTTGAAGATTGCTGATATTGGTTGTATTTGTTGCAATGCTTGTGGTATGACTTGTAATAGATGCTTGATTCAATGCAATATTGGATTCTGCACTTGTCATACGTGTCTTCAAATTGTCAATATCTGTTTCAGCAGTATCAACTCTTTCAGCAACTGATGTGATTCTATTCGCATTAATTTGGATCTTTTTGCTATTGGATGTGATATCACTCTTTGCGTTTGACATATCATTTTCAACAGCTTCTACTCTTGTTACGAGTTCATCCACAACAACAGCATTTGCATTTTCGAATACTTCACCATCCACTACCAATGGAACAAGTCTACCAGCAGCAATTTCGGTATTCATATTACCACTTGCATTGAATGCCTTGGTTGCTTGATACAGTTGACCATACTTGTTGTATACAAGTTGTGATGCAACATATGCTGTACCAGTCTTATATTTGTTCAATGCCAATGGGCGACTCTCAAGAATTGTTACCCGATTCTCCAGACTCTCAACACGAGTTTCCAATGTATCAATATTGGTTTCCATATCTTGATTCAGTGCTTCAATCATCTTGGTGTTATTGGTGATACGTTCTTCATGATCACCCACCTTAGAACGAAGCTCGTTAATTGCATTCTTCATATCTGCTAATGATGTATTGATCAACATAATGGATTCACGTAAATCAACAACATCCTTCTTCAGTGTTGCTAATGTCACTTCATTTGGTTCATACATTGCAGAATAAATTGGCATTGTATCTGGTAAAACGACCAAGTCGGACAAGAATGCTGTAAAGCTCAACTTGAACTTTGTTGTGATCTTTGCTTGGAATCCGATTACTTGATTGATTTCTGTTGAAGAAATCATAATGGATTCATCACCACCGACTGCTTCAATTGCTTCGGGTTGTAATGCGATTCTGGTATTGTTATCTGTGAATGCATAGAATGGATTCAGATCACCAGTAATGTGATCATAAGTATTTACCACATCAGCATATACTTCTAAACGTTCTAAGCGTAAACGATAAATACCGGCATAATCCAATGTCGGAATATTGGTCAAGAAGATTGATTTTGCAGATTCAATATAATAATCACGAACATCCGTAAAATGGAACACGATGTCATTGACCATTGCAGATGAAACAGCAGAATGAACAATCTGACCCATCTCATCCAGAATCTGATAATACAGACGGAATGTCAATGTGGGTTTTATAATCGGAAATACATTATGCATTTCTTCACATTTATGTGCAATGCATTTCTTCAGATAATCAGCCAAGATAGAATTCTTGTTAATACCTGTTGTCAGATCGAATGTGCCAAACAAATCAACACATGTATCATTTGGTCGTCTGGAGATACGAGTCACCACATTCTCAGGCATACTTAAAAAATGACCATAACGCATAAATGAAGTATCAACCAAATATGGATAATAATTCTTAACAACAAATGCGTTACCCTTTAATGGACCAGATGCAGGTAATTGACCTGGAACGGGGAATCGATTGTGCTCATGATATACTTCACCAGCATATGTGTTATCTACAATTGGTTTGATATATGGATAGCTCGGAGGTAACGGACGATACGGAAAATCAGATGCGGCTGGATAACACGGATCCTGGGGGAAGGGTGGTCCAGGAGGTGGGTAGGGAGGCTTAAACAACTCCGGATGATGTCGAAACATATAGATCTCTCCTTTACTTCAATTTTAGTGTTTGCTTCAGAATATAAATGACAATCGGTGTCCATAAATAAATCTCTTGGGAATCGGTTAAATCAAATAATTGATCCCCGGTATATAAAGACAACTTGTTGATATTCGTCAGCTTTCCCCAAATATAATCATGAATGATGGAAATATAATCATGACGTTTCAATTTGTACTGTGCATGAATGCATTCATGTCGATGTTGGCAATGTCGACATTCTTCGACTGCACATGTTCGAATATCGTTTTCATGATCTAATATCTCATATACTTCCATTGGGAAAAATGCTTCACAATATGGGGAGTGACACCATGGATCATTCGGTACCATTACATCAACATCTGTCCCATAGTTATAAAAAGAAGAATCAACATACGATGTTCCCTTGAGAATATGGAACTTGAATGTGTCTAAATACCGAATTGGAGCATCTCTCTCGATCCACTTATAAGGAGACTTCTGATACAGATTCTCCAATCGTGGATCACGACATTTATCAGGATTCAGCATAATGTTATTATTCGCATTATCACGAATCATCACACTATTCTTTGCCATGAAATAATTCCCACACATATCAAACAATGTTCTACCATTCAGATGTAATAAGAAGCAATTATTTGTTCGATCATAAAACCGAGAAACATAATTCTCCACCATATCATCAATCATCTTGATTAGGCGTGAACGTAACTCATATTCTTCTTTTCCAATGATTGGAGTTAAATCTTCTCCACCAATTGTTTGTAAATCCATATGATATGTATTGAGAACTTGTTGTTCTAATGCATCAATCTCTGGAGGATTTGTGGTGAATAATGAGTAACTGATTTTGTATGACCCATCGGTATTTAAACCATCCTGTGTTACTTGCGTAACACGGAATAAATGATTCATATGTAAATGATTAATGATGAAGAAATCATTTTCTTTTGGCATGATGGTTCCTGGAATAATAAACGCTTCTCCATCTAATGAATAATTACGAACTTCTGTTGTGGAAGCTTGTGAATCATTTGGAGATAATTGTGAAAATCCCAATAAAGCAAACTTCATGATCTTATCATATCGCAATGGAGAATCTTTACCCAAGATCTGATAATGTGTTTCCATACCCAATGATGTGGATGTATATTGATCATTGATATTGTAATATGTTACAATCGTTCTTCCATCACCTGTATATTTATTGATTCTTGAATGTAAAAACATATCATATTTATACATCTGAGAATCTGTTAAAGCTGCTTCATCATAGATTAATTTAGCCAAGGCTTTATTCACTCCCTTCTATATGAAACTTTATGATTGGGTTTTAAATGTATAATAGTACTATATGTATTGA